ATCCAGACCCATTACAATAATAACACCCATTACAATTATGGGTTTTAATGCGATTAATAGTATGCTTTAAACTTTTTTCATATACATATTTTTTAGCACTATGCATATTTCTCACTTTACATAGAGTAGCTAATTTATTATATAACATATTATACAACATATAATATGCTCTTGCAAATTACTAGCCATTTCAATTTTTTATTGTTTTAATGTTTTATTGTTTTATTGTTTTATTGTTTTAATTGTTTGCTAAAAAAATTGAAATTTGTTCTTTTTGTTATTTAAATTGTTTATAAATAATTAATAATAAAGTATTTAAAGAATATGGATCTAGAACTAAATTTGGATTTGGATTTGGATTTGGATTTGGATTTATTTTTATGTGAAATTGAGAAAGCTATTTTGAGCGGGCACACAATTTATATTACAAATGCTATTAAAAAATATGAAAATGTTATAGCTAAGTCTTATATAGTATGGGCAAATTCTATTGCTTTACAAATAGTTGAGGAACAATTAGACGAATTATTGATTTAGAAATTAATATGTTATAATATATATATAAGATAAAATGACCACAAATGAAACAGAAGAAAAAGCTTATATCGCAGAGAGTTTAGATTTTATAAACAGTGTAGACCTTAAATACTCTTATAAATATAAAGACTATTTTACACCGGTATTGACTACTATTGTGAATGGCTTGATTAAGGACACATCTTTAATAGAACATATGAATAAAATGATAACGAACAAGAGGAAAGATAACTCTAATTCAAATTTGAAAGAATTGATTGTTAAGTTGATAGAAACTAAAAAAACTGGACCAAATAAATATACGCAAATAGACCATAAAGGTGATAATGCTAAGTATGTAGAACAATGTTTAAAAATTATAGGAATAAGTGGTTCTAAAAAGGTTATATATGAGCTATTTTATCTTGTTATGCAAGATTTGGAAAAGTCAGAAAACGCTGATTTAATGGAAAAGGTGAAAAAATTTAAAACAAACAATACAGAATGGAAAAAAATGGTAGGTATGTTGATACCTCCAGGTGCCCAAGTCAATATACTTAGTGACGTTGCTGAACCGATCAATAAGTTTGCACTTGGTAAAGATAGAAACAAAGCGACGGTTCTCACAAGTAGAGAACTTATAGGTACTGTAGTAAAAAGAGGAAAGTTGGATGGTATTCTAAAAGGAGGAAATTTTCAAAAAGTAGTTAGACTACCAAAAGAGATAACACGAAAAGATTATCTAGCATATAAAAATGATGAAATTATGGTTGATCCCGAGAATATTGAATTGCATGATTCACAACCAGAAGCAGAAACAGGACAACCAGAAGCAGAAACAGGACAAGCAGGAGAAGGAACAGAAGCAGGAGAAGGAACAGAAGAAGCACCAGTACCAGAAGAAGCATCAGCAACAGAAGAAGCATCAGCATCAACAGCAGTAGTAGTAGCAGCAGCATCGGGAGCATTAGCATCGGGAGCATTAGCATCGGGAGCATTAGCATCGGGAGCATTAGCATCAGAAGAATCAGCATTGGGAGCATCAGCATCAGAACAAGTAATAGCAAAAACACCAAAACCAGAACAACAACAACAAGGCGGTCAGCAAAGAACAACTAGAAAACATAAAAATTCTATTATAGGCAGTGCCAAAAAATCTAGAACATATCGTTAAAAATATTACAATAGCAATAGTAATAGTAAGATAAACGCGACTTTAGAAAAAATAATATTAACTATTAATATTTTTTAAATACTTTATATATATATAATAAATGGCTAGTGTAATTGAGAATAAATTGGGATTTTCACGTTATCAGTTAGATAGTATTTTTAGTCATCCAAAAAGTATGGAAAAACTTTGGCCACTTATCAGGGCTGCGGTTGGTAATGCAGCAACTATCGATAAGCTAAAGGAAGATATTAATAACGCATTTATTGAAGCATTTAATAATAAAGACGGTTTAAAGCTTAAAACAGCTTTAAACCATTTACAAAATAAAATGCGGGAAATTTTAGCAGAGCAGATAAAGGAAGTGGAACAGTCAAAAAGCAGTCGATATGAGGAAACCAACGCCAAGCTCAAGGGAGGTAAAAAAAGAAGAAAAAGCAAAAAAAGAAATTATTATAAAAAGAGAAGAGCCACTAAACGTAGGTAATCAATCATAGGTAATCGCTAAAATAATAATTATATAAAATAATTGTAGTTTGCAAAGCTGTTGTTTATAATTGTTTCTTCATTGCTAGAGAAATTAAAAAAGTTAATTATTAATTTCTCTCGACTTATAGTATCGCTATTTAATAAGTTTGGAAAGTCTGGCAGTTTAGTAATAGCTGGTATAAATTGAAAAGCATAGCGTTCTAAATAGCGCATTCTATAATTGGTTGTTGAAAATATAAATAATGCTATTTTAGTTGAGAGAAATGCTTGTATTTGTTTTAATTCGTTTAGAGAATAATCTGTGCTAGTTAAAATGTAATTGTCGCGTGCACATATTCCGTATATACCTGAGCTATCTAAATATGGAAATCCATACATTTTATGTGCTAATATTAATTTTGGTTGGTTTGCATAATGTTGTAAATTATTTGAATAATTTATAATTAATAGCGGTGTTTTTTTGTGGAGCTTTGTGGTTTGAATATTGGGATTGGGATTGTCATTATTAGCATTAGCATTAGCATTAGCATTAGGATTGTCATTAGCATTAGTAAATAGCGAATTTTTTGGCGGGCTATTTGACTTATAAACTTTTAAATGTCCTACTTTATCTACATAAGTTAATAATTTATTTATAATACTTATTCCATTAGTTGGTATAGGATAGTTAGCTCTTAAAACATAATTAACAAAGCATTTATTAAGTTTATCATAAATAGCTAAACTGGGTTGTGTTGTTTGTTTTGTTTCTTTTGTTTCTTTTGTTAAGTGCCCATAAAAGAAGCAAGTGGGTGTTTGTGCTTTATATAAAAATGCCTTTTGTGTTTCGCTAGTGTTCAAGCAGTGCAATTTTTCTATGACAAAATTGCTATGTAATAATGAATAATATAGTCCTGCTTTATCTGGTTTTAACCATAATGATGGAATAATTAGCGCCAAGTGTCCGCCATGGTTTAATAGTGACAAACTCTTTTTTACAAAATCTACATAAATTTGCTTGCCATCATTATTTTTTTTGAGAGATTTGTTTGTAGGTGTTTTTAGTGCTCCGTTTATATTATATGGTGGGTTGCCTATTATAAAGTCAAAGCACGTTACATCTTTGTTTAATAAAAGAAAATCGCTAGTTATTATGTTTGCGTCTGGAGAGAATAGGTCGCTCAATTTTTCAATATGTGGCGGATAAATTTCGCACATAGTTATCATATTTTTAATAATATGATGCCTTCGCGTTTCCAAATTAGGAAATGCGATCGCCAAATGAGTTACTAATCTATTATAAAGATTTAATGAAAATGCCCCGTTTCCTGCTCCAACGTCTAACCATTTTAGGTGCGGATTTTCATAATAGTGCTTAGGTATTAAGTCTAAAATTTGGTTTATTAATGGGTCAGGAGTATAAACTATTCCATAATTGTTTTTGGCGTCATTTGCTATTGCCATAAAAAAAGGTTTGTTAATAAATAGTATTATTCTAATTAATATATTAAAACATATTAGAAACATAATAGCAAAATTTAATGATTGTTAGTGACACTGCGTTAGTCCATTGTTTGAAGAAAGCTAATAATAAATCTCTCGTTTTTAATAATTGAGTCGAATAAAGGTTTATAAAATTCTCTGAATGCTATATGGGACTTATCTTCTTTTAATTTTGATAATGGATACCACTGGATTTGCTTTTTTTCAAATAGTCCATTGTGTTCAATGTCGATTACATCTTTTAAATGTTGCTCTGCAAATTTATTTACATTTGAAAAATAATAGGGCAGTTTTTTATCATAATTTGTTTTGAAAATGTAGCTAGTATATTTATCATAACTAATTGAAATAATCATATTGCTTGTAACTAAAGCTTCAAATTCGTTTTCGTCGCCTAAAAATCCGTTTAATTCTTCGGTTCCTTCTCTAATTGCTGTTTTAAATGGCCTTTCGCCTTTGTGTGCGCTTCCGCCGAAGTCGCCCCATAAGTTATTTTTTCTCTCTTGTCCTAATAATAAGAATAATGCTCCTTTATATAGTGTTACTGGTAATACACCTGCTCCCATTATTATAAATTGATTTGCTGTTGGCAACCTACGTTTTTTTAAATCAATTTTTTGTTTTTAAGGAAAAAAAAAGGTAAGGCTTTTTTTGATTTTTTTATGGCTTAATGCTTAACAATCCGACGACTCGACTTCGCACTTGGCCACCTTGTTTGGATACGTCTGAATCTGTTTCCTTTCATAGAACACAAACGGATTGAGCACGTGAGTTTTGAATTCACTTTTGACCTCCTGTGTCTTGAGAACCTCATAGTTCGGGTTAGGAACACGGCTATGAGCATTCTTGTTAATAAGAAGAGGCCAAAACTTGGCACCAGTGTACACAAGACGGCTTTTTGTGTTAGGGTCCAAAATGTCTTCACGCAGTGCCTTCGACACATCATTGTCAAACCACTCATCGAAGTGAAGAAATGCTTCACGGCGATTTTTAACAGTGTTCTTAACAAAGTCAACCCTCATCACCTTGCCGATGTTGTGCTCTTGAAACATCTTGATGATGTACTGCTCGCTCGTCTCCGCATCAATAATAGGAATGTAAAGGGAAAGAACGGACATTGCGTATCGAGTTGCTTGGTATTAGAATAGAAGACTTTATAATTTTAATGGACTAAGCAAATCAATTTTTTTTACATATAGCAAAATTTTAAATAAAAAATTGAATAATTTTATTATTAATGATTAATAATTAGTAATAAAGTTATTAATAATTGTTATGACTAAGCGTAATAATAGTGATTTTAAGAACGTATTTGAGCCTATTTTAGCAAATAAATATGTGTATTATGATATATTTGCTAATCACAATAATGGCGATAAGATTGTAATAATGGACAATCATATATGTTTTAATTCGACAATTAATAGTCAAAGCATTGATACATTAATAAAGTTTATTAATGTTATTATTAGCAATAAGCACTTATTTCCTAGCTTTAAAATTTATTTGCATATTAACAGCAAAGGCGGATGCTTTAGCGACTTAGTGAATTTTATTAAGTTTAAAAAAGAATGTGTTCATGAAATCATTTCTATTATTGATAAAGATTGCTATGATAGTGGATTTGTGCTAGCCTCGTTATGTAATTATAGGATTATTAATAAAAATGCTAAAGTGTATTATTCTAAATTTATTATTAGTGAAAAGGGGGACTATTATTGGAATTATTTTGCACAATGCTCAAATACGGAAATAGACAACTTAAAGAAATTATTTTACGATATTATGTGTAATCTTGTAGAGTCTAATTTAACTCGTGAAAAGCTAGATGGTTATTTTCTAAAAAATGATTTGCAAGTTTGGGATTGTAAAAAATATAAGAAATTAGGTTTAGCTGACGAGATTGTGTAAGAGAAAATTTTGAGTTAAGGAATTAAGGGATTAAGGAAATTAAATATTTAATATTTTTTTTCTCTCTTTTTCTTAAAAAAATTGATAATAAAATAGTATAAATGCTATTGAATTAGTGATATAATCTTGCAAATGACTGCAAATATTGAGGACTATTTAATTAATAAAAACGCTGTTGGTCCTAATGACCTTAACAATATTGATATTTCAACATTAGACATTAAAAAATGCAAAATCATTTTTGAAAATCTATTAGCTTGGTTGGCTGCTAATCCTGACTATTTAACTATGGCAAATAGTCAGGAATTGTATAAGCAATTTGAGCGAGTCTTTAATAAAGAAACGCGATTATCTAAAATAGTAAATATCAAAAAATCTATTTTGCTAAACGTCTTTAATAATCTTGTAGATGTTTCGGATTTTGAGCCTTCTTTAAGAGCGCATTTTGATTTATTAAAACTGCTTTTGCGAAAAAAACCTATGCGCAATATTTCGGGTATTACAAGTATTACACTGCTTACTGCGCCATTTCCTGATGGACAAAAATTCAGTTGTAAGCATAATTGCTATTATTGTCCTAATGAACCCGCTCACGAAGGCAATAATTGGCAAGCACAACCGCGAAGCTATTTATATTATGAACCGGCCGTATTACGAGCAAATCAGCAAAAATTCAAGGCAATTGGCCAAATGCTCAGCAGGCTCGACACATATTTTAATAATGGTCACGTAATTGATAAGTTAGAAATTATTATTGAAGGCGGAACATATACAGAATATCCTATTGGTTATTTGGAGCGGTTTCATAGGGACATATTTTATGTGGCAAATATTTATTTTGACTTGCGTAAGCTGTATATAAATTATGATACTTGCGTAAATGACAAACTTGATATTAGTTTATTAGAGGCTGTGCGGTGTCCGCTGTCTATAGAAGAAGAAATTAAAATAAATAAGACTGCGCGAGTTCATATTATTGGCATTTGTATTGAAACGCGACCTGACGCATTAGACGATGAATGGCTGTGGCGATTTAGGCGCTGGGGTGTTACACGTATTCAGCTAGGAGCGCAACACGTGGACAATGCTATTTTAAAAAAGATTAATCGCGGTCATAGTGTTGAGCAGTTGCTAGATGCATTGCGTTATTTGAAAGATAATTGTTTCAAAGTGGACATTCATATTATGCCTGATTTGCCTGGTGCAAATGTGGAAATCGATAAGGCTATGTTTGATTATGTGTATAGTGTTGTGTGTCCCGACCAAATGAAGGTTTATCCGTGTCAAACTGTGCCGTGGACGGTTATTCAAAAATGGCACACTGAAGGAACCTATGTTCCGTATTTTGACAAAGATCCTAAATTGCTTATTGATGTGGTGCGTTATGCTATGGAAACTTGCCCTAACTGGATTAGGCTTCCGCGCGTTATTCGCGATATTCCGTGTGGAGTATATGTTGAAGGCGGGAATAATATAGGTAATATGCGTCAAATTATTGATGCTATGTTGCAAGGTGACGGAGTGTGTTCTAAAGATATACGCGCGCGCGAAATTGGTCGTAATGCGTCTTATTATAATAAGGCAGGGGCTTACAATTGCTATAAATATAGGGGCAATTGCGGTGACGATTATTTTATTGCATATGAAAGCGTGGATAAAAAAGCGTTGTTTGGTTTTATTAGATTGCGCTGCGTTGACCAAAAAAATAATAAAATCATTTTTGATATTCTTAGGGGTCGTGGGCTTATTCGCGAATTGCACGTATATGGCGACACTATTGCGGTTAATAGTATTGCGAAAAGTGGCTGCCAACATAGCGGTATTGGGTCGGGACTGCTTAATTATGCTGAAATAGTAGCTATGGAAAACGGGCTTTGCGGGATTGTGGTAATTAGCGGTGAAGGTGTTAAGGCATATTATGAAAAAAAAGGATATAAAGAAGTCGATACATTTATGGTTAAAGATTTTTGGGTTGTTTATGTTGTGTTTTATTATAGTAGGCGACTGTTTTTAGATTTTATGTTTTGTTATGGCTATATTATGTGTGTGCCTTGTTTGCTAGTGCTATATTATGGTTTAACGTTTTATAGTGTGTGCTATGTTTTATAGTGTTTCTCTGTGCTTTGTTTGTGGGCTTGGTGGTGGTGCGCTTGGATAAACGGGTTCTTTTGCTTTTTTTTGCTCCGCTTTATCTTCATCTAATAACATAATAGCCATTGCTGAATAATTAAGTAGGTCGATTAGTGTATCTCTTAGCGTTTCGCTATTTACAAGAGCAATTGAGCTATGTGTGATTGATTGTGCGCGTAAAATCTTGTCGCCCATTCGAACTAATACACCAATTACTCCATAACTAGCAAATGCATCTCCATAATCACTATTTTTTTTCTTAAATAATTCTAGGCCTTCGCTTTGAACTTTTGCCATTTGCATTACGCGATAGTCTGTGTTAGTGGTCATATTAAATATTATTTATGATTTAGAACATTAAATAATATTTATATCAATTTTATAAATTTATTTTTGTGATTTACTCACTTTTTGTCGTTTCACTTTTTGTCGTTTCACTTTTTGTCGTTTCACTTTTTGTCGTTTCACTTTTTGTCGTTTCACTTTTTGTCGTTTCACTTTTTGTCGTTTCACTTTTTGTCGTTTCACTTACCCCCGCACGACTTACAAAATTTATTTCCTTGAATAAATAGAGGTAAGAAATTTCTATTAGCAGTTGTTCCTAAACGTAGCATAGGCTGTGCTTGTAATTGTGTTCCTAAACGGCTCTGAATATAAATTGACTGATTAGTTATTACATCGCGTTGTGTTTGCAGGTTCATTTTCATAAGTGGCATGCTATGTTTTTAGATATACATTAGAATATTTTTATAGTTAAATAGTTAAATAGTTAAATAGTTAAATATTTTTAGCAATTAGTAATGCAATTATTATTTTGAGTAATTAGCGAATAATATTTAGTTTTATTGCCTTGTAAGGGGATTTGTTGGCTAGATTGCGTTTTTAATGTGGTCGATTTCTTTTTTGCTAAATATCTGTCATATGAATTATGTTTAATATCAACTCCGTAATTTGCTCCTGTTTTTTTCTCTGTTCGGTCGCTAGCATTATGCCATGCTTTAGTATTTGACTTGTTAATAGCTTGCGAAACGGCTAAAGAACCTAATACTTGTGTATAATTGGCTGCCGACGTATGTAATTGGTCTTGTATTGCTTTTTGTATTTGAATTGCGTTGTGAGAGGTTAGGTCATCTATTGGGCTGGTTAATGGTTTTTTATATTTGAAAGCTAAATTATTGTTGCTCGAAAATTGAGTGTTACATTTTGATACGTTTGAAAAGGGATGTATTAAAAAAGCCGCCTTAGACTCTAAATATATATTGTTGGTTTGTGATGAGTTATTGCGAACAAGAGTATCGCTTATGTCGCAAGTTACTATATGATTGCTCTTTACAAAATAGTTATTTGAAACATCGGGCTTTATTTTACTAGAATTAGAATTGTATTTAGTGTCGGGAATAGGCATATTATTATAAAACTATATTTTTATTTATATTTATATTTACTTTGTATTTACTTTGTATTTACTTTGTATTTACTTTGTATTTATATTTAAAAAATTGAGTAATTAGCAAGTGTTAAGCTAATTAGTAAGTCTTAAGCTAATTAGCAAGAATTTGCTATGAACACGTGCAGAGCAGTAAGTAGTTTATATAATTGTAGTTATTGCAATAAAAAATATGTTCGCAAAAGTGCGTATAATAATCACTTAATAAAATGTAAATATGCGACAAAGCAATATAAATCTGCATCTAAGCCATTAGTTTCAGAAACAGAAAGTCTAACATTAGAAAGCTTGTGTCGCGATGTAAATATACAAAATTTATTTACTATGGTAATAATGTTACATAATAAATATGATAAGCTGGAGTCAGAATACAATGAATTGAAAAAATATGTAAGTGTTGTTAAAAATAAGATAAATATATTAGATTATTTAAACGAAAATTTTAAGAATGACTTTTTGAGAGATGACGCTAATATAAAGAATTTTATGGGTAATCTAGTATTACAACAAGACCATTTGCAGAAAATATTTAAGCACGATTATGTTGAGGGAATATTTAATATTATTTGCGAATATATTGACACATTAAATGTTAAAGGTACCTTGCTACCCATTAAATGTTTTAATAACAAAGAAAATGTGCTATATATATTTGATGGAGAGCAATGGATAATTATGGACGATACTTATTTGCGTGTTTTTATAAAATCTTTTGACAAGAAAATATTAACGTTGTTTGTAGAGTGGAAAGCTAGCGCTGAAAAATCCATTGATGCCGAGATTTTTGGAGAGATTTATATTCAAAATATGAAGAAAGTTATTGCTGGCAATTATGAGAAGAAAAATCCGGCACTAATGATTAAAAGCCGCCTTTATAAGCATTTGAAAAATGATTTAAAGAGCATAGTTCATTATGATTTTATTTGAATGTTTCTTTAAGTGTAAAAATTATATATATTTGCTATGTTTTATTTGCTATTTGCATTTGGATTTGTTACTAAATAATCTGGTATGCTCGACTTAAAAAATGTTCGCATTATTAATAATACAGCTAATCCATTTGCTATCCAACACCATAAAGACCCCCAAGTATTAGTTTTATAATAAGTATAATAAATTGCAAGAAAAATTATTGCATATATTGCAAATAATATATATTTTTTTGCATATAACAATATTACTAGGAGAAATGTTATCCATAATAAAACAATAGGTGGTGGATATTTAAGCCAATTCCAAGCCAAATGGCCATTAGGTGCTTTTGTCATCGAAAAATCATTTTTTATTGGAATAAAGAATAAGAAAAAAAACGCAAGATACAATGTTATTAATGTTGCTTTTACATTGAATTTAACATTATTTGGTATTAATATAAAGAATAGCGGTTGCAAAAATATTAAAAAAAAGCCTAACTGTGATAGCAGTCTATTTATTTTTTTATTATTTAAATTTTTATTATTTAAATTTTTATTATTTAAATTTTTATTATTTAAATTTTTAGCATTTAAATTTTTCCAAGTGAAATATTCTATTAATTGCATTGAAATAAATGAATAGAAGAATAAACACTCATAAATGTTGATTACATTATTAAAATAAGCAAAATTTACTGCAAAAAAACTAAATAAAAATGTGTTTAATGACACGGTTGCATTCCAACACATATAATTTTTTTATATATATATATATATACTCAAAAAAAATTGATTTGATGAGCTATTTATAAGTAATAAGTTATAAGTTATAACTAAGCGCATATCATATGTCTTATAATCTTTTGCTAAAAGTGTTACCTGGTGACGTTGTTGCGCTTATTTATGAGTTTATGAAAGTGAATGCTGCAAATGTTATAGTTTCTTATTTTGCTAATGCTAAAAGGCGATATAATGTATTTGTATATTTGTCCCATTATAGTATTGAATATATTTCTGAACAATCAATATATTCAATAAATTCAATATATAACGCTAATTTTGTTAATAACTCTAATGCTAAGGACAAGGTGATTGAAGATTTATATATGCATTTAGTGTTTATGTATGGCGCGCATTATAGTCGTACCAAATATATGAGAGATGGTTGGGCTAATGTATTGGGCAATGTTTCGCAAATTTTAATGTATTACTATAATCGATTGGCGTTTAGCGATAGTTTGAAAAAGAAGAATAGCAATTATGTTTATTTAAAAGCGTGTATTCAGCTATGGTTTAAGTTATGTCAAAAATACAATTTATATTTGGTATTGTGCTATTTAAAGAGTGCTAAAAGAGTTAATCGTAATGACAAGGCAATCAAATTGCGAACTATTAAAAACTTTGCTGAGTTTAGACTTGCACCGCTTGTTACTTACTCTAAGATGCCTGATAGTATATATAACGAATGTGGTTTACTGCGTCATCATAAACTATTGCGACTTAATGCTTTTGAGCGGCAAATTTATTAGTCCTGTCATTATGTATAATAATGAACATATGTATGATATATTATTATACATATGTTTTATTAGTAATAATCTTTTTTTCTGTTATTTTTATTGTTGTCATTATTCTTATAAGTTTAATGCATTATAAATAAAGCATCTCTCTTTATATTGAATATAATTTGATGAAAAAAATTGAATGCTAAGTTGTTTTGTTTGTAGAGCTATATACCATTGTAAAAGAACTTAAAGAACTAATATGGTTGCTGCTAACGCTAGATGCGAAGCTATTACATTGAAAGCTCGCAGATGCCAAAAAGCGTTTAGTTTTGTGTGCAATAAAGCGTTGCTTTGTTATATTCATGCTTACCCTTATTCTTTATATGCTTTAACTATTCAAAAAGCATATAAAGGCTATTGTGGGCGCAAATGCGTCAAGTTGCTTGCTAGACTGCCTTGCGATATTCAGCAAAAAATCTTATTTTATGTAAGGCAACCTTATTATAATGCTAGGAAAAATAAGTGCATAAAAGCAATACTCTGTAAAAAATTTGTTACGATATTTGGAACACCCAAAAGTATAATGTCCGGATTTGTTGTGACTAATGTAAATACGTTTTTAGGCGATTATAAATCGCGCGTCTTAACAATGAATAAAACGCAATTTAATGACCACGTTTTGTTGATTGCGCATTTATACAAATTATATATAAAATATATCATTATAACTGACCCTAATTATGACAATATGTTATATCATATTACTAATATTGTAAATAAGCATATACAAGAATGTCTATATTATTATCATCGTGTAGGGGGGCCTTATTTATATTCTGATGCTGAATCAGTGTTGCTTCATAATAATATGATTAAATTACAAAATAGCATTAGTGTTTATAAATTTGAATATAAAGAGAATATAAGAGAATTTAAAGAGTTGCGCTATGGTAGTTTGGTTTGATAGTTTTATAGTTTGATAAATGAATAAAATTGAAATTCTTTTTTTTATGTTTATTATTAATAAATAATAAGTTAATATATTTAAAATGAGCAATAGCAATAGCAATAGCAATAATGCGACTTGCGGAGTATGCTGTGAAAAATACAATAAATCTACTCATAATAGAGTTGTTTGCGAATATTCCGGTTGTGGTTACGAGTCGTGCAAAGTTTGCGTAAGAACATATTTGCTTGGAACAACAAATGACCCGCATTGTATGAATTGCAAAAATCAATGGACAAGTAAATTTATGGTTGAGAGTTTAAATAGAAGTTATATTGACAATGATTATAAAAAGCATCGTAAAAATTTGTTAGCTGAACGAGAGATTAGTAGAACGTCTGAATTAATGGTTTTAGTTGAAAGGACAAAACTTGTAGAAGACGAAACAAAGGAGCTTCATTTAATGATGAATGAATTTGAGGACTTGCGAAAAATGGTTAATACTATGCGTATTAAAATTGGCGAAAAAAATATGCGTATTTTTCGTATTCGAAATGGCGAACATGCCGAGAAAGATGAGCGCAAGAAATTTATTATGCCTTGTCCTGGCGATGATTGCAAAGGTTATTTGTCGTCGCATTATAAATGTGAGTTATGTAAATTATATGTATGTCCCGATTGTTTTGAGGTTATTGGATACAACAAAGAAGACGCGCTCCATGTATGTAAGGAAGATAATTTGAAGAGTGCTGAGTTGATTAAGAAGGAAACAAAAGGCTGTCCTAAGTGTGGTGTGCGAATTTTTAAGATATCTGGTTGTGATCAAATGTGGTGTACTGAATGTAAAGTGGCGTTTAGTTGGAACACTGGCAAAATTGTTGTTGATGGGGCTATTCATAATCCGCATTTTTATCAATATATGCAAAATAATAATACTGGAGGTGTCGGTGTTGGTGTAGCACCAAGAAATCCTGGTGATGTATTATGCGGTGGTTTATTATCTATACATAATCTAAAATTTATTCAAGCGCATTTAACAAAAGCCTCGTCTATTGTTAGTTGTGCTAGCAATAGCAATGAATTTGTTGGGCTTTTGATTTCAAATAGTGTTATTAAAAATTTTATTCAAAATTTGAAGACTAAACCGACGCGAAAATATGTTGATTTTAATCTAGATGATGTGTTGTCTAATGTGGTTTTAATGGATGAGTTTAAATATATACTTTCACAAACCTCTATTTTTGCGATTTTAAATAATATATTGTCTAATCTTCACCGTGTTATTAACCATATTACAAATGTTGATTTAGAGAATTGTAGGCGATTAGTTCGACAATTTTTGAACCACGATGAAATAACTGTTCAATATATTTTAAATCGCAAGTCAAAAGAGGATTTGGCTAATGCTATTTATAAGAACGACAATGAGCGAAAAAAGAATGTTGAAAAGTTAAATGTATATGAGCTATTAAGTGTTGTGGGTATTGAGCGATTTAATGAATTAAATGAATATTTTAAATTTAAATCGGGGTTGACTGTTAATTTAATTGTGACTTTTATATATGAAATTGTAAAATTAGCAAATGAATATAATCAGCTTATTGAGTATTGTAATAATCAGCTTATTACAATTAGTTATACCTTAGGGATGTCTGTAAGTACTATTATTTATGAAGATTATAGTTATAATAGCAAAAGTAACAAATTTACTTTAAATGAATATAATAAAATCAAAAATGGTCTTGCATATGTAGTTGAAAAAAAAGAGAACAATGAAGAAGCCTCGTGTAGTTATATAAATAATAAATAATTTGAAAAGTTATGATTTATAATTTATAATTTATAATTTATAATTTATAATTTATAATTTATAAAGAACTATTAATTTTTTTTAGCATCTACATATTTTTCTAAGAAATCATCTAATGTTATTATTTCGATTGTTCCGATTTTTTTTGCAGTTTCGACTTTTGTTGAACTGCTTAAGCTGTCACCTATTATTAAAATATTTGTGGTTTTTTTCACACTTGTTTCAATAATTGGTTCAAATTTAGCAAGTACTTTTTCCAATTCTTTTTTCGTATATTTTGATGTTTTATCAAAGTCTGAAAATACTATTATTTTATTTTTTAAAATGTGGTCTTGTGCTTCTTCTTCTTTTGTTTTTGCTTGTTCAGTTGCTTCAGTTTTTGCTTGTTCAGTTGCTTCAGTTTTTGCTTCTGTTTTTGCTTCAGTTTGTGTTTGAAAGTCTGGCTTAATTAGTGTTATAAATTCAATAAATTCGGGTATTGCTTTTACAAATTGAGCTGCGGTTTTTTCTCCAACACCTTCAATAGCACTAAGTTTGCTTATTTTTTCTTCTACAGATGTTTGTTGCATTGTTAAAATAGTGGGCTCTGCTTTTAAGATTGCATTTATGGTTCGTTCAGCAACTCCGCGTCCAAATATATTAGATGCTGCTGCTATTTTTGCTATGCTTGCTTTGTCGAGTTGTTTTTGCATAGATGTTTTGATTTTTGTTGCCATCTTTTTTTGGAACCCTTCAATATTTGTTAGGTCTTCCAAAGATAAATTTATTATTTTATGAATTGAATCTGCTCCGCTATTTATAATTTTTTCAATATTTTTTTCGCCTAATCCTTCTATTTCCAAGTCTTTAAAGAATTTTGTGATTGACTTTACATTAACTCGTGGATCGGATTTTACATTTTTTAGTATAATATCTACATTTGTAGAATTCCATACATAATCGTATTCTGTTGTGCTGGGCATTATTGGTTTTTGTGCCGGGACTATTACTGCTGTAATTTTAGGTATTACATCTCCGCTTCTAGTTAGGCTTACTAGTGCTCCTAATCCTATATTATTATCTACTATAAATCGCGCGTTAATACCTGTTGCGTATGTAATTGTTACGCCGCCAATTGTTACGGGTTCAAATTGAACGCGTGGTTTTATTAGGCCATCTTTTGATACTGACCAAAGCACGTCTAATACTTTCGCTTCTATTACTTGGTCGGTTAATACCATTTTAAAAGCAAAAGCGTGCTCGGGATTTTTGCTTTTACGTTCGTGTAAGTTATCGTCAATACAAATTATGCCGTCTATGGAGTATTCATAAGTGGTTCTAAATTCGATTAATTTATTGGATAAATAGTCGTTTGTTAATTGCTCATAGTTTAATGCTTGAATGTTTTTAACGGTTATTACGTTTAACTCTGCTAATTTATTAAATTGTTCTGACGGTTTTAGATTTTGGGGCATTATTACTTCATAAGCTACAAAATCAATATCTTGTAATATGTCTATTTCTGCTTGTGTTAGTTTTTTGCGATTAACTAGCCCTGCTATGAAATTTCGCGAGTTGCTGAACTGGCCTTTATATTTCAGTTTGAAAGTTTCTTCTTTAATCATTAATTCGCCGCGCAATGTTATATTTTTTTGCGTTGGCAAATTTAAATATGGGAGTATGTGATTAATCAAAAAGCCGAATTTACCGTCGCCTTTTTTGTATAAATTTGGTCTGCCTGTTTCTGTGCTATATAGTGCGCTTACTCCGTCGACTTTTGCAGATATTACATAGGGGCCTTTATATGTTTGTTTGAATTTGGTTAATGCGTTTGTATCGGGCTTTATTTTATCCATTGACCACATTTCATATGGGAGTTTTACTTTTGCTGTGTCGTTTTTTATTTGTGTTTGTTGGTCGTTTGCTAGGGCATTTGACGGGTCCTTTTTTAAGATATATTCGCGTAATATGTCATATTCGTTGTCTGTTAATAGTGTGTTTTCTTTAAGTTCTGAAATATAATAGTTATCGATGGCTTCTTGTAGCATTGCTGTTAGTTCTTCTAATGATAAAATTGCTAATGCTGTTATTCCTTGTGACTTAAATTTATTTAGATTTTCTAGGATTGTTTCTTTGATTTTTTTTGTGAATTTTTTGAGTGTGTGGGCTTTTGAGCTGGACATTTTAATTTTTAATGTTTCTTTATTTGCTGTAATTGGTGTTGGTGTTGGTTCTGTATTTGTTGGTTCTGTATTTGTTGGTTCTGTATTTGTTGGTTCTGTTGCTGGCTTTGTTGTTGGTTCTTGCTTAGACTCAATTTTTTCCTGTATATGTTTTTTTATGTCTTCAAGCGGTAACGTTAAAATTACTGAATGCTCGTCGTGTCTGTCTTGTGGTTCTTTATATTCCATACATAAGAAATCAAATATGTGTTTTTCGGTTTTAAATAATAAGTTTTGGATTTTTTCTTGTTTTACTTTTGTTGTGTGCATTACTTTGTAAAATCCGTGTTCGCTCAATGTTAAATTTACATTTAAGGCGTGTTGTCTCATTGCTGTGTTGAATTCTTTTGACCCTGTAAAATATAATAATGTAAAAGGGTATTCTTCTAGCGGGGCATATAGGAAGTCTAGACGGCGCGGAATAGCTTTTGCGTCTGTTAATAATTTTCCTATTGTTAAGCTTTTTGTCTCTCCACTTGATAATATTTCGAGTAAAATTTTTTTAGAATGTAATTTTTCTATGAATTTTACGAACACTTGTTTGTTATTATTGTAAGATGTGCATATTAAATCAATATCTCCTGAGCTCTCTGCTTTACGTCTATAACTGCCGACTATTTCAAATTTATGATTTTCTTCTAATTCGTTATTTTCTAGAATTGTTTCGCGGAAGTTGGTTACAAATAATGCTTTATATTCGTCTATTTCTGTTCTCTGAATTCTTTTTAATAAATCATTATAATATTTGAGACCTATTTGTTGCTTGCTGTTTAATAGTGGTAATTTGTTTTCTTGTAATTCATTTTGTCGTTCTCTAAGTTGGTCTAATGTTACAATATTTTTTGTATTTACTAATTCGTTTGCTTTTACATGCCCTATTCCGTATATATTTGTAAAAATATTTACTGGATTAGTCTTTTCTTTTTCCACTGCTTCTAATGTTCCTGTTTTTAGAAATTCTTCGTATTTTTCTAAAATAGTTTTACCTATATTTGGTAAATTTAGTGATTTCAATTCAGTTGCTGAGTTAATAGATGTTGCATTTGGAGATGACATATATTTTTTAAGTTCATTTATTGCTTTTATATATGCTAGTGACCTAAAAGTCTCGCCTTTGTTTTTCATAATTATTGAAAGCTCATTTAGAACTTTCATAAATTCTGTAATATTGCTTCCGCCAAACATATAATATTATTATTAATATAGTTTAAATCTTTAACTTTTTTACTTAATGTCAATTTTTTTGTTATTTTTTGTTATTTTTGTTATTTTTGTTATTTTTTGTTATTTTTTTATTGTGTAATATTAAGTAATAAGTAATGGCAGTTAAAATAAAAAAGATCGGCCACTATCTCTCTAAGGTCAATGGACAACCTATTATAAATAATGAATATGCTGTTGATATAGATAGCGAACGCAAGAAAAATAAACAAGTATTAGGTATGTTTAAGAACAATGGTATTGTTAATACTATGCATGATAGTTTGCAAAGTTATATGAATAAAATGAGTTCTAAAAACCAATCTATTTTTGATTTATTAAAAAATGAGCGTAATGAATTAAGCAAAATACCTAATAGTGTTATGAAAATTTCAGATAGTCCACCTAAGTCTATTATGCCTACTATGCCTATTATGCCTAAGTCTATTATGCCTAAGTCTATTATGCCTAAGTCTATTATGCCTACTATGCCTACTATGCCTATTATGCCTAGCATGCCTATTAATGTTATGACTAATGCTAAAAAAATGATTATGAAAAATAAAACAAGAAAGCTAAATAATGGAATTTCTTCAAAATTATTTGATTTTACGAATATTGAACAGGCTCCTGACCCTAATCCTAAACCTAAATCTAAATCTAAACCTAGACCTAAACCTAGACCTAGAGTTAGAAATATTAATATATCGCGTAAAAAAATAAGAACACGAGCAAGTCGTAGAAATCGTAAAAGGTTATAAATGCAATGGGTTATAAATAATGACCTATTATTTCAATGACTTATATACTTTAAGAGCTTTATAAATAGTATTATATGTTTCGTTCTTTTTATTTTCTTCTAATTTTTTTAGTATAGTTTTTTTGTCGTGTAAATGTGTATCTAAATTATTTATATATTTCTTAGAGCAATATAACATATTGTTATCATTATAAATATATTCAATTGTTAGTTCTTTTATGGGTATAATTAATTCAATGATGTTAACAATATTAACAATATTAACACTATCTTCATTGTTTATTTCGATTATTGTGCTACAAATGTTATTTTTTACATAATTATTTATTCCGCTTAATTCGTAATCATTATATAGTAATGAGTTTGGAATGTTTGATGCAATATTTTTTAATAGCTCATTATTGTATGAAATTGCATTTGTAGTTTTAAGGTCTGTCATAATTGAAATAGAATAGCACATATTAATATACTAGTGTTTATTAGTATATAAATAATATTTAAATAATAGTTGCTAATATTATTAATATTAGTGATGAAATCTTTTAAATTAATTGTGTTTTTATTTGGTATTGGTATTGGTATTGGTATTAGCCATTGTAATAATAGTAGCGATTTAAATATTTCAAGTGCTCCAGTTTGTGATTTTGATGAAATGCACTATTATGCTATTGTTAGCTATGAAGAGTCTTTAAATCCTTTTACTAATAGCAATAGCAATAGCAATAGCAATAGCAATAGCAATAGCAATAGCAATAGCAATAGCAATAGCAATAGCAATAGCAATAGCATTCGCAACAATATTATTGATTTGGTGTTTGTATTTTTTATTGCGTGTTCATCATTTGCGTGTTCCGTTGTGCTTGTTTCGAATTATGTATATTCGAGTATGATAAATCAATTTGTTACTTGTTATAATAGTAATAAGCTTTTATATGAATATGACCCTTATTTATTTGAATACTTAGATGAGTTTAATAATATGAAAAGTTGTGTATTAAGTATTGATTTTTTGAATTCATTAAAATATAAATTTTTGAAACATAATAGTCCAAAAGGAGAAATAATTATGAATTATAATCACTTGTATTCTAGTTTTGATTATTATTGTAAAAAATCTAATATTATTGAGTTTAGCTATTTGGATGTTGTTTCGCGGATTTATGTTGTTAAAAATAATTGTAAAAATATATATATTGATAAGTGTGAGAATTGTGATTATGGGCTTGTTAATGAACTAGATGCTGATGAGGAAGAAGAAGAGGAAGCAGAAGCAGAAGAAAAGGAAGAAGAAAAAGAAGAGGCAGAAGAAGAAAAGAAGGCAGAAGAAGAAAAGAAGGCAGAAGAAAAGAAGGCAGAAGAGGAAAAGGAAGAAGAAAAGGAAAATTCTATATTTTATAATAAATCAAATAATAAAGTTAATTGTCGTGAGACCACTGATTATGTTTCAAATAGGTATAAATATAAAGGTACAATAGAAGAATTTTATACCTATTGTGAAACTAATTATTATAAAATACATTATAGTGATTTGTTAGAAACTAGCGACTCTAATTTATCTATAACATTTTCAATTGATAAAGAAGAGGAACTGGCTAAGACTATGGAAAATATTGCTTCTAATAAAAATAATATAGGTTTTAAAGAATTCAAAAAATTTCAAAAATTTTAAAAAAGTATGTTTTTAAAAAAGTATGTATGCAATGTTTGCATAATTATAATATAATTATTATATATTATAACTATGAAAGCTAGTTACTTAAAAATAGATAAGTTTTTTTATGTGTATTTATTTTTAATAACACTATTTTCTATTAGCTCTCAATATTTATTTAAAAAAATACAGAAAAAGGAGCTTCCTAGAAGTTATTTAATTTTTGGAATAACAATGTATGCATTATTGGGTTTTGTTATATATAAATTATTACACTATGGTAATATATTAATATTGAATATTATATGGCATTTAATATATTTTATTCTTTTATTTTTGATGGGTTATTTTATATTTCAGGAAAAAATAAATTTTCAAAAGATTGTTGCTTTATTATTTGGCATTATTAGTTTATCTATTTTTATGATGTATGGGATTGATTGAGAGATTTAGTATAGTTAATATAGCCGATTGATTTTTCTAATGAAAATGATGTTTCAAGTTCTCTAATAGAAATAGCTAGAGCTTTATATTCTAAAGGGCTTAATGATTCTATATAATTTTTTTGTGCATTATTTTTTGATTTTAAATTTTGAATTATGTCTTCAAAGTTTGCATTTGCATTTGTATTTGTGTGCTCCATATTATAAAATTTATAATATTATTTATTATATTTTCAATTTTTGTTTATAATGTAATTTTAAATGAATATATTATTTTTTTTGTGCTATTACTAGTTGTGTTAGTATTAGCTGTGTTATTGTTATTGCTATTACTATGCTCTGTTATTACATAATTGTTATTTATTAAAAATTCGGTAAATTCATTTAGCTCATCTAAAGTTAATATATTGCTATTGCTATTGCTATTGCTATTGCTATTGCTATTGCTATTGCTATTGCTATTGCTAAAAGAACTTATATTATTTGATATATTAATATTATTATTTATAACAAAAGCGCATTCTTTTGTTGCTGTTATTAAATCTCTCGTATATGGCTTAGTTAGTGCCATTAATTTTGTATATGGTTTTAACGCGCCTTCGGGACTTTTATTTAATGTTAATATATTAACGTAATTATTGCATAATGTATCGTATATAATTTCATTGTATAGTAAATATAAGTAAGTTCTTTGTGAATTTAATTGCGACATATAATTTATAATTATAATAATTTATTAGATTATAATTATGTCTTTGTCTCACCAATTTAAGAGCTCAAGAACTGAATTTTTAGGAGAAGGTAGTTATGGTTGTGTGTATTATCCGGGTATTACTTGCAAAGGTAAAAAAAACAAGAAAAATCTAGTCACTAAAATACAAGAAATTAACTTTTATAGTGATAACGAGAAGAATAATGGCAAGTATATAAAAGCAAATATAAAAAACTATAATAAATATTTAAGTCCAGTTATAAAATATTGTATTGTAAAATTTAATACAATAGAAAAATCCAGTTTAAATATTAGCAAATGTAATATTCTTTTTGATGAGTATAATAGTTCTGCTAATATAAATTATGAAGACATTATTTATAATAGCTCTGCAACTAGAGATAGTCCTCATGCTAAAAATAGTATTGTTAATGAGCAATATATTTTGATGTATTCTTCTTATATTAAAAGTTATACATTGAAAGACTTTTATAGCAACTATAGTATTGAATTTGTTTCTAGTATTTTAACTCATAGTTATAAGATTTTATATGGTATAAGTTTATTAAATAATGTTGGAATTATTCATAATGATTTACATATTGGTAATATTCTAATAAATTTGAAAAATTTGAATCCTGTTATTATTGATTTTGGTTTATCTTTTAATATTAACAATTGCTATAAATTAAATAAAGATTATATTGATTTTCAGTATATTAAAAGGTTTGTATTTGATTATAGAGAAGACTCTTATCATATTAATGTTGAAAAACGATTTATTAGTTTTATAATTTTTAATAAAACTCCTTATTTTCCGAGTGAGATTTTTGATAATAATGATAGTAACAATATATCAAAGGCTGCAATAAATTATTTTATTAGTGATGCTATTAATAGTATAAATAATAATAAGGAAATTGTAAAATTTTTTACTAGTGATGAATTGATTGACTTTCAAACTTCTTTAGAGCGATTTTATTACCAGTTTTTAGATAAAAGTTTGTATCCTAAATATAATAGTGTTGTTAAATATTTATTGAATTTTGTGTATATGTATAATGACTTACATAGTCTAACTATAGATTTATTATATTTATATGACTTGAAAGAATATAAGCAAAATCTTATTTTGAATAATGAAGAACAAATTATTTTGCACTTTTTTATACAATTATACAAAAAGGGGCTTTATCCAGACCCTAATATGCGTTTAACTATTTCAGAAGTATTAGATATATATAAATTTATTATAAATTTTATGAAAAACTATGATTTGAAAACTGCAAAAAATAATATTAGGGCTACTATGATTAGCGAACTTGTAAGATTCTTGAAGTCAAAAAATATAAGTATAAAAACTGTGTTTTATAAAAATTTTGCTTTTTTAAATTTTAATTTGTTATGTAATGAATCAATATTTCAAACTATTAAATCTAGTTCTATTAGCTTGTTGTATTAGTATTAGTATTAGTATTAGTATTAGTATTTGAATAGGCATATAATAATATTTCTTGTAAAAATAATTCGTCTTCACTTATGTTGTTGGATTCTATAAAGTCATCATAATATTCTTCCTGATTATTAATGTTATATTCATTGGTTTCGTCATTAGTGTCGTTGTAGTCATTAGTTTCGTCGTCTTCGTCGTAGTCATTAGTTTCATCGTCTTGGTTGGTAGATTGTCTTTTATTATCGCTATTTATTTCTTTATAATCAAATTCGTATCTACATACTGGACAAGTATTTGATTCTTGTGTTAGCCATTTTATTATGCCTTCGCAATTAAAATTATGATTACAAGGTAATTTAATTACTTCTTCATTTTCTTCAAAATTGTAGCAATATATAGGGCATTGGCAGTTTGTTGTGGTTTCATCTTTTTTTATAAAGATGTGTGGTTTTAACTTTTCTAATTCATAATCAGATATTACTTTTTTAAATTTTTCTTTATTATTTTCAAAAGTGCTATTTATGAAATTTTCTAAAGATGAATTTTCTTCGCTTGTGTAATTTTGTGTTAATGTTCTTAATAAATCAATAAATGTATTATTTTGGCTATAAAATGGGGTGTTGTATAATGCGTTAGCATTATTATTATTATTATTATTATTATTATTATTAATTGGAACATAGTAAGTAGGTGCATAGTAACTAGGAGCATAGTAAGTAGGAGTAAATCTATATTCTATATTTGATGTATCTTGATAAGCGTTATTGTTTGAGTTATCAAGTATTCTTCCCATTAAAATAGATACATATGTTGGTCTTGATACTGATGAAATGTCTCTCTGTATATTTGTTGTGATAACATTTACGCTTGTATCGTAATAATTTTGAAACATTCGATAAACAATATTTTCGATATTGTTATACATTATATTATATGTATTTATGATTTTATATATTTATGATTTTATATTTTTTTTTGAAGTGTTTTTTTTATCTACGTTATTTCTTCTCTTTATATAGTATTTATTATTCTTATTTGCTATTATTATTAGTGTGTTTAAAGCTGTAAAATATACTTTTTTGCTATATTTGCGTTCTTCAAAATGGAATGTTTTTATATTTGTAATTGTGGTTAGTTTATAGAGTTCGTTAGTTAATTCTTCTTCATTTAATTCTTTTTGAGATTTTTCTATTGCAAAATTTAATAAATAGCGTATTTTATAGTCTTTTAGTTCCTTAATACTTTGTATATGATTTATTAATTCGTTATTTGACATTTGCTTGTTTTTTATATTTATTTTTGTTTCTATACTATTTATTAATGTTTCATTATCTATGAAAAGTAGCAATAATCTTATTTGTGATATATTATCTTCGAAAGACATTATATCCTCTTGTAAAGATTGGAAATCTGTCTCTTGTAAAGATTGGAAATCTGTCTCTTGGAAATCTGTCTCTTGGGATTGGGTTACCATTATAATTATAGTAAAAAATAAATAAAATATTATTTTTTATCATATTAATATTAGCAAAAAACAAAAATAAAATAAAAATAAAAACTATAAAAAATATATTTAAAGCTAATACTTAAATTATATTTAGGTATATAAATATTTAGCTCAATAAATATTTGGCATCTTCGCCTTCTGAATTATAATCGCTATCATTTTCATAGTGACCATTATTAGTGCTATGTTTATGTATTTCTTCTAAAATGTAATTGTCTTCTTCTACCATTTTTTGAATAGTTTCTTTATAATTAGTATAAGGGGACAAGTCTCCTAAAATGGTGTTCATTTCATCTCTGTAATCATTCCATCGATTAATCATAGTATTAATTCCTTGCTTATATTTTTTTTGCTCTAATTCTTTAGCAATTGTGCCATAATTAATCGAATATACTATTTCTACTTTTTTTGTTAATGGATTTCTTTTGATTAGCGAGTAACCGTTTTTTAAGTAGTTTTCGGTTGTTATTAGTTTGTGATTTGGCTTAGTATTGTTAGAATTTTGTATTTTTGTTGCATAAGTTGTGCTCATTTATACTAATATACTAATATATTAATATACTAATATACTAATAAATGTGGTTATTATTATTTATTTTCAAATTAAAAAATAAAAACTCAATTTTTTATAATAACGATTATAACGATTATAATGATTATAAATAATATATTATAATATATATAGTATATGTCATATAATTGTGCTAGTGTTAAGCATAGTTGTGTTAATACTAATTATAACAATTATGCAGGTTCCGGTGGTTCAATGTTGAAGAAAAAATATGCTAATAAATTTAATAAAGTATCATCTAATAAGATGTTTTCTTTAAATGGTTATGTTAATCATAATTATATTGGAAATGCGAATAATATAATTAGTCACGACCCTTTTAGTAGTGTTATTGAAAGTTCGTGCTCTACTAATAATGAACTTGGTTCTACAAATATGAAAGGAGTAAGTGTTAAAAGTGCAAAAGGTTATTTAAATAGCAAAATAAGTCCTATAAACTCGGCGCAATGTTATAAAGATGTGAATAGTGTGTTGATTGCTGAACCATTAAATAAGCATTTTAGAAGTGAAAATCGCACTCAATCTTCGTATATTGACAGTGTTAAGAGTAAGTGTGCTATAGATAAAAGTGCTTATTTAGATGAGCTAAGTCAGTTAGACACTAAGACTAATAGTTCTAGTTCTAGTTGTTCAAATAAGGTAAATAGAAATGTGTCGTCAAATGCTAGAATGCAATATTTAGTAAATTGCAATAATAAGGTTAAAGATAGTAATTTTATTAACGGATTTACACCTGCTTATGACATTTATTATAATGATAGTACGTTATTTAATAAAAAAAACCAGTGTGCTAATAATCCTAAGGATGCTAAGGTGATTGCGTGTTAGTTTTTTTGTTATTGTTATTGCTATTGCTATTGCTATTGCTATTGTTTAGTTTTTTTAAATAATTAGCTCCGGAGCTAATATGATTTATTGTTAAATCTTTTGGATTACAACTCATAAATGTATTGTCTTTATGGCTGAATACAATACGTTTAATATTTAGGTCTAATAAGGTAGCTAAACAATTTATACACGGAGTCGAATCTAAAAGATTGTTGTTGTTATCACATCGCACGACATATATTGTTGTTTTTTTATATAATTTTTTTAAATAGTCTAAATCTTTGCAATGATTATTGTTATGATTATTATAGTTAATATTTGAATAGTTAGTGAGCGACTTTTATCGAATTACTTTGTTTTCCACAGCTGTGGAACATATTTCTGAGAGATGCGATTTCTGCGTGGCAAGTGCACGAATTCACAATAAAGCTGTCTTTTGAGTGGCTTCTATAATGATTATAGCCTCGCCCCATAATTTTCCTATTTACAACCGCAACAGCTCCGTGACGCATAAGAACAGGCGACTTAAGAGCCTCATTGAACGCACTATTGATAAATGTTTGGTCGCTATTTGAGAGCATAGATGCGTTATGAATCATAACTAATACATATATTTATAGTTATGATTTTAAATAATTTTAAAATATTATTTAAAAACAATTTTTAAAAACAATTTTTAAAAAATTGAAATATAAATAATTATTACTAATTATATTATTAAAAAATGGGTTTAATCATTTCGTATTATTTAAAGCCGCAATCGTTACAGTTATTAGAGGATTATATGAAGCCTTGTATTGGTAATAATGTGTCTTATTCACGTTATAAAGATTTATATTATTATGATAATAATTTTACAGATGCTAATGCGACTACTGATGCTTGTACTGATGCCGATGATGGTAATCATTATAAGTTATATATTTATGTTTATAATGCTGATACAAATGGAGCAAATAGCGATTTGAAAAATATGTATGAAGAGAGCAGTAATAAGCATAATGCTAAGGTTGACAGTTACTTAAAAAGTTGCAGTAGTAAACTATTAAATGCTGAAGAGGTTGAAGAAAATAAGTTTGTTGATTGTTATGACTCGGGATTTGATTTATTTTGTCCTGAAAATATTGAGTGGCAAACTATTAGCAGTTATATGTTAGATCATCATATTTCGTGCGCTATGACTTATAAGGGCAAGTTTGTAGGATATTATTTATATATGCGTTCGAGCACACCGGTGAAAACACCTTTAAGGCTTGCTAATAATGTTGGAATTATTGATTCGGGTTATCGTGGAACTATTAAGGCGTATTTTGATATTCAGGGGTCTAATTTTAATTTTGTAAAAGGACATAGATATATGCAAATTTGTCCTCCAAATATTGGCTTACCTATGAAGGTTGTTATTGTTGATAGTATTGCTATATTAGGTGTAAATAATGCTAGGTCTAAGGGTGGTTATGGTTCTACAGGGAATTAAGAATTGACCTAATTGGCTAATTGTTGTTAGGATTAAAAAAAATTGATTTATTATTTTTTTATTCATTTAAAGTCCTCAGCAAATCAAATCCAAGTAAAACCAATCAATCGCTATGTTCTGCAAAGTTTGCTTCGATGCTTCCAAGTCGGACTACAAGACCCACAATGTCAGGGATAGTGCGTCGAATGTTGTGTGTCCGCTTTTGTTGAATACCAAGTGCCATAAGTGTGGTTATTTTGGTCACACCACCAAGTATTGCAAGGGTGCTGGTAAGCCGCCTGTTGCTAGTAAGGCTTATGTGAGGCCTCCGCAAGTTCAAGTTCAAGTTTCTGTTCCCGTTCCAGTGCCCGTTCCTAAAAAAACTGGTGCTTTTGCATGCTTGGAAGAGGAGATTTGCATTGATGCCGATGAAGATGAAGTGCATAGTCCTGCTGGTGTTGAGGAGTTGGATTTTGACAAGGAGACGATTATTTGGGGAGTTGGTTTCAAATCGATGATTGGCAAGCGCTGGGCTGACGTTGTTGGTTGCTAGATGCTTAATGGCGTGGGTGTGTTGTGTTGTGTTGTGTTTTTTTTTTGTTATTGTTGTTATTATTTTAGTGCAAAAACTAAAATAATAATATTACTAATAATATTACCCTGGACGGGAATACCCCAGACGGGACTCGAACCCGCAACTTCCAGATTAGAGGTCTGGCACGCTATCCAATTGCGTCACAGGGGCTAAAAAAATGATAGCATTTAATTTTGCTATTATATATTTAATGTATAGTCTTTAAGTTGTTTTATATTATTTATAAATAATATGTAAAAATTATTACATATTATTTTTATATTTTTTATAAAAATAAGAATAAATAAAAAATAAAAAAACGCTCCGTACTGGGATCGAACCAGTGACCTCACGGTTAACAGCCGTATGCTCTAACCAACTGAGCTAACGGAGCAAATAAAAACAAAAAAAATGCTGGGAGCGGGATTCGAACCCACGCGGCGTTAGCCAGACGATCTTAAGTCGCCCCCCTTAGACCTGACTCGGGCATCCCAGCATTAAAAAAGCTCTTGCCCAGATTCGAACTGGGGTTGGAGGATTCAAAGTCCTCAGTGATGACCAACTACACCACAAGAGCTATTAAAAAAAGAATTGCTCCCAGGCGGGCTCGAACCGCCGACCTTCGGCTCATAAGACCAACGCTCTAACCAACTGAGCTATGAGAGCATATAAAAATATTTTTTTTGTTTTTTTTGTTATACTATATATAGCGGTGTTTCTTTAAGTTGTTTTCAAAAATCTTATTTTTGTTTTTTGTTTTGTTTTGTTTTTGTTTTGTTTTGTTTATGCATAAAAAAAATTGATTTGCTGCTAAGACTTTTTTTTATTGTGTTATCGAAAAATGGATCCTATGCTTATTAACGTTTGGTTTGCGTCTATGGTTGTATTGTTGATGTGTTCAGGTGTTATTCCTGGTGCTTTTAATTATGCATTTACAATCTTTTGTGCTCCGATTGTGGGTTTTGTGCTTTATGTGTTGTTTATGATTGTTCCTCGAGATATGTGGTTGCTTTTTGGTTTAATATGCTTATTTATTTATAATATGTAAAACTTTACATATTATAAATATTTTAAAAAGTTACATATTATAAATTTATGTATGTTTAAAAAAAATTGATATGCTGAAGAAGTATTTTTTTTATGTTAGTGAAACAATTATTATGAACGTTCAAGGTCTCTGGGTTGCGCTTATTCTTATACTGCTCTTGCTATCTTTGTGCCTTCCCGGTGCGTTTCTTGCAGCTATTGTAGTGTTTTATGTTCCGATTCTTGGTGGTCTGCTTTTAACGATTGCTCAGATTATAGGTCCGCTTTGTTTTACTATGGTGGTGCTAATTTATGGACTATTTCTTGTCTAGGTTTAGGTTTAGGGGGGTTTAGATTTAGGGAAAAAATTGATATTTTTTTTTATGTTTAAGCTGTTAAATATTAACTATTAAATGATGAGTTATTTATTTATGTTTGCAAATATTGTAATGTTAGTATTGCTTATGGTTTTAGAAACATATAGTATTTATGAATATAGGACATGCTCCAATTATGATAATAGACCTTATTATAATGATTGTGTATTTATTTGTGATAGAGATTCTTTATTAAGTGATTTTGATGATTTTGATTATTTTTATGACTATAAACCCATAACCCTACGTGATTTGGAATATATTCTAAATATGTAAATTGGTGTTTTTGTAATAGTTCTTGTATTGTGGCTTTATAATTTAATAAATATGGTTCGCCTATTAACATTAGCTTAGATGGACTATAGTTTGGACTAATGTCTACTATTAGTATGTCGTGCTTTGTTATTTTTTTTGCGTTTTTTATTATTTTATGATGTGCATAATTGGGCATTTCGTGAAATGCGAACATTAGCGTTGCTGTGTCAAATTCTTGGGGTTGGCCGTAGTTTTCTGCGTTGCCTTTGATAAATTGTGTTGCGCCTAGTTTTGCTTTTGCTGCGCTTAAGGTTGCTGCGCTTAAGGTTGCTGCGCTTAAGGTTGCTGCGCTTAAGGTTGCTGCGCTTAACATTTCTTCGCTACTATCTATTCCTAATTGGTTGGTTGCTGTTGACGACCCTGTTCCACAACATAAATCTATTAGTTTAGGAACTCTTTCGTGTTTATTATAAAAGTCTTGATTATAGTTTGAGAGAATTGCTTGGCGTATATTTACTGAGTTATAACATTTGTCATCTATTAGCTTTGTTGCATAAGGAGCTAGTAATGAATGAATGTGACCTCCTAGGCCGATGTTGCCAAAATTATGAATACGCCTGTCATAATAATATTTGGGTTTGGCTGTTGTTAAATTGATTTTGTGTGTTAATAATAAGAATAACAGCTTATACATTATAATTAGTATAATGCTGTTTTTTTAAATAAATTCTAAAATATTTTTAATCACTATGTTTAGAGTTACTATGTTTAGAGAGATGTAATAGTATATATAAAATAAATAGTAATAGTATATAAGTTATGTATTCTGAAGTAAAAGTTGTAAAATTAATATTAGCTCCGCGTTATAGAAAGCTGTTTTTACAACAACACAATAATTTAGGTAAAATAATGAATTGGTGGAAAAATCATTTAAAATGGTGGCCAGGTGTGTATATTGTGCCTAAAAATTTAAAGATTAAAAAGAATATTACTGACTGCACTTTAATAATAACTTATGAATGCCCGGGCGACACTGAAGATGAAGATATTCACGATGAAAATGAAATGATTGCTGACCCTGACGATGATGGTAATTATCCTATATATTATGATAATAGTATTGATAAAATTCTTTATGTAGACCCTCTTAAAATGGAATATGTGGACTCTAGCATTAATCATAAACAAACAATAATAAAGCTTAAAAAAATAGCTGGGCAAGAACGAAAGGCTGTTATACTCGAAATTCATCCGGCCTTTCCGAAGCCATTTTTAGAAAAAGCTAATAATCTTGGCAAGTTGGTGGATTGGTGGAAAGAGGAATTAGACGAGTGGCCTGGTGTTAAATTAAAGGTTCAAAATTTAAAAGTTAAGAAAAATAAGGCAACAAACTCTATAATAATAACTTATGATTGTCCTGCTAATACTAAGGATGCTATTATTCATAATGAAAACGCATATTTTGCACAACCAAATGCGGATGATACACATCCAATATATTATGATGATAATGATAAAATTCTTAGTGGAAAAATTATTGATACTGAATTAGTAAGTGCTGCCAGAATAGAGAAAGAAGATACGCTAATAAAAACTAAAAAAGTTAGGGGCTCTAAGAAAAGAAAAGGCTCTGGAACTAGAAGACGGCGTTAAAAGATTTGTTATAAAAAAATTGATTTATAAAATTTTTATTTTAATAATTATTATTAGTTATTAAAATAATAAATATGGCTTCTAGCGCTTCTATGGCTTCTAGCGCAGTAACTGCTTCTAGTGCTCTAACTGCTTCTGGTGCTCTAACTGCTTCTAGTGCAGTAACTGCTTCTAGCGCTTCTAGCGCAGTAACTGCTTCTAGCGCTTCTAGCGCAGTAACTGCTTCTCAAGAGGGCTTTATGTTTGAAACTATGTTATATGACGAATTAACTAAGCATTTTAATAGTGAATTTACTATTAGACGTGAAAAAGATATTAAAAAAGAATATGGTTCTGACATAACTGCTATAGATTTTGAAATATTTAATAATGTTAAAACAAAAGATAAAGATATTATTCCAAGTAAATATGTATTTATTCAACTGAAATGGAAAAACAAGGCTTCGCCAATTAGTGATATAAATCATTATATTAAATGTTGTGAAGATATTGAAAAGAAGAAAAAATTAAATGTCAAAAACGTATATCATTTATATGGAACAAAGGTTCCTGTTTCAGGTCCGAGTTTACAAGCTTTAAATAAATTAAAACTCAGTGAAAATATTTATGTTTCTGAAATGAAAATATGTGTATTTACAATTGTAAATAAAATATTAGAATTTTATGGAAAAAATCAAATTAAGCCAAAAATAGAAGTTGAGGATATTTATGATGATAATACTGACTATAAAGAATTAAAGAAGGCAATATTAATAGAATTAGTTATTAAAAGGTACAATATTAAAAGATCTAATTTGTTAAAGCTTAAGCATGCTGATTTAGTTGATATTTTAGTTTCAAAAAATGGTGGAACTAATGAAACGTCTGTTGATGTTATTGAAGAAATTAATGATAAAGTTAATCCTAATCCTAATTCTTTGGAAAATAAAGGTTCAGGAAATAAAAATAGTAGCGAGATTGAAATGAAATCTAAATTGTGTCATACAATTTCACAATGTTTTCATATTAAATCATCCGAAAACGTTGAAGAATGCATTGTGAAATTAGACGAAAAATTTATGACTTTAGAATATGAAGAGCCAGAAATTAGAAATGAAAATGAGATGAAATCAAAATTATTAAAAATTGGAAGTGAATTATATATTCATTTAACAAAACTACGGAATTTATTAGATAGAAAGGGATTTAAACACACAGGATATAATATGGGCTTACATACCGAAGTTTTGAATAACCGTGACGAATCGCTTGAAACATATTTATATAGAGTTGCAGCATTAGAAGGAAGGAGATATAATATTAAAGATAAAAATAATTATGATGTTGTAGGAAGAGCGGTTGTATTTTTGTTAGGAGAATTAGAAGGCTATGAAAAAGATGCTAAAGTAACTATTTCATTCTTAGAAGACGATAATCGTGAAGAAGCATTAAAAATTATTTATGATGCTATTTAATGTATGCAACAAGTCATATAATTTATATATTATAAAATATAAAATATATATTATAAAATATATATTATAAAATATATAATATATAAGTTTTTAAGGCTATAAAAATATATATAAAATGAAATTAAAAAATGTTATGTTAAGTATAATACTTCTTATAATTTTTTTTATAATAGCTATTGTGGCTTTTTCTTATTATTATGTAACAATAGATATAAATAATAATCGTCACTTAACAAGAAGCTACAATTATGCGCATTTTTCAAAAATAAATTCTTGGAATTATTTCTTATTTCCGTCTTTATTATTAACTAGTCCCAAACGTTATGTGTTACGTGAAGGTGAATCTTTATTGATACCAAAAAAATGGTGGCATTGGGTTGTAACACCCACAAAAACAACTGCAATCAATTTTTGGTTTGAAAATATTATTGCTTCTAATGTTCCTGCTAAAATAAATGATTTGTATAATTTTGAAGACCAACGAAAAATTTATGAACAAATAATACAATACATAAAAGAAGAAGAAAAACATTATATATGGGATTCAGGTAATCATTTTGGTTCTAATGGATTGTTATATTCGGGTGAAGCATTTTTAAATGAAAATAAAAATAATAGGTATTTATTAACTTTGGCGGGATATGGTAATAATTTGAATAATGAAAATATTAAAAAAAAATTAACTAAATGGATTGAATTGCCGGACGTTTTAAAAACGTCTGCTATTAATCAAGAAAAACCTGTTATAGATATAAATCTATGGATTTCAAGTAATTATCACGACACGGGTCTGCATTATGATGACAATGATGGAATATTATATGTATTAAAAGGTGAAAAACATATTACATTGTTTCCACCTAATGACAGTAAATATTTAGTACCTTATGATATTACGCCAAATTATGCCAAAGTTGCTCCCTTATTTATGAAATATAATGAATATTACATTGTAAAAGAGAATAGTGGCTTAGAGCCTTGTAAAGTCGGCTTAACGCCTTGTAAAGTCGGCTTAATGCCTTGTAAAGTCGGCAACAGCAATAGTAGGTTGCCTTGTGAAATGATATTATATCAGTCTTTAATTTGTTTTGCCAAATATAGTAATGTTTTAACAACTGTTCAGAAAATATATGATAATAAAAGCGACCCATTAAAAAAGCTTGTGTGGGGATGTAAAAAACAAGATGACATATATCGTTGGGAGATTTATAACTATCATTATGATCAATATAATAATACTATAATTAATAAAACAGATTGGAGGGCTATTGTTTTAAATGAAAATAGCATTTCAAGAAAAATAGCAATTATTATGAATAATAAAAAGACTATTATTAATTCAATAGATATTTTGAACAGTGTTGATTGTTTAAATAATCAACACCATAGTTATGAAATGTGCAAAAATATGACTGGATTAATTTTACCGTTTTATGGAAATGGTTATGATATAATAAATAATAAGAAGCAAAAGGTTAGCACTTTTATTTATGATAATTATGAAAGTCTTATTAAAAATGGCGAAACCTATTGTTGCGAATTAAAACTTGATTACAATAACAAAGTTAAAGAATTATTACAAAAATATAGGGCTACTGATATGTGTTTATGGAATAAAAAGGGTGACTATTTTATACAGTGGTTAGGTATAAGTATTGATGATTTTATTCATTTTCTTGTAGAAAATCATTATGGGCAATGTTTTATAAATCATATTATAGAAAATAGAAATAAATATGAATATTTAGTTCACGAAATAACAATTGTTTATGATAAAGTTAGTCTTAGTCCATACCGTAGTGGATTTTATGGATGTTTATAAAATTTATTTATGTATGTTGAGAGATTTATTTTCTTTTTATTTTTTTTATTTTATTTATTAGCAAAAATAAATGCTCATAGCTGTTCCTTTATTAACAAATCCGTAACTAGCATAATAATTTTCTAATTTGCTATTTGTATCTAATATTATTTTATAGCAGTTATGGTCTTGTGCATAAGTAATAGCATAATTCATTAGGTCTTTGCCTATATTTTGCGCACGAAATTCTTTTTTTACTACAAAATCTTCAATATGGGCGACGCATTTACCGTTGTGAATAAATTTTTGCTCTAACAATAATGTTAGTGCTCCCAAAATATTATTTGAGTCATCAATATATAAAAATATGTAGTGATTGTTATTTGTTACTATATTTTTTAAAATTGGCTTACAATTTTCATAATTTAATGCGTCGTTTTCTCCAAAATTATTATATAAATTTATGAGTTGTGTGCATAGCTCGTTAGTAAATATTATATCTTTTATTGATATAATATTTGTTGTATTTGTTGTATTTGTTGTTGCTGTTGCCATAACTTTACTATTAATAGTTTGTAAATTACTTTTTATATTTTAATTTTAATGTTTATAATTTGAGAGATTGGTGGTGGGGGGACTGGGACGCACTATTGTGTCCAATCATTTAAATTACGACACAAAGGACAACACGGTTTATGGTTATTATTTTCGAAATTATTATTTGTAATATTATACCAACAATCATTACACACTTTATGATTGCATTTTAGTAGCAGCATAATTTTATTTTCTAGACATACACAGCACTCTTCTATTATATTTGTATAAGTATGTTTTCCCATTTGAACCGCACAATTCATACACATATTATTATTACAATTTGATACCCATTTTGGTTGTATTGTTTCACAATATTTATAATTTCTACATTTAACAGGAGCACAACAATTTGGAGGGCAATAACCTTCGTGTTCTCTATGACCACAAATACATACTTCGTCGAATTCTTGCGTTTCCTCATTATAGCATTCACATATGCACTGAATTAAGCATTCGCCAAGTCCATTACAAGAGCTCATATATTATATACTATTAATACTAATACTAATATTATATAACAATTTTTATAAATTATTTATTTTAATTTTAATAGATAGGTGGTGGGGGGACTAGGGCAGAGAAAAGGGAGGGTGATGGGGGACTAGAGCATAGAAAAGGGAGAGTGAAGGGAAAATGAAGGGAGAGTGAAGGGAGAGTGAAGGGAAAGTAAAAGGAGAGTGAAGGGAGAGTGAAGGGAGAGAAAATGTGTAGTCGCTCACCCTCTCCTCCCATATAACCCCCCATATAATCCCCCAAATATTTTACAAATAAGGCTAAACATAAGTCCCCCTAATATGCACCATTTATAGCAAGCCAGAATTCGGTAACAAAACCCTAAGCTAGTAGCAAAAAGTTGCTAGCCCTTTATATTGTTTTCTTATATATTAAAGCCCTTTATATTGTTTTAATATAGTATATAAGGCCTTTATATACTTTTCTTATAGTATATAGCCCTTTATATTCTTTTCTTATATATTATAAGGCACTAGACACTCTGCCTTATAGTTGCGCGCTTTTATTATATAGTGTTTAGTTAATGCGACCTCTAATATGTAGCTAGTGTGTTATTAGTGCATATTAATGCAAGCCAGAATTCGGTAACATAACCCTAAGCTAGTAGCAAAAATAATAGTATTAATGTGTTATGATTTGTTGTCAAATTATAAAACATTGTTTATACAATCTCTCAAATTATAAAATAAAATCATAAAATGTTATTTGTAAATAGAGAGATTAGATTCATAAAATGTTATTTATAAATAACTTGTTCTATGCATTTGAATATTATTTATAAAATGTATTTGTAAATTATCTCAAATCATAAAATGTTATTTGTAAATAGAGAGATTAAATTCTATAAAAATGTCTACAAATACTAAATAAAATTCTATAAAAATGTCTACAAATACTAAATAAAATTCTATAAAATATTATTTGTAAATTATCTCAAATCATAAAATGTTATTTGTAAATAGAGAGATTAAATTCTATAAAAATGTCTACAAATTATAAAATTAATTCTATAAAAATGTCTACAAATTATAAAATTAATTCTATAAAAATGTCTACAAATAATAAAATAAAATTATAAAATATTATTTGTAAATAGAGAGAGTATATTCTATAAAAATGTCTACAAATTATAAAATTAATTCTATAAAAATGTCTACAAATTATAAAATAGAGTTGTAAATAGAGAGATTAGATTCTATAAAAATGTCTACAAATTATAAAATGTATTTTATAAATAATTTGCTCTATGCATCTGAATATTATTTATAAAATGTATTTGTAATTTCTCTCAAATCATAAAATAATATTTGTAAATAGCGAGATTAAATTCTATAAAAATGTCTACAAATCATAAAATAAATTTATAAATTTACAGTAAGCACACCCTTCTATTATAAAGGGATTTACTTATTTTATTACTAGTATTTGCTTGTTTGCTATTAATCTCTTGCAAAGCTCTTTATATCCTTTTTATTATGTATTTATAGCAAACCGGAATTCGGTGACATAACCGGGTGCTAGTAACAAAAAATGTTGTTGTTAGTCTTATTTAAAATTGATAAGTTCTTTACTATTATTTATTAATTGCCTGCATCTATTATGACTACTATTATTAACTCTAGCATTGATTACACCAAGTTTGTGGGCAAGTCGTGGAGTGAGATTATGATGGCTTCGCCGGACCCTTCTGAGTTGCCGATGCCTCCACAAAGGTGGTTGGTCAAGGACCCTAGCATGGTTTTGCTCGATTCTGCTACGGAGGAGGCTCTTGAGCACTATTGGGCTGGGCAGGTTAAAGCGTGTCAATATGCTATCTTTCATATATGTTAGGTTTATTGTTTGGGGGGGGTGGGTGTGTCTTGTCTTTTTTTTCGTTATAAAATTGAATTAATAAAATAATTTATACAATTTATTTTATTAGATTTGAGAGATTTTATGAATAGCAGTGTTGCAGAAGTGCTATGTTCTATTATTAATCCTCTACATAATCATAACATAAAGGGAGGGGATTTATTTTATATTGGGACAGGTATTGGTCTCTCTAGTGGTCTTCTTTGTGCTTGTATTATTGCTCATTATAAATATATTAAGTTTAAGGCTAGTAGGGACGTACCTAGGGAAATAGTGCATAATGACAAAGATGATGACGCCATTATTGCCGTTATTATTGACTATTTTCATACTAAACAGAGTCTTTAAACCCTTTTTTTATATCTTATTTGGCGGCGTTCTTTAAGTCGTTCCTTTAAGCCCTTTTTTTATATCTTATTTGGCGGCGTCCTTTAAGTCGTTCCTTTAAGCCCTTTTTTTATATCTATTATATGGCCTCTTTAAGCCCTTTTCATATATATTATTTTGGGGCTCCTTTAAGCCCTTTTTTTATATATATTTGGGGGCCCCTTTAAGCCCTTTTTTTATATATATTTGGGGGCCCCTTTAAGCCCTTTTTTTATATATTATTGGGGGCTCCTTTAAGCCCTTTTCATATATATTATTTTGGGGCTCCTTTAAGCCCTTTTTTTATATATATTTGGGGGGCTCCTTTAAGTCGTGCCTTTAAGTCGTGCCTTTAAGTCGTGCCTTTAAGCCCTTTTTTTATATATATTAGAGGGCTCCTTTAAGCCCTTTTCATATATATTATTTGGCGGCGACAATTCTTGTTATATTTAAATAAAATTGATTTCTTTTTTTTCGTATTTGCTTTTATTCTATCCCATTACTAAGATGTCCAAGGCTATTATTGAGGCTCTTACTATGCGTGTTGATGCGCTCGAGAAGTCGGATAAGACCACTTCTATGCGTGTTGATGCGCTTGAGAAAACTCTTGCTTCGCAACTTAATGTTCAAGCTAAGCCTGTCGATGATAAGAAAAAGGATAAAGAGGATAAAAAGGAAAAGGCTGCTGCTAAGAAGGAGAAAAAGGCTAAGGCTGACCCTGCTGATGCTAAGCCTAAGCGTGTTACTGGTTACATTCTATTTTGTAATTCTAATAGGGATGATGTTAAGACTAAGTTATCTGTTGATGATGAAAAGCCTAAGAATACTGAGGTTTTGACTGAGCTCGCTCGTTTGTGGAAGGCTATTGATTCTGATGAAAAGGATGAGTGGAATGCTAAGGCTAAGGCTAAGTCTTATCCTCCTCCTAATAAACCTAACCCTACTAACGACGACGATGACCACGATGACGACGATGATGATGATGATTAAACCTCTTCGGGCATTACCTAAAACTGGCATTTGATTTAAAAAACAAAAAAAATCGCATTCCATATTTTTTTTTCGTGTAAAATAAAAAAACGAAAAAAATAAAGTTAATATATTGCAAATAATTTAATGTACTCCTTTCACAATCTTACCATTTCTCATTATACCTTCTATTGTTAAGTCTTTACTTAATATTACATTTTCACTAGTCTTATAATATGTTATTCCATCAACAGTTACTTCCTCTACTTCCACGCATATTTCTTCTTCTTTTTCAACTTCCTCGCTCATAACTGTATTTTTACGAGGTCTTCCACGACCTCGAGTTGGTTTGATTTCTAGATTTGGCTTATTTTCTTCAAGCCTAATTTTATTTTCTGCAACCTTAGTTTCTGCAACCTTATTTTCTGTAACCTTAGTTTCTGCATCTTCATTAATAATATTTGTTTTAGTAGTGCTAGTTTTTTTTACTTCTGGTTTATTCATAATAAGCACAGCTTTTTCTAATAATAATCTTTGATTAATTCTTATATTATTATTTTGCAAAATATTTGTAATAGCAGTGTTAGAAATATTAAAATGTTCAGATAATAATTCTACCATTTCAGTTAAAAGCATTTAATACAAAAAAAAAAGAATATTTATTATATCAATTTTTTTATTCTTTGTAAATCATTTTTATTTTTATTTTAGTTACTATTATATGTATTCACAAATTTATATACTCCGTTTTCGAGTCCATATTTGGCTATAATGCTTGGGTTTTGACTATTACATAATATATCTTCTGTTTTATATACATTATTGTTTTTATCAATATAATACGAAATTCCGTTTATTTCTTGGATCCATATTTCTACCTTTTTTAAAATGTTTTCCTCTTTTTCGCAATCGTTTAGCTCACCGTGAGGCCTGTTTTTATCGTGGGTTCCGCAATAATTTGATACTGTCTTCTTTTTACGAGTGCACTGCTCACCACAAGACTTTTTAGCAATACAACGATTGTAAAACGGCACAACCGACTTACTCCGCTTTCGCTTTACGAAGTCTTGCTTATTGATTTCTAATGTCTCAAAATCATAAATAAACTTTAATAAGTCGCTTTTTTCTTTAAAACATATGTTTTCATTTGTTTCAACATAAGATTTGATATTTTTCTTTAAATTGTCAATATAATCAGTTACTTTACAATTGATTCGCTTTTCCATTAATAAAATATATTGTTATTAGTAATAACATTTTATATTATTTCAATTTTATAATTTAAATTATTAACTTAAAAAATTGACAATTTGTAATAACTTCTTTAAGCTGTTATAAAAATATATATATGGCTAATTTCAGTTATGAGCAACAAATATGCTTAGACAAATATACAAAAGGAGAGAATTTGTTTATAACAGGACCAGGAGGCACAGGCAAATCATTTTTAATTAAACAAATTGTAATTGATGCAGAAGAGAAAAAGAAAATCATAAAAGTATGTGCTCTAACAGGTTGTGCTGCTATTTTGCTTCAATGCAAAGCAACAACATTGCATATGTTTTCAGGTATTGGACTAGCAAATAAGAAGAACTCAGAAATTGTTGATGAACTTTTCACCAAAAAAAGGCATAAATTGAAAAATTGGAGAGGTTTAGAAATCCTTATTATTGACGAAGTTAGTATGATGTCATTAAAAATATTATTATTATTAGACCTTATTGCTAGGAAATTTTATAAGAAAAATGTGCCATTTGGCGGACTGCAAGTCATTTTTACGGGAGATTTTTATCAACTCTCTCCCGTATTCACTAATTGTGGTGAAAAAGAAAAGGAAGATTCTATGTATTGTTTTGAGCACGAACTATGGAACCAACTATTTACTAAAGAAAATCAAATTGTGCTAAAAACCATATTCCGGCAAAACGATGAAACACTATTAAAGGTCTTAAAATATATTAGAAAAGGCCAAATAACTCCTTCTACAAAAGCAACATTGGCTAGTCGTATTTTTGACCACGAAGACTTAGATTTAATTAAAAAAGAAAAAGTTCTGACTATTCTCTCACCTATTAAGAGAGATGTTGAGCATATTAATTCTAAAGAATATTTAAAGTTAGATACCACTGCTAAAGAAGTCGTATATGAACTTGCTTATGTTGACCTAACTGCTAAAAACAATGAGGGTAAAAGTAATGACTGTAAAAGCGATATTTTTAGCGACAATATGCTTGCATTATTATTGAAAAGTAACGACCATTTAAAACGCGATTACGACTTTTTAGCAGCTAATATAATAGCAGAAAAAACGCTGAAACTTAAAATAGGGACACACGTTATGTGTGTTGTAAATCTAACTTTATGCGGAGAGCTACAAATTGCTAATGGAAGTCAGGGAATAATTGTGGGGTTTAATGAGCATAATCTTCCATATGTGCAATTTAATAATTGCAAAGACCACACTTTAATAGATTACTATATTTGGAAGTCCGAAACTAATAAAAATGTTGGCTTAAGTCAAATACCGCTTATTTATTCGTGGGCTATTACTATTCATAAGGCGCAAGGACTAACGCTTGAAAATGCTATTATAGATATTGGTAGCAATATATTTGCCTACGGCCAAACATATGTTGCGTTGTCGCGATTAAAATCTCTCGAAGGACTATATTTAACAAGCTTTGATTATTCTAAAATTAGGTGTAATCCGCTAGTTAAAGAGTTTTATGGAGATAGTTAAGTGTGATAGTTATAAGGTTTATGTTATGTAATTATTAACTAATGTTAATATATGCTATTATTAATTTAATTATTAATTAAAGATAATTTTTTAATTTCAATATATAGCATTATGATTTATATTGAAATTATGGGAGGACTTGGAAATCAATTATTTCAAATTTTTTGCGGTATTGCGTATTCGTTTGAACATAGGGTTCCGTTTAAAATAAATATTAGCAAGTTTGATTTAGTATCTCCGCTTGACAATATTAGTAAGCGACCTACATATTGGGCGAATTTTCTTAGCAATCTCTCTAAGTTTACATATCAAGACCAGTTAGCAATTCCAGCATATATAGAAAAAACTCATTTTAGATTTACTAGAATCCCTTATATAAATCAAGACTTTAAATTGCACGGTTATTATCAAAGTTATAAATATTTTAATGGTCAATATGCCAATATATGCAAAATGATTAATTTAGACAATCAAAAGGCGGACATTGTTGAAAAACATAAGGATTTGCTTAGTGGAGCAAAAAAACCAATAAGTCTCCATTTTAGAATAGGCGATTATGTTAAAAATCTAGCAATGCATCCAGTATTGACCACTAGTTACTATATAAATTGTATTAATTATTTAAAATCCCTGATTCCAGACCTTGAAGAAAACTATTATTTGCTAGTATTTGGAGAGCTTTGCGATAATGAAAAAATCTCTCGTGCTATTGCAAGTATAAAGGAGATTTATAATATTAGCATTGTAATGTGTGATTATAATGTTCCCGATTATGAACAGCTTTTATTAATGTCGTTAACTAGTCACAACATAATAGCAAATAGCACATTTAGCTGGTGGGGTGCATATTTTAATAATTCTACTAATAAAATAGTATGTTATCCGAATATATGGAATGGATCATCTAATAATGTAAAAGACCTATTTCCGGAAAGTTGGATAAAAATTTCATCTTAAATTTTGTTTTAATTTATGATTTATAATAAATATTATGCTATTATTATAAATATTATGCTATTATTATAAAACATATTACCAATAACATCCATTTTCAATCAATTTATAATTGCTCGGTTTGTATTCGTCTGGAATTATAGTAATCCAGTTTTCATTATAAGGTAAATTGCTATGCTCTTTTTCTCGTGCAGACAAAATTCCAAAAATAGTTTGAATACTTCCACCCAAGTATATGGCGTCTTTATTAAGTTCGCTATGTATTTTATGACATAACATATGTCCGTAACATCCACATCCTAATAATACAATGTCAAAATCTAGTGCCTCAATTATATTAAACACGTGGTCTAGCGTTTCGTGATAATTAGCATGTGGCCCATTATTTAAAAAACAATATGGAAATTTAATAGTTTTTAGGTCTGCAAGCTTCGGAAATTTTTCATAAATCTTATATACATTTCCTGAATTATATTGTTGCTCTATAAGACCATCAAAACTCGATACACATAATACTTTCTTGTTTCTCATATAATCAAAAATGCTGTCTATTCTATCATAAAAGTGTGTTCCATTCATAGATTGATAATTAATAATATTATATTTATTGAAAAAATCGGCCTTATATTTGTTAAATAATGGCATCATATTTTCTCCCATATAAAATTGCGCTTTTTCGCAGCCACCAATACTAATTTCAAGATGGTTTATAAATGCAAAATAATTCTTTGTAAATGCTGTTTCGTCGAAATTCATTTGACTACCGCGCACTGCTTTATCATAATAGCCAGCAGTAGTATATAACCAATTTGTATAGTTTTTTAATACATTTGATAATTGCTTTTTTAAATAAGAATCTTCATTTCCATATTTCAATATATAAGATATAAATAATATGTGCGATTCAGTATTTCCTAATCTTACTATTTTCATATTATGTTTATGATTATGCTTTAATAATTAGCTTTAAAATATTACCTTTATATTATTATCTTTATATTGTTACCTTTATATTATTATCTTTATATTGTTATCATTATATTGTTTATGTAATATTTAAATTCCATAGTTATAATTAACTATTTATATATGGTAATTATATAAATAGTTAATTATATATTAACTAATATGAAAATATTAATTGTTGATGAGATGCATTTTAAAAATAAAATTGGAATGCTATTATTATTGGAACATTTAAAAATTGAATATAAGATTTGTCAGTATAATAATGTGAATAAATATATTAAAGACTATGATATTATTCATTCTCAATATACACCAATAGATGCGTCGTTATTTCCTGAAAAAAAATTTATTTTTGGTGCCGCTTTTTCCATTTTTCCTAATAATAAATTACTAAGCATAAATAATATACATAATAATTCTATTTATATTCAACCAAGTATTTGGGCGGCTGATACATGGAGAAATTTTAATGTAGAAAAATTTATACCTATAAAAGTATTTCCTTTTCCAGTAGAAATAGAAAAATTTACTCCTAATCAACATTCTCAAAAAAACGAAGTTTTTATATATTTTAAAAGGCGAAAACCAGAAGAGCTCGAATATGTGAAACATTTTTTAAATAATAAAAATATTACTTACAAAATATTTGATTATGTTCAAAAATACAGTGAAGAAGATTATTTCAAATGTTTGCAAAATGCAAAATACGGAATTATTATAGACGCTCACGAAAGTCAAGGATTTGCTATAGAAGAGGCATTATCTTGTAATGTGCCATTATTAGTATGGAATACTAGTGTTATGTCTCAAGAATATGGTTCAAATTATCCAAATATACCGTGTTCTAGTATAGCATATTGGGATGAAAGATGTGGGTTATATTTTTATAAACTAGAAGAATTTGAAACTAGTTATAATGAATTTATAAATAAATTAGAAACTTATAGTCCAAGAGCATATATAATGGAAAATTTAAGTCCGCAAAAATGTGGAGAGCGATTTATTGAATTGGTTGCTAGTTTTTAATCAATAGTTTTAATATAAAGATATAATTACATTTATATAAATATAATGAGTGAATTTTTTGAGAGATGTTTTGAAAAACATAATTTCAATGAACTTAATAATTTAGATGTAAATATTTTATATAACTCTATTGTATATTATAAAAATAAATATAAAAATAATCCTGAAACAATTTTTGATGTGGGTTGTAATGGTGGATCATTTATTAAAGTTTTAAATCATCTAAATATAAAAAACAACATTCATTGTTTCGAACCACATCCATATCTTAGTGATTACACTAAACAAATTTATCCATTTATAACTATGAATAAATATTGTCTAACAAATAATATAGGAACAATAGATGTTACATTTCCTATATGGAGTGTGGGGTTAAGTAGTATTATTCACAGACCTGTATTTGATAGATTAAAATCAGAAGGGCAAGAGTTAAAAAAAATAAATGTAAAATGTGAAACAATTGATAATTATTGTAAAATAAATAATATTAAAAAAATAGATTTTATTAAAATAGATGTTGAAGGTGCGGAAAAAATGGTATTGGATGGGGCAAGTAATATGTTACAAAATAACACAATAAAAATGGGAATATTTGAAATAGGTGAAACGCTTGCTGATGCAGGTACAAGCGAAGATGAAATTTGTAAATATTTAATGAACTATAATTATAAAATAGATAAAAACTTTGTTCCAAATAATTATATATTTTATTTATAATATGATATAAATATTTAAATTTGTAAATATTTATATATGACTTACCTTCCTTCTACGTCTTGTGGTGAAATTGGCAAAATATTACATATTATTTATAATAAAATTATGCCATATAAAACAGATGGATTATTTATAGAAATTGGAGCAAATGATGGTAAGACTGGTTCATTTACCTATAATCTTGGTAAAATTGGATGGTATGGTATTAATATTGAACCAATACCGCGATTATATAATTTATGCTGTAATAATCATAAAGATCATAAAAATGTTAAAAATTATAACTTAGCATTAGGAGAACTAAAAGGAGAAGTAACAATTATTGACGCTGATACATTATCTACAATAGATACTAATGTAATAGATATATATTCAAAAATTCCACAATTCAAAAATTATTTTACAAATAACAATAATTATCATAAAGTTAAAATGAATACATTAGATAATATATTACAAGAAAATTCTATTGCTAACATAGATATTTTAGTATTAGATGTTGAAGGATATGAAGAAAATGTATTAAAAGGATTTACAATTGCAAACTATAAACCGTCTATTTTTATAATTGAAATAGGAGACCAGCATCCAGATTTTATAAATAATACTATAATGATGACAAAATATAAAAATTTGAGAGAGTATTTTAGAATTAATAATTATACTTTATTAATAAATGATATAGTTGACAATGTATATATTACAAATGAATTATATAGTACATTAGATAGTAATTTTATTTCAACAATCAAACAATTGGTTAAATTTCCACAATATATTTAAAATGTGATATTTTATAATTGAAAAAAATTATTTAAATGTTGTCTATACATCAAAATCCAAAATGATATATTTCCTGAATTACAAACTACATATTTACATTTTGACATAATATATACTATTGCTAAGAACTTTAAAGCGTAGTCATGATTAATTTTAGGCGTTAAACCATGATTATCAACTGTGCGCCGTATATCTTTATTAATAACACGTATTTCATCATATAATACTATGTTGTTTTTAAAATTTTTACGCATTTCATCTATAAATTCTTTCTCGTCTGATTGAATTAGAATTTTTAAATTAGGATCATCTTTCAATATTTGGGTTGCTTTTATAATATATGCATTATAACTAGGAATAAGGCATTCAGTAGCTTTATCGTTTCCTCTTAAAAATAAACAACAAGTATTTTCCAAATCAATATTATACTTACTAATAATTGTATTATAAATATCCATTACGTGATCTGACAAATTAAAATATACTTCTGCATATTTGAAATACATATCCAATTTATAAGTTGAATAATTCATAAATTGTATACCTCCACATAATTCATATTGAAAGTCTATTAATGATACATTATTTAATTTATTGATATCTGATATTTTAAAAAAATCATAAAATATATTATTATTAGTGTAACGATACCACGAATAAGTATTTGAAGAATCTATTATTTCGGGATTAAATCCACTTTTTTTTTTATGATTAATAATCTCAAATAATATAACGACAGATATAGAAAACAACCCACCAATATGGTGTCTCACTATTAATGTCATAAATAATAATAATTATATATATATATAATTATTTATATATAAATAATTATATATATATATAATTATAAATAAAATGGACAATCTTGTATTAATATCATCAATTATAAATACTCCAAATAAACCACTATCATATACTAATACAAGATCTGTTTTTTCTCGTAAAGAAAGATTTGAGCAAACAAAATTAACTATACAATCTATAAAGAAAAAAATACCTAATAATAAAATTCTACTTGTTGATTGTAGTGATTTTAATGAAGAAGAAAAATTATATTTTGAAAAAGAGTGCGATTATATTTTAAATTTATGGGATAAAAAAGAGTTACACAATAATCTTTTTGGCATATCAAAAGCCTTAGGAGAAGGAACTCAAACAATAGAAGCTTTTAAATATATTAACGAAAATAATATTTGCTATGCTAATTTATTCAAAATTAGTGGACGATATTGGTTTAATGATAAATTTGATTATAATATATTTAATAATAATTCATTGGTTTTTTTTAATGTTAATCAAATACACGCTTCTACCAATGTATATAAAATTCCCAATTATATACAAGATACGCTATATTATTTTTTAATTAATAATTACGAAGCAATGAAAGCATGTATTGGTTATGAAGTATTATTTTTACATTTTTTAAAATCAATAAACTATGAAAATACTATTATTATTAAAGCAATCGGCGTTTCAGGATTTATAGCCGTCAATGGTTCTTCTTATGAAGCATAAATATAAAGATTATAACAAATGTCTTCCTAAATTATTTTTCGCACTTTCATATATTACATTATAACGGTCATCTTCCCAATCATCCGGTAAACAATCTTTTAACATAGTAACAAAATATTCATATCCGTGTTTAAATCCTCGTGTATCATGTTTAGTGCATATAGTATCTAAAGCTGATCCAAAATCTAAATATATACCATTTGGAAATTTTTTTATTAATTCGGCAATTAAAACTTTTGAACCCATACCAGCACAAGTTATTAGTATATGATTATTGTCTTCTCCTATTAAATTCCTAATTTGATTATAAATATTTTCAAAATTATTATCAAACCAATTATTTAAAGGAACAAAAACTATATGGTCTAAATTTAATAACTTTACACTTTTAATTAAGTGATTATTACATAGAATTATTTTCTTTCTTGTGCTTTTCTTAATTGTATAATATAATTTTGCTTTCGTTATATCGTTATTTTTATCAAATATAATTGTATGATATTTGCACCATTTAATGGGTTTAATTGTCAAACTTTCATAATAACGTTTTACATCATCACTATGCCATACACCAATATAAGAATTAGTAGTATTTTCAACCATAAATTTAAATGATGCTATTAAACCATTAGACAATTTATGTGTATAAATGTCTCCGTCGCAATTACATCCGTAATGTCGAGACATACAATTAAATTCACCATCGCCATATTTTAAAAATGATACTGGTGTTGAATATTCTATACATTCTATAATATGACTTGTAATATCCATATTATATATAACTATTTATAACTATTTAAATAGTTATAAATAGTTATATATAAAATTATGAAAATAGCTATTATTGATGGTTTAAATCAAGACATGGGTTTAAAAATATTGTTTCCAGAAGCCGATTATTTTATAAGTAGAATACAATTTGATAAAACAGCGTGTTTGCAAAAATACAATATAGAAATGAAAACAGATTGGAGTATTATAAATGATAAAAATTACGATTATTTAATTATAATTATAGCATTATATAATGCTATAAAAGGCGCTCATTATTCACAAGAAATATTTGATATTTTACAAAAAGAGTTACTAATAATTAATAATAATAATTTTAAGAAGGTATTTATTTTTGACAATTATGATTATGATTACGATCCAAATACATTATTACAAAATAATAAAATTAATTTATTTTTTAAACGAAATTATAATAAAAATAAGCATTACCAGCAAAATGTTATACCTTTTCCTTTTATAATGTTCGGTCATATTTCATTGATAGAAAAAATAGATAGTAAATTCCCAATTGTAAGTAATGAAAATAAATTAAATAGAGTTTTTTGGACCGGTAGTTTATATTGTCATATAGATAAAGAATACCCATGTATAGTAGATAGAAGACTTATGTATTCTCAAATTTTATCACATAATAATAATGGCATATTTAATCCGGGATTTTTACAATACAATATATTTTTATCTGAAATGAATAAAAGTAAATTTTCATTAGACTTACTAGGATGTGGTTATCCAAATAAGCGAACTTTTGAAATATTAACTACTAATTCATTACTAATTGCTGAAAATAACGATATAGTATGGCCTTTTCCTCAGCAATTTTCAGAAGAAACTATATTTAAAAATGCAACAGACTATATTGAAAAAGTGAATAAGTTAGCACAAAATAATGAATTATATATAAAATGTTTAACTAATCAACAAAATATTGTTGATAAATATTTTAATGTTGTTTGGATTAGGAATTATATATCTTCGTATATGGAATGAAGAGATTTAATTCATCTTTTTTATACTTATAGTATTATTTAAAGATAATCATTGTATATATTATAAAATGATTATATGCAATTTACAAGGAGGATTTGGTAATCATTTATTATGTGTAGCTCTTGGAATAATATTAGCAAACAAATATAATACTAAGATTCATATGGTAAATAACTATGGTAATGGTATTAACAATTTTTCAAATGATACCAGAAACACAATTTTCAAAATAGTTAATGTTAGTATTATAGCAAATACCAATGAAAATATATTAAGTAATTACATATATATAAATAATAAGCAAGATTACTATAATGCTTTATATAACTATAATTCCAGTTCTAACTACATAATTAATTGTATTCATATAGAGGATTTAAATATTTATTTAGAAAATATTAGTATTATAAAAAATTATTTATTGATAAATAACAATTTTGATCATGATTATGAAAATACTATTACTATTTCGCTCAGATTAGGATGCTATGGTGAAGTATGCAATCCATCTCCTTTTTCCGATGAAGAACAAGAGAGATTGCCATTTGACTATTTTATTCAAGGTATAAAACAAATATTAAATAAAAATGCAAATATAAATACATTACTAATTTGTGCTGATAATTTTGAAGATGATTTTGTAAAAAAATTCGATTATTTAAATAATGAAGGAATAAATGTTGTATTAAATAAAAAAAACACATATGCACAGTTTTGCGATATAATAAATTCAAAATATTTTATTACTAGTCTTAGTACATTTTCTTTATTTGGTCTATTATTAAGTAATAATAATTGCTATGTTCCATATTTTAAACATAATTCGACTATAAAAAAAAATGTAGGAAATAGCGCGTTTTATATAAACGCATCAAACACATTTTACAGTATGAAAAACGTAAATAAGATAGTTATTTAACTTATTAATTGTTATTATTATTATTATTACTTAAATATTAATTATTAATTATTAATTAGTAATTATTTATTATTAATATGAAAAAAGTAGCTTTATGTTTCAGAGGTTTAACTGATTATTTTTTAAAATCATATGATAATATTAATAATTTTATAATTAATGATTTAAAAAAAGAATATGATGTAGATATATTTTTAAATACATACAAAACCGATTTAGAAGATACTTTAATAAGCTTATTAAAACCAGTAAAGATTTTATATAATGAAATGAGAAGTGGTAGTAGTGTTCATTATATTGTTCCAATTCAATTAATAGAATGTTGTGATTTAGTAAAGTCATATGAAAAAGAGAAAAATATTGAGTATGATTATATTATTATAACAAGATTTGATTTAACTTTCAATAATACATTTAGTGATTATAACGTAAATTTCAATAAAGTTAATATGGAATGTATGTTAGTTCCTTGTTATAACTCTGGGGACAATTTTTTACTTTTTAAGAGAAACTATTTAGAACCAATTAAAACTAGTATACAGGATTGCATAAATGATGTCAATCATTCCCATCAATTATATAGATATTTCGAAAAAAATAACTTACCTACCCACTACATTGGTGGTGAAACTACAAAAAGAAATCCTGTATATGATGTAATGTTTAGATTTACAAGATATATATAAGAGAGGACTTATTACAATATGGATTGAATATTGAAATATTTAAATTTTTAAGTAAAATTTTTAAGTATTTACATTTTTAAAATTTTCTTCAATTAACATAGACATACAAACTAACTGTTTATTGAAACCTAGCTCTTTATAATAAGTTTTTAGTTTATCGTCACACGCTAAATCTATTCTATAACATCCCTTGTCTTTAGCGCAACCAATTAAATAGTTAACAATTATTTTTCCAATTCCTTTATTTCTATTGTTTTCATTTACAAAAATATTTTCAATGTGACCCATGTAACTTATATTGTATGTTAACTTCGCTTCAATTAATAATGAGCCGGTGCCTAGTATTTCATTATCTTCCTCGTATATAACTATTATATGTCTATTACAATTTAAATTACTTATAAATAAATCGAATACATCTTTATTTATATTTAAATTCAGCAGTTTAATAAACTTTTTATAATCTGTCTTCTCAATATGTCTAATATGTCTAATCATTTTAGTAATACTATTATTCTATATTTAAATTCAAAATAATAGAAAATAATATATAAATAATAGAAAATAATATATAAATAATATAAAATAATATATAAATAATAGAAAATAATATATTATTATTTTAAAAAATATAATATAAGAAGATAATTATTATTTTATTATATGAACTCAACGGACGCTAATTACCAATTATATTTGTCAATTACGAATAACTGGCCATTAGATGATTGGAGCATCACAAAAGAATGTTTTGATAAAATTATTGAAATACTTCCATTTGGAAGTATTATTCTAGAAATTGGAAGTGGAAATGCGACAAAACTATTATCCCATTTTTATAAAATGATTTCAATTGAAAGTGATAATGCATGGATGAATAAATATAACAGCGAATATATTTATGTTCCAGCTAGTAAAGTTACTTGCAAAGTATTTGGAGTTACAACATGGTTAAATGTAGATATTTTAAAATCATCCCTTGTTGGAAAAAAATACGATATGTTACTAGTTGATTCTGGTTTTGATAGAGTTGGAATTTATGATAATATAGATATATTTAATACTAATATTCCTATAATATTTGATGATACGATGGATGAAAAGTATTTAAAATGTGCCAATTTAACAGCTACAAAATTAAATAAAGTTTGCACAACATATCAATGTGCTGTTAATAAATACGTAGTTACATGGTTTCAAGGTAAAAAATATTCATTAATTATGTAATGTAAATAAATAGTTAAATAACAGTATATAAATATTAAAACAATTAAAAATAATATATAAATATTAAAACCTAATATATATTATTTATGGCTAATAGTAGTAGTGTTGTTATTCCAAAAATTATCCATCAATTATGGATTGGTCCTAAGCCACGACCTTCGAAGTTTATGGCTACTTGGCAGACTAAGCACCCCGACTATGAATATATTATGTGGAATGAGGAAGAAATTCGCAATCGTGGGTTGCATCTAGAATGTTTTTCAAAAATTAATGAAATAGAGGAAATTAATGGTAAAGCCGATATTATACGTTGGGAGATTTTATACCATTATGGTGGATTATTTATTGATGCCGACTCCATTTGTATTGAGCCATTTAACTATTTGATTGAACAGCATAAACCTTTTTGCGGTTATGAAAATGAAAACGTAAGACAGGGCTTAGTTGCAACCGGAACTATGGCGTTTCCAAAAAATCATCCACTGCCTAGAGGCGCAATTGATTATATTAAAGCTAATGAAGTTAGCCGAGCTAAAACAGGCAAAATGGCGTGGAGAACTGTTGGTCCCGAATTATTAACAAAGCTTCTTCAAACTAATTTGTTTTGTGATGTTGTTATTTATCCTAGTTATTATTTTTTACCAAAACACGCCACGGGAGTGCAATATATGGGTCATTCTATTGTTTATGCGTATCAAGAATGGGGCTCTACTAAGCAAAATTATGAAATTATGAACTCAATTGAATTAGAGGACATTTATAAAGAGCCTAAAAATTGGGTCTCCGTTTTAGTAAGCAGTTATAATACAAATCATAAATATGTTGTAGAATGTTTAGAATCAATAAAACAACAAAACGGCCACTTTGGAATTGAGCTAGTATGGATAAATGATGGTTCAAATGAATTAAGCACTAAGTTATTAGAAAAAACACTTGACGAATTTAAAGCTAAAATGCGGTTTATCAAAATTGTTTATAAAAAATGGCCTACAAATAATGGTATTGGTTATAGTTTAAATAAAGGCGTGGAAATGTGCTCTCACGAAATCATTATTAAAGTTGATAGTGACGACATATGCTTGGCTGACCGTTTTATTAAACAACTAGAATTTATGAAAAATAATTTAGATTGTGCTATTGTTGGCTCTAATGCGCATTACTTAAAAGAAATTGATAATTCTAAAGTCCTTCAAGGCTCTACAAATCACCCATATTTATTAACGTGGGCAGACTATAAAAGAAATCCATCTCATTGGTTTGTAAATCATCCATGCGTATGTTATAGAAAGTCTGCTGTGCTCGCAGTTGGCAATTATAATGAACACACGCATTCGCTATACGAAGATTTTGAACTAGAACTAAAACTGCTCAAACATTTTGGTAAGCTATATAATATTCAAGAAAATTTACTATATTATAGAATACACGCTAATCAGGTTACTGCTAATAATAGTTGCTCTAAACCAGAGGTAGTTAATGCGCGAAATGTTTTTATTAAAAAATTATTGCTAGATTAAATTGGCTATATTAGCTATAATAGCTATAAAAAAATTGAAATATAAAATTTGTTTTATTTGTTGTCTTCATTAAATTATAAGATATTCTAATTATAATATAGTCTAATTATAATATTATTAAATGATTATTCAATTATTTAATAATTTTATTGAATATTTGCTAGTTAAATTGTATCCGGACTATTACGAATACAAAATTATAGAGCGAGTTAATTCTAGTGGATCTCTTGTTGAATATTGTGAAAATTGAATAATATTAAATATAATAAAATAATAGTCATAAATTTTTTTATTATTTGGTTGAAAATATATTAAAAGCAATTTAAAAATTAATATATTAATTTGTAAAATGCATAGCGCAAAAACTAGTATATTAAATTTTATTTATGGGTTATTTTTTTTTATTTGTAAATGGACTAATCCGTTATATATAGTCTTGACACCGTTTGCATATATTGCTCGCTTAACTCACCAGGTGCCCATTCTACTAAATGAGAAAATAAGAAATAAACAAATTTTGACTTATAATAAATATAACATTGTTGCATTACCATCAGACTCCAATTTTATACAAGATAGATGGCAGTCGTTCCAATATATGGAATGGAGACTTAACGAAGGCTGGACATATGATAAATGTAAACTACTTTTTGACGACTGGTCTATGAAAAATTTTAGGTGTAAATCGAACTTTATTGAAAGCCAAGGCAATGCTAAAGAATATATTGAAACTATTACTCGAAAAAAACCATCGCAGGTTATTATAAACACAACACATTTGATAGTTTATTCCAAAAATACACTTAGTATATTTATGGATCATTATTTTTGCGACGGATTAATTATTGCTGATTTGTTTAATCATTTATTTTATGAAGATAAAGTTTCCGCTATTACATTTCCAAAATATAGAAGTTATCCTTTAATTTCTGATTATTGCGCTATTGAATATTTAGTAAGAATGTCTATTGAGAATATAAAATATCCACCACTAATTAACGGTATAGGAGCTAAAACATATTTAATGACTGAAACATTAAAGAAAAATGAGGACCTTATTTGGAACCGTTGGACTATATATGCGCACGGAATTTATAATGTATATGAAGCATTGCCCGAAGATGTTGGCTATTTGCGAATAGGTTTAACTGTTGGTTTTGACACCAACACAACGTTTGGAAATAATCGCATAGGTTTAATAATCGTCATTATTAAACGTTCACCTATTAATTTATCACATAATGAGAAAATATTAAATTATATGGAGCAGTTTAAAACTCAAACATTAGCACGTTACATTGATGCACATACGTGTTATGATGTAATTCGCTCATATAATATGAGTTATGTGCGTAGTTCTAAAATGGCTAGACTTGTTGATATTTATTTTACCTCTTTTTATTATAAAGAAGAGCCTAGCAATATTAGCGGAGGGATTGGTGGTTTTGTTGGTACATTAAATAATAGTGAAAATGTGTATATATGTGCTACTTCATTTGGGACAACCACGTTTTTTACCTATGTAACAAATTGGAACCAATTGAATTTAAATAAGCTTATTAACAATGGACTTAGTCTTGAATATGAATTTGATAATAGTGACCCTAGTCAGTTTTAAGGTGTACTATTTATTTTTTATTATTTTTATTTATTTATTTATGAAGATTAAACAAATAAAAATAAATAAAGTCTGTGAATTTTATGATTTTACTTCTTGTAAATACACGTTTACGTGATTTTTATCCAAAAATATATTAAATATACATAATGCTAATAACCATACTAAAAATGGCATATAATATTCTAAACCAATACTAAAAAATTTACCTATTAAATAACCAGAAAAAATTAAGACCAGCATTAAACTTAGTGATAGTACTATATTTTTTGAAGATTCACCCATTTATATTTATATAATGTTATTTATTTTGTTTATTTTGTTTAATAACTAATATACTTTTCTCAATAATAGGCCTATTTTCTAATATAAAATCGCTAACGTGATTACTATCTATTTCAGGATTATCTTTAAAATAGTCTTGCAACATTTTAAATAAGTAGTCTTTATTTAAAGGCGCCTTTACTTTGTTTTTTCTATATATTAATTTGCCATCATTTATATCAAATCTATCTATTTCATTATTTTCCATAACATTAATCAAACTTCCCGACAATTGCTTTTTAGAATTTCGCAATTCTTTAACTTGTTTATTCAAGTTTGCTATTTTTGTATCAATAGCTATCCATTCTTTTATAGTATTTATTAATACTTGCTTTTGCTCACTCATATGCTATAACTTATAAATAATATTAATAAATTTATTAATATTATTTTACATTGTTTTTATATATATTTTAAATGATTTATTGATTTATTGATTTAATTTTATAACTAATCTATTTATTAAATCTTCCTTCTTTCCTGTTAATTTATAATTATGCATTCTTAATTCATTTTTAAGCTCTATTAACGTTTTCTTTTTATACATTTTCATTATATCGGGTTGTATAGAAGCCAATAATTTTTCTTCATTTATTGTATATTTAAAGTGATTATTACAAAAAATACCATATTTTGTAATGCAGGCATTTTTTCCACATTTGTTTAAAGATTTGTCTATATAACTACATTCATACAATTGAATAGATAAATCAGGCGGGCTATTTACGCCTTTTACTAATTTATGTTCATAATACTTAAAATATGGCATAATTTTATTATTAACAGTCCTGCAATAAGGACATTTTATTTCATTTAATCTTAATTTTGAATTATCTAATAATTTTTTCGTTTTTTGTTCTGTTACTTCGTTATATAATTCTAAAAAATTAAATTTATGATTACATATTAATGTAATTGCATTATTATCTAATAATTCATTACTTATTAAGCATCTTTCTTTATTCTTTCTCTCATTGTTGTCATTTTTGCTGTTTCTTTCATTGTCGCTTACGCTTTCATTGTTGCTTTCATTGTCGCTTTCATTGTCGCTTTCATTCAAAAATTGCATAAATAGTTCTTTACTAGTCATTGCTAAAAATTTTTATTAATTTACTTAAATTTAATAAATAGCTTTTAAATATTTTTAAAAAATGTTATAAATAATGTTATAAATAATGTTATAAATAATGTTATAAAAATAGTTTTATAATAGTTTTATAATATATTATAAATGTCTTTTTCTAAAGAAATTTGGGGTTCTAGTGTATGGAATTTATTCCACACTATTGCTCATAAAATTAAGGAAGACAAATTTTTATTTCATAAAAGCAATATTATATATATAATAGAAAATATATGCAATACATTACCGTGTCCTGATTGTAGTAAAGATGCGACTGCTATGTTAAAAAAGGTAGATTTTGCTCAAATTAATAGCAAAGCAGACTTCAAATTATTAATGTTTAATTTTCATAATGCTATTAATACTAAACTTAAAAAACCGCTTTTTGATTTCAATGAATTAGATGACAAATATAGCAAAGCTAATATTGATGCTATATATAATAATTTAAATATAATTTACACTTCCAACTCAAATATTCCTCAACTTATGTCTTCGAGTTTTCATAGGCATCATTTATTTCCTAAAATAAAAGATACATTAAGAGTTATTAGAGAAGATTTAATATAATATAATATAATATTAGCCTATTAGCCTATTACTTCTCCGTTTTTATAAACTTGGCACTTGAATTGCTGATTTGTTGGTTTACTACATTGCACATTATTACTTACTGAATCTGCAAAATACACAAATTTACTCTTTGTGCTTATATATAGCAAACTATAATATAATACTCCAAAAAATACACCTATTAACAGGCCTAATATTAGTCCCATTATATCGCTACATTTTTGATTGTATTCTGTTACAACATTTATAGCTGTTACACCTAATAAAAATAGCAACAACGAAAAATTGTGTTGGCTATTTATTACCATAGGATAAATTAAATATGTTGACGAAAATGACAATATTGCACTACTTAGTGATGGAGCATTATAAATTCCACCTACATCCTTAACCGTAAAAGGCGACGGTAAAATATTACAAAATGGTGATGCAAAGATGCTTTGTTTATTTTTAATCACATTTTTTAGTACTAATACTATTACGGAAAGTATTACAATTCCCATATTAAAAACGATTCCTTTTTCTAAACTATTTTGCGCTATTGATAGTAAAGTAATACAAAAAACAACCAATAACGGTGCTGTGAAAGATATATATTCAAATATGTTTGTTAAACTCATTGTAATTGCTATTGGACCGCTCGACATTATTAATTAAAATATAAATATATTATTAATTAATATATTTATATTAAATTGTTGGTGTTTATAGTTTTAGTTTTGTTGTTTATAGTTTTGTTGTTTATAGTTTTGTTGTTTTAGTTTTTGGTTTTGGTTTTTGGTTTTTTAATAGTTTTAGCATTTTAAATAATTATTTCAGCAATAGCTTGCTCTATATTTTCAAGTTCTACAAACTTTATTTTGCTCATATTTTTTTCATACTTTTCATAAAATAATTTGTAATCTTTAGCATTAGCTTTTGGATAATAAAAGGTCGTTACACCTGCTCGCAATCCACCAAGTATTTTCAAATCTAATCCTCCTATTGCTGTTATGTTTCCTTGTAAGCATATTTCTCCCGTTATTGCTATATTGTTTCTTATTTTTCGCTTTGATAATAAACTATATAATACAAGAGTTATGGCTGCGCCTGCTGATGGTCCATCTTTTGGGGTTGCACCTTCAGGCACGTGAATATGAATTCCTTGCATCTTGCTTTCTTCTAGCTCTTTTGTTATTGCAATCTTTTCTGCACTGCTTAATAAATTGTAAGCCAATGTTTTCGCCACAGCCATACTTTCTTTCATTATATCTCCTTGTAATCCTGTAAGCTTTAGTTCTAAAAAATTAGAGCTATGAAAAAAACTGCTTTCTATGTGTATAATTCCACTATTTCCATAACTGTTTGCCCATAATCCGTTAATTATTCCCACTTTTGGCTCGCTAATTATTGTTAAATAACTTATTTTAAATCTATCTCTCAATTGTGTTTCTATAAACTCGTTATTTATTTTAAACGGCAACTCATAGCATTTATTATTTTTCAATAGCATCAAATTAAACGAAGATATGATTTCAAATAATACTTCTTTTAACTTTCTTACTCCTGACTCATTTGTATAATGTTCTATTATAAATCTAAGTTCCTCTTCCTCAATTATTAATACATCGACAAAATGAAATTTTGCGTAAAATTCCGGTAATAAATAGTCACGTGCTATAATTAGCTTATCGTCTAATGTTAGTATATCAAATTTTATTCTATGTATTCTATCCAATAATATTTTATCCAGCAACTCAACATCGTTATATGAAAATATAAATAATACTTTTGACAAATCTAAGTCTATATTGCTAAAATATTTGTCTTGAAAATGTGTGTTTTGTGTGCTGTCTATTAAATGAGTTAATATTCCTATTAGCTCTTTACCGTGCTCCGTTTTACTTACCTTATCCAATTCATCTATAAAAATAATCGGATTCATACATTTATGCTCCATCAAAATGTCTACTATTTTACCCCACGTTGAACCTACATATGTATAGTTATGTCCTTCTAATATGCTACCATTAGACGAACCTCCTAATGCAATAAGAGAGAATGGTCGCGGTTTATTATTTTTATCTTTCAAACAATATGCCAACCCTTTTTGTGCTAAACTCGTCTTACCTATACCAGGTAACCCTTCAAAACCGAAACAATAGCCTGATGATTCGCCATTTATCCATTGTCCTACTATTCGCTCAATTTGTAATTTAGCCTTTTTATGACCATAAACCGCGCTATCTAATATATTATTGAATTCATTCATATATGCAATAATTTCGCCATTTTTTCTATTGATTTGATTTATATGCTTTTCAATAGAAAATAAATAATTATAATAGTCACTGCTTATATATTCTTTGAAAAATAATAGCAGTTCATTTGTAGCCACTTCGTTAGTAGCCACTTCGTTAGTATTATTAATATTATTAGGATTAAGATATAAAGACTTAATAAAAGTTAGTAAATTAGCTTTTAAAAAGATTTTTTTATCATAGTCACTAGGTGTTAATTTTAATGATTTTAATGATTTTAATAATGGTGCAGTTATTTTTTTCTTATTATGTTCAATATATTCAACTATAAGCAATAATAATTCATTAGTAATGACTAATTTACTTGAGCCTAATTTTTCAATAATATTAATATTTATAATATTATTATTATTTTTCATACTATGAATTGTGGTTAGTATATTACTTATATCTCTATTAGCGCTTAATAATAGAAAATTGCTGTTTTTTAGTGGATTTATTATGTTGTTTAGTAAGCTACTTATTTCGTACTTGATTTTTAATATTTCCTCTTCTTTATAAATAGCAAAGGGTATTTTTAGTAGCCCGTCTAAATATTGCCTGGCTTTTGAACCGGTGTCTTCTGATTTTGATTTTATTTCTTTTAATTTTTGCAATGCTTTTTCTTTCACATTTATGTTTGCTTTCATAAAATATATGCTTTGCTCCAACGGAATTTTTGCCGTTTCAAAATTTAATAACTCATTTGTGTATTCGACTGTTTTTTGCAAAGCGTTTTTTAAGTGCTTTTTACAATTCCAGTTTAAGCTATTATATATTTTTATTTGCTCATTGGCGCTAGCGCTTTTATCGTTAGATAAAATGTCGTATAAAATATAAGCTATATACAAATTATCTGCTTTATTATTTATTAATAATAATTGTATTAGCATTGCGCGTTGATTGTATAAATCAAAGCTTATAAAGTCTTGAACCAACATATCTAGTGTTTTTTGACTATATACAGCTATTTGATTAACGCTAGCGCTATATTTGTTATATAAGTCGCACGGGCTATATATAAGTAACTCTTTTAATGAATAATTATTTAGAAAGTTATTCCAAAGTTCTGCATTATAGCAATTACTAGCGCTAAGTCCATTAGCTGTTATATATTTGGCTATGCTTTCTTTTTTATTTATTATAAATTTATTACTATTATTTAGCGTCAATAAATCGTCACATAAGCAGTTTATTACTAGTGTTTTTTGATTTTTAGAGTCGTGAATTATTACTTTAATTCCGTGGACTTTTATTATAAAGTTTGTATTTGTTCGAGCTAAGTCAAAGCATTCTAAACTAGCGCATTCTAATAATGTTTTCTCATCTATTATTTTAAGTTTTGAAATTGTTTTTGCATTTGCTTGATTTGCTTGATTTATTGCTTGATTTGCTTTTGTTGCATTTGTTGCTTGGTTAGTTGCAGTCCAGTTTATAATATTATAATTTAAAGGATGCAAGTGCTTTACTAACAATTTATATTTATCACTTAAGTTTAAGTCATTTGTAAAATTCTTTTCAGCAAAAGAAGACGCTAAGCATATATTTATTACATCTTCAAAAGAGTAGCACCCATAATTCTTTATTATAGATGATATGCTATTATTAATATATTGCAATTCATCTATAATATTTTCATAATTTATAGAATTTATTATGTTTATTGTCTTTTCTAACGCACTAAATGCATTGTTGTGTTCATTATATGTCATTATGTTCAAGCCATTATAATAATTTAAACCTTTTGCTATATCATCAATGACCTTTTTGAAATATTCTAACTTTTCTTCATAAACACTCATTAAATTACACTTATATAATATTTCTATATTAGTTAATGTTTTTTAACTTATAATAATATTTGTGAAAATTGATATATTTATATATAAATATATTTACAGTCTATTAATTATTACTCAGTTATGGGTATTCCTTATTACTTTAGTTATTTAATCAAAAACCATAATCTTATTATTTCAAAACTGCAATTTTTGAATAATAATATAGCTAATCTGTTCTTGGATTGTAATTCTCTCATATATGACAGTTTAGATTTTAAAAAATTTCAAACTAAGGACCAATTTGAAAGTTACATTATTGAAAATGTTATTATTAAAATAGGAGAGATTATTAAGGCTATTAATCCGTCTGACACTATTTATATTGCATTTGATGGAGTTCCGCCTTTTGCTAAAATTAGCCAGCAAAAAAATAGGCGTTATAAATCTGCTTACCAAAGCAATTTATTCAAAACTGAAGCTTTATGGGATAGCTGTGCTATTACTCCTGGAACATGCTTTATGGCAAATTTGAATAATGCATTAAGTTTGCATTTCAAAAATGGCAACAATGTTAATTCTGCAAATTCTAGCTCGGCGCATAAACCATTAAATGTAATATTGAGTCTATCTAACGAAGCGGGCGAAGGTGAGCATAAATTATTTGAATATATAAGGCAATCTACTTCTATTGCCAATAAAAACAGTGTGATTTATGGTATGGATGCCGACTTAATTATGCTTTCATTAAACCATTTAAAATACACGCAACATATTTATTTATACAGAGAAACTCCGGTTTTTATTAGCTCATTGGATAAGTCGCTTAGTGAAAACGAAAAATACATTATAAATATTAATTTGCTTGGCTCTATTATTTATAGAGAGATTACAAATGATATAATTATGGAGAGTGATACACCTGACTGGTTAAGAGAGGCACAATTTACTATGGACATATCATTTAATAAAATACACAATAGCGGATTTTATAATAAAATCGAAGATTACATTTTCATATGTTTCTTGTTAGGAAATGACTTTTTACCGCATTTTCCTGCGCTAAACATTAGACTTAATGGCTTTACTATTTTGCTTGAATGTTATAAAAAGCTATTTGGAGCTAACGACTTTTTAATAACTAATAACACTATAAATTGGCATAATTTTAAAAAATATATTAAGGCTCTTGCCGAGCACGAAGAAACATTTATTAAAGAAGTGTATACTATTAGAGAGAAGCAAGGGCGCAAGTTTTATCCTGAAACTAATGAACAAGAAATTGCGTTTAAATTTTCGGCTACTCCATCGTGGGAGCGCAATATTGAAACCTTTATAAATCCATATGAAGAGGACTGGACCCATCGCTATTATTATAGTTTGCTTTCAATAAACTCTAATAAGCCGGATTATAATAAGCATATTGAAACTTTATGTACGAATTATTTGGAAACTTTGCAGTGGGTTTATAATTATTATAGCTCATCGTGCAAAAATTGGACATTACACTTTAAATACAATTATCCACCATTATTAAGTGATTTATATTCCTATATTCCATATTTTAATAGCGAATTTGTAATTGCTGAAAATAATGACGTTTTAAATGACAAGCTGTTACTATGTCACGTGTTGCCTAAAAAAAGCCTTGGCTTATTACCTAGTGAAATACATAATTATTTATTAAATAATTATGAATATTTATATAAAACAGATTATAACATTGTTTATGCTTTTTGTAAATATTTCTATGAAGGACACATTATTTTTCCAGAATTTAATATAGACGAATTTAATAAGTCTATTAAAAAATTACTATAAATGCTTAATTTATTATGCAACATATTTTATGCATTCATTGAAAAATAACTCCACACCTGCTTGTTCCGAGCCTAAGTGACACTTGTCCGGAACATACCAATGCTCTTTACTAGAGTTAGTATATGCAAGAAGAGCCGGTATTCCATTTATCATTTTCATTTTTTTTAATTTCATATATAATTCAATAGAATCATCAATGTCTATTTCATAATATTGAATAGACTTTGGTTTTACTTGTTCAAATCTTGTACAAGTGTCTTTAATCTTTTTACAAGGTCCGCACCAGTCAGCAGTAAATTTTAATATGATTAATTCTTTAGCTTGTAATTTGGATACTTTTGTCCTTAAAACATCTTCGCTAATTGTTTCACTCATACTTATAAAATAGTTATATACTTTAATTTTATATAATTTTTTTATAAAATTAACTTATTGCAATTTTTGAATTTTTGAATTTTTGAATTTCAATTTGCAAAGTTTTTGAAAAAAGTGAAAAATTGGCGAATTCCCCTTTTCTTACCATTAACGTCATATAAATTTTATATGTTAAAATATGAGTTTTTTTTATAAAAAATAAAAGCATGATTTTTTTGGTTTTTGGACATTTATAAATGTCCATTTTTGAAATAAGCAACCCTTTATAGAAAATTCTTTTAAAAAAGACCGTTTTTTCACTTTTGTAAGCATAAGCATAACAAAGTTTTATAAAATGGCCTTAAAAACGCCTTACCATAAAATATTTTTAATAAAAAAAAAGGATTTAGGAGTTTTTTTGTTGTATAAATATACAACAAATGACAACCGAAAAAGCGCAAAAAAGCGCAACTTTTTTTGTGTGCGAAAAATGTGACTATAAGTCAAGTAAGAAGTGTGACTTCAACAGACATCTCTTGACACCTAAACATAAAAATACAACTTTTTTACAACTTTATACAACAAAAAGCGCAAAAAAAAACGACATCGTCACAAATTTTTGCTGTGATTGTGGAAAAACATATCCATATAGGGCTTCGTTGCACAACCATAAAAAAAAATGTCTTTTTTTGAGCGAAAAAAGCGCAAAAAAGCGCACAAACGAGTTATCGTGCGACGTTAGCGACGAACAAGTTATTTTAACAAACGATATAATAATTAAATTACTTAACGACAATAAAGAAATGAGAGAAATTATTACAAAACAGCAAGACCATATGATGAAACAGCAAAATCAGATAAGTGAATTAATACCAATGGTGGGGTCTAATAATAATAATCATATACAAAACAATAAATTTAATATACAAGTATTTTTAAATGAGCGGTGCAAGGATGCAATAAATATGAGTGATTTTATAAAGTCTATACGGGTTAGTTTAGAACAGCTTGATTATACTAAGCAAAATGGGCTAGTTAATGGCCTAACAAATGTAATAATTGAAAATATGAATAAACTGGGATTATATCAGCGACCGATTCATTGCACCGATTTAAAACGCGAATCATTATATATAAAAGACGATGACAATTGGGAGAAAGATGTGAATAAAGATAAAATCAGAAAAGCAATAAAAGATGTATCCACTAAACAATTTTGCGCTTTAAGTAATTGGACAAAAGAAAATCCGGATTTTCAAAATAATGAGACTAAGCAAAATTATTACACACATACGCTAGTAGCAATAGCAAATAACAAGGAACACAATGAAGAGAAAATAATAAGGAAACTCTGCACAAGCAGTTACATTAAAGAAGAGTAACACGCCTAATTGATTATAAAAATATAATTTAAAGAATAGACCTATAAATTATATTTAGCGTATATATAGAAAATGGCAGTTACAAGAAGAAATGTAAAAAGAAAAAGGGGGTTTAACTCAAGAAAAAGGAGAGCTAACTCTAAGAAAAGGAGGATTAATCGCGGTAAAGGTCTTTATCAGCGTCCGCCCTCATTTTTACCTATTCCGCCACCGCGAGCACCCTCATTGCCTATTCCGCCACCGCAACCACCCTCATTGCCAAGAGCACCCACCTCAAATCTACCTATTCCACCACCTCCAAAACCATTATTTAATGAACCGTCGCCAAACCACTTTATTATTAAGTCGCAATCACCGCAACAAGTAGTGCAAAAGAAATCAAAGGCTAAGCAGTCAAAAGCTAAATCAGAGCCTGCATTAGAGCCACTATTAGAGCCTGCTAAAGCATTAGAGCCTGCTAAACCACAACAAAGGCGCAGTTTAAGACAAATAATAATCAAATCAGACCAAAATAAAAAAATTAAACGAAGATAGAAACGAAGATAGAGAACCTAATTATAAATATATATTTTGCGTTTCTTTAACACTATAGCTACTAGCAATATATGAAATATATATAGCATATCGTGTATAACCACTATTATTTTTTAGCCCCCGATGTAATGTGCGCCCATCAAAATACACACTAGAATATGTTTCCGCATTTATCATTCTTTTTTCATATATGTCTGCATTATTATTACTATTATGCTGACTATTTAAGCAAAATTCAGTATTCGCCAAATCATCAAAATATATAAGATGCCCTATATAATAGAGTGGGCGTTCAAAATCCGTTATATCATTTTCTATAATAGTGTCTCTATGCCAAACGCCGTCAGGAGTATTTGCTTCTACAGGTATAAAACATATATCTTCAATACATCCGTCATTGTGTTTTTTAATGCAGTCTATACAATAACTATGTATGTCTTTAAATCGCGGATTTAGCAACAAATAATCCATTATTTGCTGTTCTAGTGTTTTATCAAAATAACATTCAAAGCGACCTAAAGAGCGTTCAAGAAAATTGCGATATTTTTGCACTAATGGTCGTTGATAGCCGGCTATTTTTTTTAATATACCTGTTTTAAAGAAGTCTTCAAGGCTAGCTAATATTTTGGCTCCAGTTTCACCATTTATAATATTTTGCGTATAAGTAATATTTATAGAAGTCTCCATATTAGTTTATTATTAATAATATTAAGAACCCTAGTTTTAAATAGTTATGAAATCTATTTAAAGAATAATTTATATATTTTATTTAGATATTATATAAATAAGCAATGGCGCAATCGAGAAAACATAAAAGAAAACATAGAAGGTCTAAAAAAAGGTTTAATGTCGCTAAGGGGTTAAACGCATTTATTCGTTCGCCTATTCCACCATCACCTATTCCACCGCCAAAGGCACCGTCTCCGCTTATGCCACTGCCCTATTTACCTATTCCGCCACCACCAAACCCACTAGAGCCTAGACCAACGCGAAGAAAAAAACGATGGCCTAGACGCGTAAGCTTTGTAGAAAATTTGAAAAAATGAAGAATGAAGAAATTAAGACACTCAATATATTACAATTTATTATAATAAAATAAGTTGTAATATTGCATTTTATAAATTCCATAAGCTATCATTTCCATAGCTATTTTCTAATGTGTTGGTGTTACTATTAACACTTCTCTCATCATAACATAATTTTATAGATTTTCCATTTATATAATCTATAAATGGATCTCGCATTTTAAACCAAGTTCTCAATTTAATATATGTTTTAATACTGTCAAAAGGCAATGACTTATCAACTAATTCTGGAAATAAATCATAAAATTCGCTATCTAATGAAGTATAAACCTCGAAAAAATATTCTAATATAAAATAATGCTTATGTAGTATATGGTTTCTTTTAACTTCTATATAATAATGAGCCTGCCTATTTTTAATAGTAATACATTGCTCATAATTAAACGCAAATATTTCTATTGAATTAAATGGCCAATTATCTCTCATAGTTAGCGAATATAAGAGAGCTAATGTAATTTGAATTAGACTGCTATAATTGCTCAAATCATTGCTCAAAGCATTAAACGCATAATATTGTTGCATTAAGAAAATTAACCCCATACTATTTAAATAAAACTCCATATTCATAGTCAAGTCTATTCCAATATGAAATACTAGCAATAATGGCACAACATAAGGAAGATAATTTATATTAACCAACATTAGCGGAGCGCAAATTAGTTCAATAGCTAGCCCACCTAACGCCATAAGACTACATAAGCTATCGTATTTTGCTATCCAAGTTGTCGGTATAAATCCGTTAAAAGTCCGTAAAAATAGCTTAAAAGTTTTTGGATGAACCCACTTAATACCTCCATGCCTAATTTTGCTCAATCCGGGCGAGAAATAATTAATGGCTACAGCAAAAACCATACACCTTAAACGCAAGTCAAAATCACTTATATTAAGTATCCAAACAAAATGCAAATGCAAAAACTGGTCGTGATTTCTAGCAATACACCAATAATTTAAATTATTTAATGTACTTGTTAACGCAAATAATAATGGACTATTAAATATACAAGCTACTAACGGAGCATATAAAAATACAAAACGGTAATGTATTAAATTAATGAGCACCAACTTTGAAATAAAAGACGGCCTATAAATATAATTTTTTAAGTCGAGATGTGATTTTACTTCCTTATTATAGCGAAGTATTATATATATACAACTAGTCCAATGATATAAATACATAAATTTGTTAGTCTAGTTAATTAATTAATTAAACAAACAAAGTTTTAAACTATTTAAGTAAATACTTTATAATATAAGTTAAATAACATGGATCTAGACATTACTAATTATGACTATGATGATATATTAAAACTATTTAAAGTAGGGCAACACTTTAACGAAGAAGACTTGAAAAAAGCTAAAAAACAGGTTTTAGCTAGCCACCCAGATAAGTCAGGACTAGATAAGAGTTATTTCTTATTTTTCTCAAGCGCCTATAAAATTCTATTTAACATATATAATTTTAGAGAGAAACACAGCTCTACCACAAATTTAAATAATTATAATGAAAACTATAACGCACACAAGGATGAATTTAATGCATCATTAATACATAAAATAACTAGTAATAAATCAAGCGCGCAATTTAATTCTTGGTTTAACGAGCAATTCGAAAACTTTAAAATAACAAATGATTACGAGGCAAATGGTTACGGTGACTGGCTAACTAATGCAGACGCAGATGAAAAGGAACAAACACAGGCTCAATGTAAGGATTTGAATTCACTACATAAGATTATTGAAGAAAAAAAGCAAATATTAAGAACACATAATTTAGTAAAGAAAAAAAATGTGTGCGAATTTAACAATACTAATTATTGCGATTTAACGAATTCAAAACCAGAAGACTATAGTTCAGGACTATTTAGTAAATTTCAATACGAAGATTTAAAAAAAGCACACACTGAAAGTTTAATACCTGTTACCAATGAAGATAATATAAATAATTATAACTCATTAGAAGATATAAGAAATAAACGAGCTAGTCAAGTTATTAGCCCATTGGAACGCGAAGAAGCAACCTCTCTTTTAAATAAGTCTAAAGAAGATGAAAACAATATATCAAGTGCGCGCGCATATAGCTTATTTAAACAAGACGAATTAAATAAACAAAAAAATGAGAAATTTTGGTCTAATTTAAAACGCTTAAACTAATTTTTTAGTTTATTGTTAATTACATTAATAATCAATTAAATTAATATATAAAGTATATATATTATGAATACTAAAAAATTAAATTACAAGAACTTATTAATAAGTATATTAATATTAGCAGCAGTAGGTTATATTTATAAAAAATTTCAATTAAATGTAGATAACAATACAAAAGTAGAGGAGTTAAACGTAATAAAGAAATATTTATTAAATGACCAAACCGACGACGCCATTATTAAGCTAAGCGCAAATAAGAAACCGGTATTATGGTTACACATAGATTATGCAAAAAATAGTAGAAAATGGGAGTCATTTGGGTCGCGAAATTCAATAGAATTGAACCAGGACTATTTATACTTAACGTTAATAAATATTATTAACAAATGTAATAATTATTTTCATATTATTATTATAGATGACGATTCGTTTTGTAAGTTATTAGAAAATAATTGTCTAGATTTAAATAAAGTAGGTGACCCTATTAAATCAAATTTGAGAACATTAAATATGATGAGATTATTACATACTTACGGCGGTATGTATATAGAAAATTCATTCATTTTATTTAGACCATTAAGTACTATATATGATAAAGTTCTAGAAAGTAAAAAAATGGTGTGCGGTGAATTTAAAAATGGGTCTTCAAATTCTCATATTGCACCTGTTATGCCGTCAACTAAACTTATTGGATGCGTTAAAGAATGTAAAATAATGAAAGAATTTATTAATCATTTAGAAATATTATATAGCAACAACTACTCAGGTGATATAACTATTCAAGATTTAGTTAATAAATGGTTATTGCAAAAAAATAAAGATGGAATACTAGATATAATAGATGGCCGATTTGTAGGGACAAAAACAATTGCTAACAAAATAATAGACTTAGACGATTTGATGGGGTCAACATACTTAGAATTAAATACTAAGACCTACGGTTTATATATTCCACACGACGAACTATTAAAAAGAAATAAATACAATTGGTTTTGCAACTTAAACACAAAAGAAGTATTAGAAGCAAATACAAATGCGTCGAAATATTTAATATTAACTAACCAAATGCGAAATGATTAAATATTCCCTATTATTATTATTATTATTATTATTATTATTATTATTATTATTATTATACAATAACAATAACAATAATACATTTTATAATAATGTTGCCAACTGTTTTTTCGTCTCTAAGGAGAGAGAAACAGGAAATACTATATTAAACTTTATAATAAGATTGCCTACAAAACTATCTCTCATAAATCCCATAGCAGGCTTGATTTTTTCATAATTAAAATGAATAATTTCGGTGCATGTAATATTATAACTCTTACTATTAATATGATTTAACATAAAACTGAATCCTAGTAGCGCCTCTTTTAGACTAATAGATTTAATAAATATTAAATCTAGACCATTTCTCTCAAATAATTCGTGCGGAATTAGCTGTATTATTATTTTAACATTGCTATGACTAACGCCATTATTAACATAACTATTACCTTTATTAACTAATGTAATAATTTCATTATTGTCAATGCCTTTAGGTATTTGAACATATAGGGTTTCTTTTTCGTGCCCTATAACATTATTAACATTAATTTTTCTTTCAACATTAATCGGTTTATTACATCCATTATAAGCCTCATTATAATTTAGTGCTAAGTTAATAATAATGTCTTCATAGCTTCTATTTATAACGTTGGCATACTTAGAAATCATTGTGTCATTCGCATAACCATTATTCGCAACATTCGCAACATTAGCAACATTAGCAACATTAGCAACATTATTCGCATAACCATTATTAGCACCGTTATTCGCATAACCATTATTAGCACCGTTATTCGCATAACCATTATTCGCAACGAGAGTCTTATTTGAATAGTCGTGGTCTTGTTTTTTTTCAGCAAGTTTAATGCTATCGTAATTACTCATTAAAATGGAATAAGCCTCATTGATTTTATTAAATTGTTCACTACTAGCATTACCATTTTTATCATTACCATTTTTATCAGGGTGATGTTTTATGGACATAAGCCTATATGCTTTTTTTATATCATTTAAAGTAGAGTCACGTGTTATATTTAATATGCTAAAATAACTATCATAATTCATAGCTCTATCATAATTCATAATTTATTATTAATATTTAAATAATAATATAATAATTGCTTAAATAATAATATAATAATTGCTTAAATAATAATATAATAATAATAATAGCTTAAATAATTATAAGTAATATGAATGAGTTATTAATACATAAATATAAACCTAAAAGTATAGATCAATTATTATTAAGCGAAAATAATAAGGATTTATTAAAAAACTTTTTGATTAATAATTATTATAATATAATATTTGAAGGTAGTTCAGGGTGTGGAAAATCGAGTTTAATAAACATAATTTTGCAAGACTATTATAAAGGAAATAAAAAAATAATAGAGTCTAATGTATGTTATATTAGCTTATTAAAAGACCAAGGAATTAATTTTTATAAAAATGAACTGCGTATATTTATAAATAATTGCATAAACAATAGTTATAAAAAATTTATAGTTATTGAAGATGTCGAATTTTTTTCGGACATTATTCAAATGTATTTTTTCGAGTTAATAAAAAATCATAAAAACAACATTTATTTTATGTTAACAACATCTAATAAATTAAAAATAAATAATAATTTATTACACTTATTGGATATTATAAAATTTGAGCAAGTGACTTACAATTGTTTATGGGATATATTAACACATATATTAACACAAGAACACATCACTATTGACGCACACATTAAAGAATATATTATAAAATTATCTAATAATTCTATAAACAATTTAATAAACGCTATAGAAAAAATCATATTATTATATAATAATTTTGCATCATTGAAAGATGTTAAAGAGCTAGACATAGAATCAAACATAGTTATAGAACATTATGATGAATTAATTGAATATATTAACACTAGTAATAAGCGCGAAGCTGTTATTTTTATGTTAAATCTAATAAACAAAGGCTACTCAATAATTGATATATTAGAGAATTTTTTATATTATATTAAAGAAATCAATCAAGTTATAAGTGAAGAAAAGAAATTTTTAACAATCAAGTTAATAGTAAATTTTATTAATAATTATTTCTCAATGGAAGAAGATAACATACAAATCATATTTTTTACAAATCATCTTTATAATATTCTAAACTCTAAATAGTTCTAAACGAGAGATTATGCATAGTTATTTTATATTATTAATTAGTTAATATAAAATATAAAAGAGAGCTTAAGAGCTTAAGAGCTAATTCTACGTGTTTCAATATTTGTTGACGCTAAATATATAGAGTTTTCGGTACATATAATATATACTGCTTCAATTTTATAGATTTTAACAATCGGACTTGTGTATTCTTCTTCATTTTTAACTAGAAGTTTTTCTTTGTTTTCTTTAACACCAATCATAACTTTTTTATCAATAGAGTCTAACCAATAATCTAACATAATAGGTTTGTCTTCGTTGATAGAAATCTTTGCAATATGAGGCCATATGCTAGATGGAGGAAGTTCTAATTTTTCATTGTCACTGCTCATTTATATAAATGTAATACTAAAAAACTTTAAATTGTTTTTTAGTATATATAATATATATTTCTAAATATGTTAATATTAACTTATTTCTAAATATATAATAATGGAATTATACAATGACTTCATTAATTCGTTAAAAACATATACAAGCATGTTTTATAAAAATATGCTATTTAGATATATAGCTAACCCCAACTATTTAGAATTTATTTATCTAAAAGGGCTGTTTTTACTTAAAAATATTTATATTTTGTTACATTTCAGCACAGTTAATCGCAACGAAATAACTGCTATATTAGAAAAGGCATATATATATTTTATAGAATTTGTAATTCAAATAAATATTAACTCAGCTAATTTTGAATTAACGCTAAAGGATGCTGTAATGTTTACATATAAAAAAACCATTTTCTCATATAAGCAAACAACCACTAATAAAAACATAATAGACCACTACATTGATAACAATTTAAATAGTATATGCAATATTTTCTACATTGTAAATAATGTTAATTTTATTGATAGTTCAAGTTTTAGTGAAGCCAACGAAGAAGAATGCACACATACACTTATAACAAATAAAATAAATGCTATTAAAACATTGGAAAGTAAATTACTAAATCTAATACAACACAATATAAATTTGCAACAACTAAACAACGATTTAATAGATTTAAGAACTAATATGGAAAAAACAATAGAAGCTAATGCGACTGCTAATGCGACTGCTAATGCGACTGCTAATGCTAATAACACAACTATGCTAAATACTATAGTTACATTGCTAGACAAAGCAACTACTGAATCAGTATGAACTTTTTCTTATTTTTTTTATTCGGTATTTGCTTAACTTTTGAGCCTTCTGTAAAAATATTTTCATATTCAAGCGATAATATATTTTTAATATATTCATATACAACATTTAACGTTGTTTCATCACATTTGCCAACAATTAATATACTTCCAGTTCTAAATATCATATAAGAAATTTTGACATTTTTATCACTACAATAATAAATACACCTAATACCCGGATATGAACACGGGTCATAAATGGCATTAATATTATATTTATTTCGCAATATGCTGTATAAAATCTCTCTATTAATATAAAACCCGCAATGAAAATTAGAATTTATTAATACATTTTCCGTTATTTTATAATTGCAAGCTAAGTCACTATCAATATACTTATTTAATATAGCCAATAAATCATTAATAATTATGTTTAGCTGGTCATCATTTTGAATTCCAGGTATCTCTATTTTACCCGTATTAAAAATTTTAATATGTATTTCTTTAAATCCATTTATAATATATATTCTTAAGGACAATACAAAGCAATTATAAAACGCGCTTTTATCCTTATTGCGACTATATAATAAATCTTTTTTACATAGTCCGATGCTTAATTTGCGAATATGTTTGAATTTTTTCTCACTATCAATATGAGTAATAATTTTATTATGGAGGTTAGCAATATTTTGCGATTGTGCTACCATTTTTTCATATTCATCCCGGTTTTCAAATGAGAATTTGATTTGCTTTTTAATTATCCCCTTTTCCTGCTTATTATAATCGGTAATAGGCAACAGCCAAAATGTCGTAAAAATATCAAGGCTCTTATTTAGGAACAAGATTTTCGTTTTTGTAGATATGTAAATATTTGAGCAGTTTTTTGCGAAATTTTGCTCAGGAATAGCACAAGCATTAGCGCTATTATTAGCGCTAGCATTTGCGCTAGCATTAGCATTAGCGCTAGCATTAGTATTAGCGCTAGCATTAGTGCTATTGCTATTTAATCTGCTAATAGAACTATAATCGGCTTCATCTTGTGCAACATTATTAGCGTCATTTTGTTCTAAAAACTTTAACCACTCGCATTCAATACTCATTGCTGTTAGTTATAAACTAATAATAACAAATGTTTATAATTGTTTCAATTATAATATTTAATACATATTATTAAATAGTTAATAACTCAATTTAAAGAAACGTCGCCAGTTTTGAACAAATAATATAGATTATATAGAATTATATTTTTATCATTTAATTTGTTGTAATTATTAATAAAAAACTCCATTTTGTTGATTATTTCATTACTAATAGTATGTATATTGTTTTTCAATATGCTATATAAATATAACTTTATGAATTCGCTATAATTGAATTTATGCTTTAGTTCTAACATTAAAAATGTTTTTTTGAAATATTCAAAAGTCCGAGTGTTATTTATAATATAAAGATTAGCATATACGTCATCATTAATAAAATATTTAGTATTTTCCTTGCTTAATTGTAAAAAATTTATCATAGCCCTTATATCGTTTTTGAATATACTTATAATGTTTTTCAAACACTCATCACTTATTTGTATTTTTTCATTGCTAATTATTGAAGTTAAGAAGCTTTGGATTTCATTAAAAGGAATAGTGTTAAATTTTAATTTACAAAAATAGTTTTGTAAATTATTATCTATTTTCGTAATATAATTGCAAATTAGGCAATATCTAACATTATAATTACTGTAATATTCTATTAAATATTTTAAAGCCAATTGTGCGCTATTAGTCATATAGTCGACTTCGTCTAATATAATAAACTTTGGTCCCTCGAAAAATAAATTGTCACTTACCACAAAAGTATATAAATTATTTCTAATGATTTCTATGCCTCGCTCGTGCGAAGCATTCAAATGTATAATTTGTTTCTTGTTGTCTTTATAATATTTAGTTAAATAGCTATTTATTAGATTTATGACTGTTGTGGTCTTGCCTGTTCCAGGCGGTCCATATAAAAGCAAATTAGGGAAATAATTTTTATCAAGAATATTTTTAATTAGTAGCCTATTGTAGTTGCTTAAAATTATTTTTTCTAAATTATTTGGACGATATTTTTCGTTCCAGTTTATATTTTTATCGTTATTCATTATTAAATAAGTAATGAATAATAATCTATATTGTTTTAAATAATAAATTAAAACAATATAAATTATATGTTGCTTATTAAATTAAAATAATATGCTTCCCAAAAAAAAAGGCAGAAAACCAAAGTCATACTACGAAAACCTGAAACTCCAAGAAATGTCAAACAATATATTAATTATATCAATAAGCGGTGGAATTGAAAGCGAGTGCGAATGCAAAGATGACTCTGTTTTAGACATTTCTAAAATAGTTGTTCATAAAAAGCGCGGTAGAAAACCCAAAGGAGGAATAATTATAGAACAAAATAAAATAGAAATTCAGAGCGATAACAAACCTAATATTATTTTACATTTAAATTGTAAGCTAAATGACATTATTACAGGCGACATTAATTACGACCCTACAGTTTACAATATAAAAGAATTTGATAATATGAATATACAATATGATTATATTGAAAATAAACAAGACGGCGATTCTGCAAATAATGAAGATAGCTTAAATGACATAAACTTATTAAATGCAAATAACTCTAACTCTAATTCTAATGTTGCTAACTCTAATAATTCTAATTTGAATACTAGCTCTAATGTTGCTAGCTCTAATAATTCGAATACTAGCTCTAATAATGCTGTACACATAAACAATACTAATAAGTTCTTTAACAATGAAGAAAAATTAATGAATAATGATAATTTTTTATTAAATAATAATGAGAAAAATTTATATAATAAAGCTATATCCAAGAAATTAGAAGACTTATCCAAACAATTAAAAACAAATAATATTAATAAAAAGAGTGCTTGCTTTTGGTGCACATATAACTTCGATAATCAAACAATATTAATTCCAAAATACGAAATTAAGAATACCTATTTTTGTTATGGAAATTTTTGTAGCCCAGAATGCGCGTGTTCTTATTTGATGAATGAAAATATAGAGTCGTCGCAAAAGTTCGAGCGCTATTATTTATTAAATAATATATATGGTAAAATATATGATTATGAGAAAAATATTAAGTTGGCGCCGTCACCTTATTATACACTAGAGAAATTTTATGGAAATTTAAATATTCAAGAATACAGAAAATTATTAAAACACGAGCGCCTTTTATTAGTTGTAGATAAACCGCTATCCAAATTAACACCCGAATTATATGATGAAAACGAAGACTATATACTAAATAATAAGTCTATTAATAATAAACAAAATTCTACTAAGAATTATAAAATAAATGTAAAATAATATTTTTGCAATATAATAAATATTTAATAAATATTTTTTAAAATTGTTTTAAAATATTTATTAAATTAATTTAAAATATAACTATTAATATTTATAATATGGATAGCGATTTAACTCTGCTTATTAACAAATTATCGCAAGATATTACACAATCTTTAAGGACTAATTTTAGTGTTTTTATTGAGAAAAATAAAGCAAATAATGAACTAATTAACACATTAAAGGCACTATTAGTCAGGCTACCGGAACATATTGATTTAAATGAAAAATATAACAAATTAACACAAGATTATAATGAACTGCTTGAAAAATATAATGCACTAAAAGAGAGCAAAGGCAATATTACTATTAATGTAAATGAGGAAAGTTCAAAAATTATTAAATTGAAAAATGCGAATCCAGAAAAAACAGTTGATTTTGATTTAAAGAAATGCGATTTGGAGAAAGTAGTCGAAGAAGAAGAGGAACTAAGCGAAGAAGAGGAGGAAGAAGAAGAAGAAGAAGAAGAAGAAGAAGAAGAAGAAGAAGAAGAAGAAGAAGAAGAAGAAGAAGAAGAAGAGGTAAGCGAAGCAAAAGGAAAGGAAGAGGTAAGCGAAGCAAAAGAAGAAGAACTAAGCAAAGCAAAAGAAGACGAGGTAAGCAAAGCAAAAGGAAAGGAAGAGGTAAGCAAAGCAAAAGAAGAAGAAACAGAAGATGAAGATGAAGATGAAGAAGAAGAAGATGAAGAAGAAGATGAAGAAGAAGAAGAGGAAGAGGTAAGCAAAGCAAAAGAAGAGGTAAGCGAAGCAAAAGAAGAAAGCGAAGAAGACGAAGAAGACGAAGAAGACGAAGAAGACGAAGAAGACGAAGAAGACGAAGAAGACGAAGAAGACGAAGAAGACGAAGAAGACGAAGAGGAAGAAGAGGAAGAGGAAGAGGAAGAAGAGCTAGTATCAATTACTATTAAAGGTAAAACATACTATAAAAATGAATTAAACAATGTTATTTATGAGTGCCTACCAAATGAAGATATTGGAGAATGTGTTGGAAAATTAGTCAATGGAAAGCTAATTAAGGAAAGCTAATTAAGGAAAGCTAATTAAGGAAAGCTAATAAAAAAAATCATCACAATTAACTTCTATGTTTTCCTCTAAAATTTTATATGAATTATTAATTTTATAGTTAATATATTGCTCTATAAGCTTAATAATTCTATTATATACTAACTTTATATGTGTTTCATCGTATTTTTCAGATACAAACATATGTAGTAACAAATTTTTTTTATTGGTGCAATATAATTGAGTATTAGAAAATATAAAATTAAAATTATTATATTCACTGCTATATTTTGTCAAGATTTTTGTAAATATTATATCTTTTTGATCTATATGCTTCAATAAATTATTTTGATATAATATAAAATTATTGTAAAATATTTTAATAATATAAGTAATATCGTTCAATTGCCATATTTGATATAAAAAAATATTTTTGTCTATACAATCACAAAACGCAAAATTTTGTAATATTTTTTTATATATTTTCAAATCAGCACTAGTCAAATTAGTATTAAATAATTTAATAATATTTTCGTGCAATAGCAAACTTAAACTCGTTCTATCGGAATAATTTATGATATCTAAATCGTTTAAATTAAATCTATGCTCAAGCAAATTTTTTGTCAATAATTTTATATTACTATTGTTAATAATACTGGAGCTAGCATTAGCACTAGCATTAGGACTATTAAATTTCAATTCTATAATATTATTATTATAAAAATAGTGTATATTTATTAATTTATAAAATTTATTATCCAAATAATCTAATATATTATTTACTATGTGGTGACTATTTTCCAATTCAAAAATAGAAGGATACAATTTTAATATTATATTTTTTAATTGACTATTTGACGGGGGATTAATTTTTAATAAGGTCGATATTTTATATAATTCTGTAAATTTTTTCTCCTCTTGTAATGTATTTATGAATATAAAAGGTATAGGCTTGTGACTATTCTTTTTTTTCAATAACTTAATCAAATTTGTAAAATAGCTCTTATCGCTATAAGAATAATAGTTTATATTATCTATAATTAATGCATTATTTTGCTTATTATTGAAAAACATAGAATATACATCGCTAATGTTTGTCATATTAATCAATTCATCAACACTCAATTTGTTTTGATTACAATCAATATAATTAATATTGTATTTTAATGAAGTAAGAATACTGTTAATAATAGTCGTTTTACCAATCCCAATATCGCCATATACATATAAATATTTTGGCGAAGTGGCCTTGTCTAAATTTTTTATATAATTAGATACATTAGCATATATATATTTAATGTCATTAGTGTTATAATAATTTATATGTTCCATCTAATATTTTTATTAACATTATTTTTATGTATTTTTTTAATTAAATGAGTTAAATTATATTTATTTATAATTTGTATTATAAAAGTCTTACTATTATTACTATTATTACTATTATTACTATTACTATTTTTACTATTATTAGTACTATAATAATGAAAAAAATCAATCAAACTATAAAAAGATAAATTCTTATAGTATATACTATTGTGCTTTTTAATAATTAGAGATCCACTAACTAACTTTTCAATATACATTTTTAACACTAGTTCGCTAAAAATTTGCAAATCATGCTTTATTAAATAATAATAGTAATTATAATTGTTAAAATAATTGCTAGGGCTTAAATTGATACCAATATTAATGTAACGATAGTTATAATATTTATTAAGATTTTCCTTGTTTAAACTATATTTTAATAATGGATGTATATTTATCCATATTAAATTTAACACTTCATTAGGTAACGAAGCATATGATTCTATAGACATATATATATAATTTATAAATTATTATAAATTATATAAAAATTATAAATATTATATAAAAATTAACATTTAGCCATTAACATTGTTATTTCATTAATATTTAGTTTAAATAATTCATTTTCGCGTTTTAAAAATTCTAGGTCTTGCTTTAAAATAGCGTGTTCTTGACTAATAGTTTTCAATGACTTAGTCTTGCACTCTAAGTCGTCTAATTGCGCACTAAGCTTATTTATTATAGCCATTTGCTCTTGAAAAGCTTTAATCAATATAACATCAAAACAACTATATTTAACAGATTTATAGCTTTCTGTTTTACCGAGATAAGTATCGTGCGGGCTTAATTCGCCATTATTAACTAAAGTCGGAAATAGGGTCTCTAATTCTTGCGCAACAACACCAATTAGTTTAGTGCCATCAGAGCCTTTTAAGTTATAATTAACTACTCTAACTTTTAGCAAATCTACTAATTTAGGACTAGCGTCAACTATATTTTCTTTTAATCTAATGTCGCTAGTAGTAAAAATACCTTGTGATTTACTCAAAAGGTTTCCATTTCCCCTAAACTCAATATGCTGAGTTAAAGGACTGTCCGTTCTGACCCATTTTGCTATTACAGCACTTGCTATATCAGTATTAGCATAACTTGAAGAAAATCCACTCGAATGTAAAAAAAAATTATTAAAAATAGTAAAAGTATTTAATGAATATTGAAGTCTTGTCATATAAACAGCTTTCATAGTAATAAATTGGTCAGTATCATACCATGTCCCTGATAGCGATTGTATTCTTGTTTCAGCAAATCTATTTGGCTCACCACTATTAAAACTTGTATAGTTCCAAATACTACTTGGGTCACTCCATGCCCAATCACTAGATGTTATACCTGTTGATATATTACTAATTCTCGTTGCTCCTATCCACACATTATTATTTCTAGCACTAACTTTGACAAGTTCGTTGTCTGCTTCATTTTCTATAGATGCCATTTCACGACCAACAATAGCCTTTGCATTACTATTATTATTATGAGTAGCCCAATCCAAGCTATTTTGAGATAACGTATATATTTTATTAGTACTACTTAAATGAAATTTAAAATTTGGAGCTACAAGAATAGTGTTTGCATTTGTAATTTTAATACCACCAGCACTAAAAAAATATTCATCAGTGTCAACATTACTATTGTCTATATTTCGTTTTCGAGGAACTAATGTTGCTAACCTATTTAATGAACTATCTGTTAATTTCCAATATTCAACATAACCTCGTGCCTTCCTATTTGCTGATGTGTCTATGAGCTTATCAGGAAAACCAATAGCAAATACACACTCATCACTACTAATATTACTAATATCGAGGCTTCTAGGTCCCGCCGGAATAGGAGTAGTGCTAGTATTAGGGTAAGTAAATGTTATAGCAGCACTAACATAACTTATAGTTGTTAATCGGGTCCAATCATTTATATTCCATTTATAAATAAATACATAATAACTATTTGATACAATAATTTTTCCAGCATCAGAAGACATTTTAAAAGCTATAATATTTGTATAAGAATTATGGCTGCTAACTAATGTTTGAACAGTTCCTCGTTGCGAACCAATACTAGTAGTACAGTTGTATGTATAAAAATTATTAGCAACAGTAAATCCTAATATGCTCGGACTTTGAGAAAGTGTTACAAAATAACCAAAATTATTATTATTAATTTCTGCAGTAGTAGCATTATGAGCTCTTAAAAAAGTAGAACCCCAGGTCCCTCCTGCTACACTATATAAAGCATTAGAAAATGACCAACTTCCACCACTATAACTATATACTTTTATAATATTTCTTGTATCACCAAAAGCCAAAATTAATTGTGAAGTAGTTGAACCACTAAAATAATTAAAATTTATAGCAAGATTTTGAAGATTTTTTCTCCAGTTATCTGTAAATTGTGTCGGTATTATTCCCACGCTAGTCTCAGTATATGCCGAAAAATTAACACTAATTGGAGACCCTAAAGTAGCCCATCCACCAGAATTTCTTATATATACAGTAACGTCGCTTGCTTTACCAAGAGCAACAAACATGCCATCATTAGTAACTGCTATGCACGAATAACTGGTTGGTATATTAGTATTACTTGACCTTGTTATATAATTTGATGTGTTATTAGTATTCTCAGAAATTTTAAATGAACCAATTGGTTGCTCTATTAAGTAGCGAATTATCACAATACCGTCGCCTCCACGGCCACCCACTCCATTATAGTAACTACCACCACCACCACCACCCCCAGTATTGGCACCACCTGCGCCACCACTAGCAGCATATCCTCCTGAACCATTCGACCCATTATTAAGTGCGTTTATTCCACCCATACCACCACCAGTGATGCCTGTACCACCGTTACCTGCACCACCACCACCACCACCAAAACCACCATAACCACCGCATTGGTTATGATATGCTCCACCACCACCGCCACCGCCCCAGTAATGAGTTGTTCCAAGGATATTATTAATTATACCTACACCACCAGACCCAGCACCTGTTTGACCTGTATCACCTGTTACATTTGAATCTGTATCCGTTCCTATTATGTTAGGATTTGTATCCGACCCTTGACCCCCTGCACCACCACCGCCAGCAGCTCTGGTTGGAGTACTATTGCGAGTTGTTGTCATATTACCACCACGAGACCCATAAATAAACCCACTATTTGTTCCTAGACTATTGCCACTACTTGCTCCACCTAGATTTAGCGATCCATTGAAATCGTTAGCTGCTGCACCACCACCACTCCCCCCACTCCTTCCACCACCTGTAGAATATGAACCACTTGACCCTCCACCAGCAGCAATAGCAGTAAAAGCCATGCTAGCATTTCCGTCTGTACCAGAATAAACACCAGTTCCACCACTACCACCACTACCCACAACAATATTATAATTCTGACCAGCACTCACATCAACAACAGGCATATATACCACCCCACCACCACCACCACCACCACCAAGAGACTGACCACCACCTCCACCACCACCAACAAGCAAGACCTCGACTGTTCCATTAAATGCTGGAGTAAAGACGTCATCTGATGTGAAGATATGAATACGATATAAATTATTTGTACTTAGAGTAATACTATTACCACCGGTCGCTGTTGCCGACGTTACCAATAATGTTCCATTATATGCATAAGTTACTGTTGTTGTGTAAGTTCGAATCGTTGTAGTATATTGTTTATTATTATTAGCAAGAGTAGTTACCCCTGTAGTATTTGGATATCCTACAGGTATAATAGGTCCTGTTGTTGTAGAAGCTGGGAGATTAATAGCACCAATTGCTGTAGATGTTACAGCAATATTTCCATTTACAGAAGAAATAAGATTTGGTATCTTTGTATTTGTTGCATCAATAGTAATTGGTGAATTCACAACAGGGGTTGACCTGTCACTTGTTGGTTGCTGTGGTATGTAAGATGAGTAGCTATAGGTAATATCTTGCTGTGTTGCTCCTTGTCTATAAAAATTACTATAACTCCATGTTGTTCCATTAGACCATTGCCAATCTGACGCACTAAAGCCAGATGCAGTAGAATTAGATGTACGCAGTGCACCAATATATACACCGATTCCATCTTTAAATGTGTTATCAATTGCCATATCATTAATGCAATCTGCCACCCAGGTATTTTGATCATTATTTTCTATAGTAGCTAAATAACGATTAATAACTTCTTGTGCCTTTAGTTTATGGTTATCCCAAGTCAAAAGAGTTGTATTACCTTCATAAGTATAATTAGTATAAGATTGCAATTGAAGTGTCATATAAAGAGCAGGTAACACACTATCACTCGTAAAATCATCCCATGTTTCACCCCATATCCGAAGTCTTGTTGCTGTTAAGTTATCTGGTTGTCCGCCTATAAAATTTTGATAATTCCATTCATCTCCATTATGCCATTCCCATGCTGCATCTGTTTTAACATTTGCTTGATTTGTTGCGCTTTTTAAGTATCGAATTATTACAATTCCGGAACCACCAGCTCCAGAAGGAGCTCCTTCATTACCTCCACCGCCCCCACCGGTGTTGGGTACCGCATCTGTATATTCTGGTTTTGTACCATTTGTAGTATTTGCGCCGTTCCCACCTCCATATGTTCCATTTTGTGTTTGATATATTCCTCCAGATGCAAGACCAGGAGTGATACCAGATACTGCTCCTCCACCTCCACCACCAGCATAATACTTTAGTATACCAGTTATTTCACTAGAAATTCCAATAGCACCTGTTGCGCGAGTGGGCAGCGGGACTCCAGCCTGCGCACCCGCCCCACCACCACCCCCACCATTATTTACACCTAACCTAGGAGATCCGTCAAATCCTTGCCCTGGAGTTCCGTTTCTGCCACCATCACCTTCTCTAGCGCTTGAACCACCACCTGAACCACCTACATCTCCCATAAATATTTCCCAACTACCACCACCACCACCACCTATTGCGACAACTAGATTTGAAATTGAAGAAGAACCACCGCTATTACGTATATTATTAGCAGTAACACTGGCACCACCTGCGCCAACAGTAATATTATGAGTTCCAGGTGATAGAGAAATTGTTCCTCTAAGAACTCCGCCTGCACCTCCTCCACCTCCTCGTCCAACACCACCAGCACCTCCTCCTGCTACAACAAGATATTCGACCGATATAGAAGAACTAATAGTTAATGTACTTGACGTCGTGAAAGTATGAACTACATATGTGCTATTGCTTGTAATTGTGCCCCCTGTATTTGTAACTACAAATTCAGGAGAAGTTCTCCTTCGTCCTCCTATCCAAACGTTACCAGTACCAGCAGCATTTTTAACAAGAGTAGCGTCTGTCTGCTCACTACTACTTAAAATAGTAGCTAAATAACGACCAGGAACTTGTTGTGCATTTAATCTATGTTGTTCCCAAGTCAATAACGAGGTATTAATTTGATAAGTAACACTACGAGGTGTTGCTACTCTAACATTAACATAAACAGCAGGTAATGTATTAGATGCACTCACATTGGACCAAGTTCTAGACCGACTAGGAGTTAGCGCACTATCACCTCTAGCATACACCATCACAGCTCGCGTAAGATTTACATCATTAGGTTGCCTATTAGCAACAGGTACAGTATCATAACCTGTTGTACGAGTTGAAATATAGTTAGTAGTTGTAGTAATAGTATATTTAGTTGTTGTAGCACTATACGAATAAGCCTCCTTTATATTCGTGTCTTCAGTCACGTCATCAATATAAGTTATAGCATAAGGAAATACTAATTCATTAACAACTTTTGCATTAGTTTGTTTAATTGATAAGTTATCATTATAACCTAATGTTGGATATATATTAGGTGGTGATGACACTACAGATGCAATAGCGCTTACATCGCTAATTCTTAGTATATTTCTATTAAGACACAAATCAAAATCGGATTTTGAATACACACTATTGCTAATACTAGTTATGTTACCATTTAGCGCTACAAATGATGTTTCTAGTAAGCTTATTTTAGTAATATGCGTATTAAGACACAAATCAAAATCGGATTTTGAATACACACTATTACTAATACTAGTTAAGTTACCATTTAGCGCTACAAATGACGTTTCTAGTAAGCTTATTTTAGTAATATACGTATTAAGACACAAATCAAAATCGGATTTTGTATATACAATTGCACTTAAATCGCGCACTTTATTACTTATAGTAATAAAAGAAGAATTACCATCAACAATAGAGATAAGGTCGCTTGACAAGAATTGATTTAAATTTAGCTTATTTAATGTAATAGTTCCACAAATATCTAAATTATTAAAACTCATATCCAAGTTTTTTATTAAGTTATTGGCCAAAGTAGCTTGCCCACTTAAGTCTCCGTTAAAATAGGTACTATATGTATTATTAAATTTATAAGCATTAGAACCTATGTTAATCCTTATATTAGAAGCAGGAACATTATTTCCTGAAATACTAACCTCTCCAATAGAAACATCAGAATAATTATTTAACTTTACATCAGGAACTAATCGTGAATAATACAAGTTATTGCAACTAATATCACCATAAAAAATACTAACATTACTAATATTACTAATAGTTTCTGTTCCAACATTTAAAGGTTTACTAATTACTAATTTAGAATAATCAGCAGAACTTCTAATGCTAATAGCATTACTAGTATTATTAGCAAAATTAATATAAGAACTATTTATTGAACTATCTAATATTAAACGTTGTAATGAAACATCACTAAAAATAGCTTTATTTGGAAGAGCATTATTTGACTTATCATACCCAAATCCATTGGGGATATCATTAATGTAAGAATTAATAATATTAACATTAGAAAAATCCGAAACAGAAATAGTAGAACTAACAATGCTTACATCCGTAAAACGGCTTCCACTTAAAGTTACATTGACGAATTGCGATTCTGATTTAACTAGGCCAGGTGTTGTTTTACCTAGAACAGAAATAGCACCACGTACTTTTAGGTCTCCTATTATATTAACAGGCAGTGAAGGAAAATAAAGTATATTATTTAAACTAATATCATAAGAAACATTTAACTTTGTAGTTAAATTATTCGAAACATCTAAGTTTGCATCGACATCCATATTATTTTTAACAATCACTTTTTTATTGTCATTGTCATTGTCATTTTGTGATGTAATAAATAGTATATCATTTTGCGAGCTTTCAATAACTAAATTATTGTTAATAGTTCCAAGATTTAGAGAAGGATTAGTGTTTTGATTATTTTGAGAAATAATTGAAGTATTGACTTTCCAAGGTATAGTTTTGTTATTATAACTTGCATAACTAATATCATGCTTAGAACTATAATTAAGAGCCATTTATATTATTATTATAAATATAATATTTATATTTATAATAAAGATTATAATATTTTACATTCTTTTTTATCATTATTTTTTCATTCTTTTTTTTACATTGTTGTATTTGTACATGCTTTAGGATTGTTTGTAATTCCATCCCAATGTATATTACATTCTTTAGCCCATTTAGATTTTTCACACAATATATCAGCATCAGAGCTTCCACTAACTCCAAATCGGCTAGTTGGATAGTTGCGACAATAAGAGGGATGTGCTTTTCCAGAGTTTATTTGATTATGTCTACATTCTACTTGATTAGCACTATTATATGCAACATTCCAATAATCAGGGCAATCAGTAACAACGGGAGGAAAAACCTCTTCTGCTAAAGTTCTAGAAATTATAATACCTATAATTATTAATCCTAATATTAATAATATACTAGCAACCATTAAAACCATTTTATTAAATTTAGTTATCATTTGATTATATAAATAAAATATATTTTATTGAAAGATTAAAAATAAAAATAAAATATTACAAATAAAAAATAAAATATTACAAATAAAATATTACAAATAAAATATTACAAATAAAATATTACAAATAAAATATTACAAATAAAAAATAAAATATTGCAAAAAAAATTATATTAATAATTATATATTAATATAATAAATGTCAAATGGAAATGGAAAAATAACAAATGCAAATGGAAAAATAAATATAATGGGTCCTAATACTTCCACATTATTTTCTATGATGGATAAAATACCAATAAATACAAATACAAACTATCAAAATGTATTAGCAGGTAATTTTATGCGCTCACCATTGTCGGATACTTATTTTTCAAAGCAAAATATTCAATATATACAAAACGGAATAAGAAGCGGTGTATATACTAAATCGCAAAAACGAATAGCAGTAGATGAACAACCAGAAGACCAAATAGTAACAGTTATGCGTTCGATGTATTTACAATATTCTAAAAATTTAGATACTAATATACAAATGCAAGTAAATGAGCTAAATAATAAAGTTTTAAATTTTTGCGTAAATAATGTATTTAATGAAGCAGTTGCTTACTTAAAATATAGAGAAGACGCCAGCACTATGCATATACCAATAATGCATCCAATTTATTCGAATAAAACTAATAAAGTATTAGAACAAAAACCGTGGTTTTAGACTATAATATTTTTTCTTAAGTCGCTTAAAATTTCATCTAATTTATATTTTAAAATAACATTTTCTTCTTTTAAAGTATTTATAGTAGCGCTCAGCAATCTAGTCTCCTCTTGTAAATCTTTAATGCTTTTATATTCTTCATTTAAAACTTCTATTCTAGAGTCTAATTTGTTTATAATTTCTTGCTCTTCTTGCAATGCTTTAATTAATATTAATGTAAAACAACTATATTTAACAGATTTATAGCTTTCTATTTTACCTGCATTAATATCTTCTATAGTTGGTTCATTTTCCGAAACTAAACTAGGAAAAATGGTTTCTAACTCTTGAGCAATAACACCTATATGTTTATTAGTGCTAGCTGAACCTTTTAAATTATAATTAACAACTCTAACTTTTAATAAATCTTGTAATTTAGGACCAGTATTAACGACATTTTCTTTTAATCTAATATCGCTCCAACCACTATAAGAATTATTTATGTTAGTAATAGAACCGTCTGAGTGAAATCTTATAACTGGATTATTTGACGATAGCCAATTAGTTCTCCATTCGCTAATTATTGTGGTATTATAAGGACTAGCAATTTGTTGTGTATAAACTCCCGAACTTTCAAAAGTAAACTTATCAAAAATTCTAAATTGAGTAGCATTAGTGGTGCTCGTTTTAACATAATTAGTATTGAGACAAGTATCAACATATGAGCGTGAATATACATTTCTACTTAAATCAATAATTCTTCCACTTAGATCTTGAAATGAAAGCTCAAATATGGATCTTTTAACATAATTAGTATTAAGACAAGTATCAACATATGAGCGTGAATATACATTTCTACTTAAATCAATTATTCTTCCACTTAGATCTTGAAATGAAAGCTCAAATATGGATCTTCTAATATAATTAGTATTGAGACAAGTATCAACATATGAGCGTGAATATACATTTCCACTTAAGCTAACTATTCTTCCACTTAGCTCTTGAAAAGAAAGATCTGCCCCAGAAATAGTTAAATAAGTGCCAGTTAATGTATCGTTCAAATTTAGTCCTCCTACTCTAATAATTCCACTAATGTCTAAATTATTAAAACTCATATCCAGATTTTTTACTAAATTATTAGCAATCGAACATGAACCGCTTAAATCTCCAATAAAATTGCTACTATATATATTATTAAATTTATAAGCATTAGAACCAATATTAAACATCATATTAGAAGTAGGAATAATACTTCCTGAAAGACTAACTTTTCCAATAGAAACATCAAAATAATTATTTAATCTAATGTCGGGATATAATTGCTTATAATATAAAGTATTGCAACTAATATCACCATTAAAAATACTAATATTGCTAATATTTATAGTATCTTGTGACAACCCAACAATTAAAGGTTTGTTAATTTCTAACTTAGAATAATCATTTGAACTTTGAATAATAGTAGGATTATTTGTAGTATTATTAGGATTATTTAGAAATTTCAAATAACTTGTACCAGTTAATGTCAAACTTTGTAATGAAACATCAGTAAAAACAGCCTTGTTTGGAGTAGCAATATTATTACTAGTGTAACCAATAGCAGTATTAGAAATATAAGAGTTTGTAATATTAGAGGAATAAATGTTTGACAAAAATATATCGCTAAGACTAATGTCTCCAGCTGTAAATGTGCTTGTAGTTAAAGAAGCATTATTACTAAAGAAACCAGGTCTTTCTTCACTACTAATACCAGTACCACCAGTGACTTGAGTAATACTTCCTTGTATCTTAAGATCACCAATTATATTTGTAGCTAGTAATGTCGATGAATTTAAATATAAAATATTATTTAAACTAATGTCGTTAGCTCTAAGTATATTTGTTTTTAAAACATTAGAAACATCTAAATTAGCATTAACGGCCATACTATTTTTTATAACAACTTTTCTATTTTCTGCTGTAGACAATAATATATTGCTAGTAGCGCTTTCAATAATTAGATTGTTATTAATAGTCCCTAGCTGTGTAGAATAAGAACCATCATTATAATTTTGATTATTATGATATATATATGTGGCATCAAAATTATAGGGTATTCCAGTTCTATTATATTCAATATAACTAATATCATTAGTGGAATTATAAATTAATAAATTTGAAATATCAGGACTAGCCATATTTTTTATATTATAATATATGTAATATATTTTATAATATAATCATACCAAATTAAATAAGTAAAAGTTAAAGTTAAAAGTAAAAGTTAAAAGTTAAAGTTAAAGTAAAAGTTAAAAAAAATAAAAATAGAAATAGAAGTTATTTATTTATTTATTTATTTATTTATTTATTTATTTATATATTTATTTATTTAGTTTTCTTAGATTTCTTAGACTTATCTTCACTTTTAATATGAGTTTCCAAGAATTGGCTATAAGCGATTTTTAATGCATCTAGCTCTTTTAGCCACATATGCTCTAAACTGCACGCGCTAATAGTTGCTAATTCATTTTTCTTAAGCTCGTGCTCATTTAATAATTTTTCGACATTTTCTTTACATACGGAATCCATAGGCATTTTAACTAAATAATTATAGTCATTAGTCTCTCCTAAATCAAATTTGAAGTCCTCCATAATTTTATAAATCGCGTCTTTCGACTTCTTACGTAAATCAATCTTATCATCTAAATTATATTGAATAAAACGCGCCTTGTTGCTTAACACTTTAAGTTCGCGCTCAATCTTTTCTATAATATACTTCTTTCGCTTAGCATAATACTCATAGCGAATAATATAATAGGAGTCAACAATAGCGTAAACATTGTCATACTTATTTAATTGCTCCTTTTCATTAAATAAATGCATATTACTAGTGCATTGACTAGTATATAGCTTCAAGTATTTTTCTAATCCACTAATGCTATATTCGTGGTCTTCTGAGACTAATTTAGATAAAATTCCAGGATAAAACGTCACCTCAAAATCGACAGTTATATCTGTAGACATATCCACAAAATCTTTAACATATTCATCGTTTGCTTTCGCCGATTTGCTTTTGCTGGATTTTGCATCTAATAATCCTTCCAAAAATTCTTTGTAGTCTTGTGTCCAAGTTCCAACTGGAAGCTCGCTAATGCGAATTTTGTCAGGTCCAATTGTTTCATAACACCCTTTAATAATATATTTTTTATGTGTCGTGTCACAAGGATAAATCTTGCCCTTAAACCCTTGATAATAAGGCTCAATTAACAATGCTTTAAGGTCTAGTTCGCTCACGCTATTTAATTTTGCCTCTAAATAGCTAATAATTTGAATAGGATTATAGCACATAATATCTGTGCTAAACCCTGTTCCAATTCCTTTTGTGCCATTTACAAGAATCATCGGAATAATAGGCATATAATAAATGGGTTCAACACTTGTCCCGTCGTCTTCAATATAGTCTAAAATAGCATCATCAAATTCTGAAAATATTTTGCGCGTTATTGGATTTAAATACGTGAAAATATACCTTTCCGACGCTGCGTCTTTTCCGCCTTGAAGACGCGTTCCAAATTGCCCTTCTGGCTTAAATAAGTTAATATTATTTGAGCCGACGAAATTCTGAGCTAAACCAATAATTGCTCCATTTAAACTTGCTTCACCGTGGTGATAGCTGGACTGCTCAGAAACATAGCCGCTAAATTGCGCGACTTTGATTTCGCTGGTTAATTTCTTTTTAAGAGCAGCAAATAGGATTTTTCTCAAACATATTTTAAGACCGTCACAAATGTTAGGAATAGAACGTTCATTATCATAAATTGAGAAGTGTATCATATCATTATTTATAAATTCGCCATAAGTCACATAGGGCTTAGAGGTATTTAAATAGCTAGAACGGTCATAATTAGACAGCCACTCTTTGCGGTCATTTGCTCGCTTTTTATTAAATACTTTGTCAATGCTTTCTCTGCACGTTTCAACACTTGTAAAATTTACAATCTTTTTATTGGCAAAATATTCCTTAAATTCTTTACTTGTGCTTGTTCCAAGACCCTTATAATATTTGACGCTCCACTTAGCAAAATCGCTATTTTCTTTTTTCCATTGCTCATATTCGCCATTATTATAAAACGGTATTACTTCTTTGCCGTGCGTTGCTTTTAAAATAGGAGTATTCATATAGCCAATAAATTCGGGTATTTCGATTAATGAGCTCCACTCGCTTTCAATCATATTAATAGCGAGCCCTTTAATGTGACTACCGTCTAAATCTTGGTCTGTCATAAATAATAGCTTTCCATAACGTAGCTTGTTATTAACGTCTTGTAGAGTATATGTTTTTCCGTGCTCTAGTCCGACAATTTGCTTAATTTCGCTAATTTCCTTATTTTCGCCAATTTTGCTAATACTTTCGCCTCTAATATTAAACATTTTGCCTTTCATCGGATATACACCAATAAAGTTTCTATCTTCACGCGAAAGACCCGAAATAATCCCGGATTTTGCGGAGTCACCTTCACAAAGAATTAGCACACATTGCGAAGATTTTGCAGTTCCCGCAAAATTAGCATCTACAAGTTTAGGAATATTTCGAATAGTTTTACATTTAGTTCCGTCGCTTTTCTTAACAGCTTTATTTTCTTTAACCTCGGTTAAATTGCACGCAGTAGCCATTACGCCCATTTTTGCCAATTTTTCAATAAATTTCATAGATACCTCACACACCGAGCCAAAATTTGAAACAGCGCTATTTAAATAATCCTTGGTTTGACTATCGAACGCCGGATTTTCAATAGTGCAATTTACGAAAATCATAAGTTGCTCTTTAATAGAGGCCGGCTTAACGTCAATATGTTTCTTTTCTTTAATATAAGTTGTTAATTTTCGCACAATTTGATTAACAATATATTCAATGTGCTTGCCACCTTTTGATGTGAAAATTCCATTTACAAAACTTACTTGAGTAAATTCTTCATTTGGCGCTAAGCATACTGCGTATTCCCAACGATCATTTGCTTGTTCATAAATGCGGTCTTTTTCTGCCTTGGTTCCAATATATAAATCAATATAATTCATAAATGTTTTGATTTCAACAGGGCTAGAATTATATCTAACTTTAATTGATTTATTTGTAACTGCCGCAATATCATACACTCGCCGCCGCAATAGCGCAATAAAATCTTTGTCAAATCCTTCAATACCTAGGCGTTTAAAATCGGGCTTAAAACTTACACTCGTATAAGGTTTCGTTTTGCACTTTGTAATTTTGGGCTTTTCAATAACGTTTAAGTTATCCTTAAATTCTTGAACATATTTTTGCCCAGTTTTAGCATCCACGGTTTCAATCTTGCCCCACGTCGACCAAATTAATACAAGCTTAAAACCAAAACCGTTTTTGCCTCCTACGATTTTCTTTTCTTCTTTAATATAATTTGTAGAAGTTCGTAGATTGGCGAAAATAAGTTCGGGGATCCATACTTTATATTCGGGATGGATTGAAATGTCTATACCATTACCGTCATTTGTTAGTGTAATAACTCCACTATCATCAATCGAAATGTCAATCTTTGTAACAGGATAATTGCTTTCATCATTTGTTAAAGACGGAACAGAAGCGAGTAATTGCTCCATACGAATAACGTGGTCACGACAATTCACAATACCTTCATCAAATAATTTATATAATCCTGGAATGTAAGTAATTTGCTTTTCAACAATTTTATGCGTTGCTTCATCGTAAATATGAACATTAGAACTAATTTTTTCAATAGAACCAATATATGTATCCGGATTATCTAAAACATGCTCTTTGTCAGATTTCTTCTGATATTTTTTGGAAAGTTCTTCGTTAGAGCCCATTAAAATTACTTAATAATTGCTATTTATATAAAAATTTAAAAAATTCAATTTTTATTATATTAATTATATTAATTATATTAATAAATGTTTTAATTTAAACAAAATTTATAATTAAATTAAAAATTTAATATTTTAAAATATAATATACAAATAATGACCACTTGTTTTAGTTTAATATCTAATTATATTGAAATTAGTAATAATAAATATATTTTAAATAATAGTGCTAGTACTAATGCTAGTAGTGCTAGTAGTATTACTACTAGAACTAATATTAGTTTTGGTTTATATGATAATTCAAATAATAATTATTTATTAAGAGGAATACCGTCTAATTATCCTGTAACCTTTTTTTCACAACAAAACAACGGCAACGATGTATCAAACATAATAAATTTTGAAGCACTAAACACCGAATCTATTATTATTTATGTGTCGCGAGGACAGGATGTTAGTTTTATTAATGGTGATTATTTTAGATTTTATGATAAGAATTATCAATTATTAAATATTAATCACGGCTATAGAACAATCTATGATAGCTCGCTAACAGATGTTAGAAGTAATTTTTATTTTATGAATTCTAGAACTTATACATTTAAAGCAACAACAGACTTTTGCAGTAACTTTCCATTTACTATAAGCGGTAATTCATTAACAACTAGCTATAGCTTAGACACAACAGACAGCAGTTTTACAATAACAATTCCAGCTAATGCTGATAATAACAGCAACAAACTAGTTTATAGAGATAATGATAATGATATAAGCGGTAATTTATATATACTTAGTGATGCAAGTGGTTTAAAATATTATTATGGAGACATAAGTTTTTCTATAAAAAATTATAACGACTCGAGCACTGTAAACTTATCGCTTAAATCATATGACTTTAGCTATGGAGCTAGCGCAGGAAGATTTGGCAATAAAGAAATAAGCAATAATAATTTGTTCTATTATTCTTCAACTTGTAGCTATATAATTAATAATAATTTGCCCGCTAATAATGAATTTTTAAACAAAGTTAGTGCGCTAGATTTTTCATTAAATCGCGGTCTGAGCTTTAATAAAAATAATCATTCTAGTCATACGAATAATTATCCAACCACTATTTATGATTTAAATTTTGGATTAGGAAAAGGTTCATATATTATTATTGATGTATCAAGTGCTTTTCCAATGCGTTTAAATAATGAGGATATAAGTGATTGTATAGCAATAGATACAACTTACCAACCTGCTAGAATAAAAGATGTTATTTATGATAACAAAACTTACTATTATGGGTCATTTAAAATTAATGTATTTGATGATTTTTCAAATGTAAATATAGCACTTTTAAATAGAACATCACAAACAGTTATTGAACTATCATATAATTCTAAATTTTTTTACACCGAGTTACCCCATTTACAAGGGGGAACATATGGGTCTAGCGGAACAAGTTATTTAAAATTGATGAATCAACAATCTAACTTTTTTGATCTTAGTGAAAGTGTGAATAATATATACGAACTTAATTTAAATTCGAGTTATAGCGACCTTTCTTACATTGCTGCCGATAAATATGGACACAATCTTGATATACTAGATTTTATTACACGTATTCCATCATCAGATAATACTATTAATGAAGAAATTTCGAATAATATAATTAATAGATTATTTGCATATAATATATTGTATAAGGTTATTGATTATGAGAATACAACTATTCAAAATATTAGAACAATTAATGTAAATAGTGGTCCTATTATTGAAATAAGTAGTAATTATTTTCAAAATAATAATCAATACACTAATATTTTAAATTTTGAAAACAATACTTTTAATAGGGACTATAATTTTTTTAATGACATAAAGGTGTATATTTATGATACGAGTAGACAGCGAATTAATATACCATTTGAAGTTACAATAAGTGGTTCTTATTTTAGTACTAATGATGCTAGAACTAAAGTATATGTTATAAACGATACTAGTTTTTCATATACACAACCACGACCAGATGGAATTGCTAGTAATTCAGAATATTTATCAATTTCGGGAAAAAATTATTATGCTTATTATAGAGATTTTGTATTATTTAGAAACACAAACAATGACTTTATTAAGATAACAAACTTTAATAACTCATCACTTATTTATGATAATTCAAACAGTCCAATATTCCAATTTACAGGTAATAAAATAAGTATAGCTACAAATACAATTAGCATAGGTAGTGGTAGTGGTAGTAATTCTATAAGATTAAAATCAATAACACAAAGCATTGATATATCAACTATTAGTTTAAATTTAGATTCGACTTATAGAACAGGGAGGGAGGGTGATATTAGAGATTATTCATTTAACTGTAGTTTAAAGTTAAATAATTATTTTTTCGAAATCAGCTGTATAAGTCTTGATTTTTCTCAGGATAATTGCAAAGTTACAGGTTTTTTTAACCCTATAAATTTTTTTAAATCTGATGCATCATTGATTGATTTGTCATATGTAGGCTCTTATAATCTAATAATTTCTACAAAAAGTTTGTCACCTGGGGACTATTTTTATGATAGTTCTTTAATTAAAAATAGATTTTTTAATCCAAATATAACTGATGCCTCAAGAACTTATACTATTAATATTCAAGATACTAGTAGGCCAGTTTTAACTTTTTATGATAAAAACACATTTAGTTCTAGCACAACATATTTGTACACTATTCCACAAGCAAGAACTTTTAATATTTTACAAGATATATGCTTTGTAAATGTTAGGACATTTGCCAATTATAATACTTATGTTTCAAATAAACCTCTAATTCAATATAGTGACAACTCTATATATGACTTATCATATAGTCGTGATATTTCATTTACACTAATAGGAAAAGGAACAAATATAAATCATAGTCCTAGTAATGAATTAAGTTTAATTACTTCATCTAGTGATGCAAGCTGTGTTATAAAGTATCGAGCAAAAGATATTTGTAATAATTGGTCACAAGACATTAGTTTAATCTTAGATTTTGTATCTATTCCATATGCCGAATTAAGTGGTAATTCTATATTGATTATTGATTTTTCAAGAAATAGTACTAGTTATAGCGATGCAGGATTAAAAATATATGACCTTCCTTCAACAAGAACGCCTTTTATTCCTGGAGTGATTGCTGGTAATGGTATTTATGAGACAAGTAATAATGTACTATTAGGTTTGCGAACTTATGATATAAGTTATAATAGTGATATATGCCTAAATAGCGTTAATGATTATTCGTTCAATTATATTATTACTATAAGCGGTTCCACTAGAAGATTATTATTAACCCGAAAAGTAAAAATTGTAGATAATAAACTCCCGTTTTTTTTATTTCCAGACTTTAGCGCAATCAATTATACTCTTAATGACAGTCGATTAGGAATAAATATGGCGAATTATGATAATAGCTATACTTCTAGTAATCGTAGGATACATAGTAGCGACACTAGTTTTAATATAGATTTTAGTTTTGTTGCATATAGAAGTTTTGATGACCTAAGCAAAGTTTTGTATGACTTTGACATAAGCGATAATTACACACAAAGAGGAATTATAACCAGAACTTTGCGTTTTAATAATAATCCTGCTCCATTTTCATTTAATGACATAAGTAATTATTTTGATAATAGCATTAATAAAATATTAAATAGTGTAACTATTAGCAAATCTCTCAATTTAAAACTACAACAACTGCAATTTAATTATGACATAAGCGACTTACATAACAACAATTATAGTGTTCTAAGAAAGGTAGATATAATAAATCTTAAACCACCTGTTATAGATTTTTCATTTGCTAATTATTATTCCAATAGCTCTTATCCCAATAGCTCTTATAATTATGTTTATTTTGGTGCAAATCGAATAGATTTTTCATATGTCGCGCTCGACTATAATAAACCTAGTAGCAGTTATAATTTTATTCAAGAATTAAGCTCAATATTATTTAATTTTGATTTAAGTAATAATGTTAATAGCAATAGCAAAGCTAACATTAATTATCAAATAACTATTAGTAATAATAGTTATAGACACACAATAAATACTATTGGTGACCTAAGTAACAATAATAGTATTAAGAGTTTTTTTTCTATAAGAGACACATCTCTCAGTTTAATATATGATATAAGTGATAATGAAGACAATTCTTATCAAACAATACGGAATGTTAAAATTATAGATATAAGCACCAATTTAGATATAAGTTTTTTGAACAATTCATCACTATTAACTGTTAGTTTTGGGGACATTAGCTTTGACATTTTGAGAGATGTGTCTTTTAACCATAAGAGATTAACAACAACTTCTATTAGCTTTGATATTAGTTATAATTTTCAAGCAAATACTATAGCAAATACTATAACATCAGTAAGCGGAACTGGATTCAAACTTTTTGATCCATCTGCTTTAATATATAGAATGGGTGACAATAGTGTTAATTATTTTCCATCAGCATATTCAAGTAGTTTTTATAGTAAGCGCAGAATTATTAATATAGTTATTAATAGTCCACTAATTTCTTTTCCTAGCACTGGCATAAGTCACGAAATTTATACACCTTTAAGCGATGCTTCGCTAATATTTGGCGTAACAAGTTATAGCATATATGACGACTTTTTCTTTAAGAATTACAAGACTGATTTATCATATAATGGCACAAATTATAAAATAACATTCGATAATTCTCTCAATATAATGGAGCCAAGTGCTGGAATCTATAATATATATTATAGGTCAACAGATTTATACAATATAACTAGTATTAGAACTCGAATATTGGATGTTGCGGACAGAAGAGCTCCGCTAATAACAATATGCGGTGATTTCTATTACACATTGTCGGGAGCTAGCTCATATTATGTAGCAAATAGAACAATTTATATAGAATATGGTGCATATGCATATGATGCAGGAACGCGAACACAAATATACGATATAAGCATAACTAAGATTAGTCAACAAAAAAGAACTACGTTATCAAATGGATTAATAGAAACGTCATTTGATTATATAACAATATCAAATAACACTATAACATCACAACCTTTAATATATAATATAAATAGCTTAAAGGCACCAGATTACAGAATTATTTATAGCGCAAACGACAAATTTGACAACTCACAATCTATAACTAGAAATATATATGTAACTCCTCCAACAAAACCAAAGTTATATCCATATATTGAAGTAAGTAGTGATGACGACTCTATTATGGAATATTCGTTATTAAGTGATATTTCAATTAATGCTCGATTAATAAATAGTACAACTATTGGTAGTGCGTATTATGATTTGAGCTTATCATTTAAGTACAATAATATTAGTACTATAGCAAATAGTCAAAATATAATTTGTCAAGCAATTAAGTCTAATGTTTTTAGAAAAGCCGGAACTAATAATTATGTTAGATTTAAATTAAGAGCAACAGATGCAAATGACATATCATTAGCGAGTTCATATGTAAATGTAGAATATGAAACTATAGAAAGCACAAATATAGAAAAAACATATAAAATTTATTTTTATGCGCGAGATTTAAGTCAATCTAATATTATTGACCAAATAAGTTTTTTAGAATACAATTTAAATTTTGTAGACAATATGCCTCCACAAGTAAATTTCTTAACTAATAGAAATTTTGACTCTAACTCTAATTTAAAGTATCCATTATTGAGCGCGACCTCAAGAAATGATTTATCAATAAATATTGCTAGTTATGCTAATTTTAATAATATATATAATAATTATGAGAATTATTACAAAAAAACGCAGTCAAATAATATTGTTTTATTTGACCCGGGAATAAATATAAGTGATATTGTAAGTGGTGATGTAAATTATATTGATAATTCTTTCCAAAAAATTGATAGTGATACAAGCTATTCTTTTGTAAGTTCTGATATTTCAATAAATTATTATAAATACGATGGCTCACTAATAGATGTGTGCAATATATTATTTCTCGCTAATGACAATGACAATGACATTAGCCAGAGTTATCAAGTTAGCGATAGCCAAGGTAACATTAGCGAAACTCGTTCAAGAACTATTAATGTTGCAAGATTTCCGCCATTTATAAATTTAAATTATCAAAAAGACTGTTGCGCTAATAACTATATTACTTATTATCATAAAAAATTTGAAAAATATGTAGAGCCTGGAGGACGTGTCATAGATTATTTTGATGGATTTACGCTAAGCTTTGAAAATGTTAAATCGCTTGTTAATCTAAATGAGAGTGTTAATGGGGCCTATATTATTAAATATGATATAAGTAATAGTGCTAACATATATAATGATACACAGCGTAAGGTAAATGTTATAACTAGCTTACCATTACTACAAAACAACACTTATGAATTTAATGATATAATAAACTTTAGATTTTTTACACTAACAAATAACAGCTATGTCAAATATAGTTTATATAATGGGACATATAATTTTACTGTCCCGCATAGTTTGGCATTTAATATAATAACGCAAGAATTTGATATATGTAATGGAGTATATGCTATAAGTGATGTTGTTTCAATTGCTAGCGACAATTCTTATAATGTAAGTTCTAATGTAAGTTCTAATGTAAGTTCTAAGAAGTTTTATTATAACAATGTAAGTTTAACAGTAAGCGGTGATTTCAATAGATTAAGTGTAGAACTAAGTAATAATGCTAGCTATTCAAATATATTTGTATATAATAGTAAAAATACTTATACTGACTTATATGACGTAATAAACAATTATGAAAATAATGTAATCATAGATAGTTCATATATTGTAGATATAAGCAATTTAAATAATCCAAATTCTAGTCCATATTTTGAATTGCTTTCTAGTGCATTTGCTTCTACAAGTTCGCAAGCAAGAGTCGGGAGAGATTTACATTTAAGTATTGGAAATTATAGGTTTTATCAATATGGTTATACTAATTTTCATAATCCTATAAAATTTTCTATTACAAAAGACGGAACACATAATGGAGGTGTTGAATATACGAAAAACATATTTAGAAGAAATCTTCCTGGAGTATCAATATTAAATAGAAATTCTAATTCAAACTACACTCAATTAAATATAGATGCCACAACACCCGCTACATTATATTATTATTGCGAAAATTTTCCAAATATGGGGGGACGAATTCAAATAAAAAATAACATAATCTTTTCTAAGCAAGCAATTGTTTTGAATAATTATGTGATAGATGAGACTTGTGAAACTAAAATTTTAAATTCGAATTATTTACCCGATGATGTGTTAAAAAATAGAATAATTCTAACACAAAGGTTTAATATAAGCGGTGGCGATATGTCATTTGTAAATATAACTTGTATTACGCAGCGAAATATTCAGCACAATATGCTATATAATATAGCACAACAACCTCATAAATTAATAATTAGAAAACATACGAATTTAATAGCTAGGCCCTACGATAATTTTACAGTTACTAATTACTCAATAATGAAAGATAACTCAAACAATTATTTAGTTGAAGACAAAGGGACACCTTATAAATTTAGCAATACATATATAAATTTGTTTAAATATGATTTTGACACCTCTTTAAATGTTGATAAACGAGAGATTGACCCATTACTAAACATATATGAGCAAGACATTAGAGAACTATTTTATAATTACAAAAATTATAATTTTTTTAATCCTGGTTCTGGTTCAAGTCAGTTATTAGACGAAATCACAAATTATAGCGATTTTTTCAGAGCTAATAAACTATTAACAACCACATTATTAGAGGACAGCTTTAAATATAAAATAAGCGATTTTTTCTTTGCTAAGCCATCTAAAATATTAAATTTGGATGCAAATAACGAATATAATTACAATGAAAAATTGCTTGCCCCTAGAATTAAAATAACAAATATTACAGCCAATTATATAACTTTTACACTAGAAATTTATTACAATAATAACAATAATTGGTATTCATCTAGCGACACTTTAAACACTAATAAAGAGGTGTTATTTGGCACTTATGAATATATTGTTTATAGCTCTAGTTTTATAGACATTTCAAATGTAGTTAATGCACCGGCGACACGAGATTTTATAACATTTTATAACGGTTCGCTAACTATTACGAGCAATTTAATTTATTCTAATAACTATAGCTATATCTCGGAGTTAAGTAATAACTTTTATAGTTCATCTATTTTTGCACAGCTAGGATATAATAATTCAGATTCAAGTGTTAATGATTTGACTAACACTGTTTTTTTAAGTATTAAGGATACAAGCAATAATAAGGAATCACTATGTGGTCTAACAAAACAAAATTTGTATAATAATGTTTACTTTGATGAAAACCAAACATTAATATTTCATAAATTTGATCCAACAACACTAGTAAATTATCAAGTAAATAGTCATGCATTAACATTAGAAGACACGTTGAGAGAATCAACAAATAATCAGAATTATTTAATAGATGTGGCTGAAAATGACATATATAATTTTTACAATGAGCGACCTTTAAATCTTAATACATTGCGCGATTTATCTACTAACGAAGAATATAATGTATATATTGCTTTTACAATAAATGAGGAGCTGACTAGCACTAATAACTACTTAACACAATTTGATATACAACCTATATATTTGAACAATATGCCTGTTAGAAGAATAGGCAATATATACAGGCAATATTCAGAAAATTTCTTGAATAGTTATGATGATGGCATAAATACTATAAATGAACTGTCTTATAATTCTATTGACAATAAATTAAACAGCCATAGCTATATAATAGATTTAAACGACTATTTTGATATAAATATATATAAAACTACATTACTTGCTAGCAATTTATATTTGACAGATTACATTGATATAAATAAGTTGACTTATACTTTATTAGACATAAAATTTACTATACCATTTAATTTATATGATATAACTGCCTCAAAAAGTGTTATATTTAATGCAATAAATTTAAATTTATTATTAGCAATGAGAAACAAGGTAATTCCGCTATATTACAAATTAACATATATGATAAAAATATTAGCAATAAGTTTTCCTAATGTTCCAACTAATAATATGCGTTTAATTTTTAAAGATAGCGACAATATAAATTTCTATATTAATCTTATAAATCCTGACCCGTCAAATGCAATAGTTGATGTTTATACAAATGAAGTGAGTATAGATAGTTTAAATAATTTATATACGGAGATTTTCGATAACATACAAACATTATTGTTTAATTATAATGCAGTAATAAATAGCTATAACATTAGGCACATTTATCTAATAAATATAACTAATTTTTTGAATATGGTAATAGAATTTAATTATATAAATATTGATTATTTGGATAATATTATCACATTGTTGGAAAATAATGTTGAAAACATTTTAACTAATATGTCAATATATCTTGGAGAAAATAATATAACAACAACGTTAAAGTTATATAATTTAACTAGCAATATTGCTATGGCTAATGGAAACATATTAACATATAATGATATGAGTTATTTGGATTATTGCTTTAAAGCTTTTTATACTTTAAATAATGAACTAGACCTTATGAGAAAAGAGGTTGCTGTGCGAAATTATGATTATAGCAACATTTTTGAAAGTTATAAATATGAAATGGCCAGTAATAACACTAATTATTCGCAAAAAAGATACAAAAATTTGTATATTAGCGCTAATAGTGATGCTGCGAAATTATATAACGATTTGAGTTATAATTTTAAATTATTGAATGCTAATTTCATATTAGATTATAGTTATGTTTTATATAATTATGCCAATGTTACTTATTATTATAGTCCTTTTCCAAAAGGGACAAACAATATTGTAAATTTTCAAGCCTATAATGATGCTTCTATAGTTAATTTTGAAACTTTATATACTAATGTAAATAATTTATATAATATTATTACAAATGTTTTTAATATAGTGTCTACTGATTACAATATTATTAATAAGCCAACGCTATATGTTAATAAATATTATGAATTTTACGGTTCTAAGCTATTAATAAACAGTTATTATTCAAATAGCATAACATTAAAATTAAATATTCAATATAAGAAGTCTTTATATCAAACCATAGATTTGTCAAATATTTATCTTGATATAACAATTCCCGATTTAATACCGCCTACTCTTGTTTTTAATAATACTAGTGATGTTAGTTTTAATGAAAATGTATTAAATTCAGATGCTTCATTAAATGCTTTAGTAAGTAGTAAATTAATTAATGATTTAAGTTATATAGATTTAAATCAATCTTATACTATTACTTTTGCAGATAAAAAATATTATGATAATAGTGTTGGTGCTAATGTTGTAAGACCACTAAGCTATTCTAATAATTCATTGTCATTATTACAAATAGATTTTACTGATATAAGTAATGTTACTTTTAATGACATATCATCTGTGTATGTATATATAAAATATGTATTATTAGACAATGCTAATAATAAAAATATTATTAGAAGGAAAATATTACTAGAAAACGACAATACTGAGCCAATATTTTTTTATAAGGGCCAAAATACAACTTGGAGAGCTTATGGAAGTTCTAGTATTATTACTATAACATTACGTCCTACATTAATAATTAGTCAATCTATTACACAAGCAGACTTTCTTGTAACATTATTGAATAATACTATCAAAATTGTTGATCCGTTATTACATGAACGCTACCCAAGTTTATTTGTAACAAATTATTCAGATATAAGCTTAACAACTTTACTAACAGACGCAAGTGCTATAGATATAAGCTTTATTAACATAGTAAGAGTAACTAGCAATAGCGAAGTACCAATTCAAACTATTCTAAATTATAACAACGGTCAGTCTATTACCAATTTTAGTAGCCTTATGAATAATCAATTACTAATTGAAAGCAGCAATAATAGGCTTTTTCTGGATTATTTTAGTAGTACTAATGTATATCCAAGAATAGGACAATTAAGAATAAAACTGCAAATAACACCTAGTATAGTAGTTGGTGAAACAATTACAGATACTCATTGTTGCTATCCTAAAGTAGAATATAAACCTATACAAGATAATTATAAATTAGGTTCGCAAAATACAGCCGTTATGAGAATGGCGAAATTTATAATCAATAGACATATTTAATTTACAAATATTCTCTCATATTCTCTCAAATTCTCTCATATTCTCTCAAATTCTCTCAAATTCTCTCAAATTCTCTCAAATTCTTTCAATTAAATTAAATTAAATTAAATTAAATTAAATTAAAATAAATTAAAATAAATTAAATTAAATTAAATTTTATTTACAAATTTAATTTATTTTATTATTTATATAAATAAAGATGTTTAAAATGTCAAGAAGCTTGAATATGTCGAGGAGGTTAAATATGTCGAGGAAGTTTCCTAAAATACCTGTTTCGAAAAATGTATTGACCAATATTTTATATGTAATTACTCTAGCATTAGCCGTAAATTTTGTTATGAAAAAGCAAATTTCAGCATTAATAAGTTTATTTTTAATAGCAGGATTAGTATACTATTTTAAGAAGAATGTAACACTAGCACTAATTGTTTCAATAATAGCTACTAATTTATTAATAGCACTCAAGTATTTAGGAGGACCCAAGTTTGAACAATTTAGAATGAGACAGGGTATGGCTGTTATGAAGAAAACCACAGAACCTATGGAGGTTAATACAGAGGCTAAAGCAGCTAAAGAAGCTATAAATGCTTTGAAAGCTAAAGCAGCAACTGCTCCAACTGCTAACTAAAAAAACATTATACATATAATAATATTGCTAAAAATTGATAAATGTTTATTTATTTTTAAAATAAATATTTATGACTATTTTATGAATAATGACAAAGGTTTATTGTATTTAATTCAACCAGCGGAATTAGTAGGAACACAGCGTTATAAAATAGGTTATTCAAAAAATAATGATATAACTAAATTTAGGAAAGATTATAAGAAAGGTTCTAGATTTTTAGACATATATGAATATGAACGCTCACCATTACTTGTTAGTGAAATTAGAAATAATTTTAATAATAAATTCAAGTTAGTAGCAGGTAGAACGTATTATGAAGGTAATGAAACCGATATTAAGAAAAATTTTAATGCTATTATAAGCAATTATTCTAATGCAAATAATATAAATAGTCAAAATCTTATAGCTAGCACTAATAGTCAAAATCTTTTAACTAACAATGCTAGCGCTACTAATAAATATTGTTCATTAACCAATTATAGTTATATGCAAAATATAATGTATGGCGCAAAATGCCAACCTATGAAATATAAATCTTATTATGATGAGGCTTGCTATGCTTGCAATGGTGATATGCTTGCAAAGCTGACTATTAAATAGTAATAAATAGTATTGAATATTAGTTTTATTAATATTTATTAATTAATACATTTTATTTCATTTTTTTATTTTATCTCAAAATTTATATAAATGTCGCTAACGAATAAAATAGTGGCAAATATAAAGAAAACAAATGCTGATGTAAAAAGTTTTGCAAATACAACAAATGTTGTATGTATAGACACAAGCAATAACCGAATTGGTATAAATACAAAAACTCCGCGTTATTCTATTGATATATCGGGAGTTGGACCAACTAATTTAATTTATGTAAATAAACTGGAAGTAGGTGCCAATGCTAGTATAAGAGACATAAGTTGTCTAAATAACTTAGATGCAAGTAGCGCAACAATAAGATATATAAATTACACAAATATAAGCGGAAGCTCGATTACTAGTAATAGTATAAATACTATTAGTGCAGAAATATTTGATTTAAGTATAAGCAAGCTAGTGTTAAAGGATTTCAATACCACTAATATAGACGCTTCATATTTGAGAGTTTATAATAGGGTGGATGTATGTGGAAATATGACTATAAGAAATCTCACTGTTACGGGGGATTTTTCTGGTGGAAATAGCACATCTTTCAGTAGTTTAGTAATAACAACTTCTACATTTACAACAATGAATTCGACTAATTCAATTATAAGAAATATAGATTGTAGCACTATTAAAGTTGATATATGTGCGAATTTTAATGGTCCTGTATTTTGTAAAAATAATTTAGATATAAGCATAGGGTCGTTTCAAACACTAAGTGGAAATATTTTAAATAGTGTTAATTTCAGAGCATTGACAATTAGTTGTGAACGATTGTTTGCGCGCGATTGCAGTATTAATGGGACATTAACAGTGAGTAATATTAGAGATTTATGTGGAAACCCTATAATTCGGGATGGAGGTATTGTTACTACAGCAGGAACAAATTCAGAATTTGGTAATATAAAAGTGTCTAATAAATTAGATATTCCAAATAATTGTGACATAAGTAATTTGAGAATAAATAAGAGATTAGACTTTAGCAACGTTGCCTCTCTAATATTGCCCACTTATTCTTTAGTGCATACTTCAAATGAGTCAAAATCTGTAGCGCTTGATATGTTTAACATAAGCATGAATAGAATAAAAATTTACAACTCTAATTCTTCTTGGTCAAATATGTATACTAAAAATCATTATGCTTCGCTAGATTTAAATAGAGAGATTTCTGGAAATACTATTGGTTTAGAAACATCCAATGGTGCAGTGAATTATTTCATAGAAAATTCGAACAATTTAATTTATAGTAACAATAATACTATTTATAAATATATTCCACTACAATTTAAAGTAATAAACACGAGAGAAGCTAATAGTGGAAACGCTATTTTTAATATAGTAAATGGAAAATTAAGAGTTCCTGATTTAAGTGGAATATATGAAATTAATGCAACTGTTAGTATGAAATATTTAAATAGAATTCCGGGTGATGTGGAACCAAACAATTATAGTTTTGGATTATATAACTCTAGTTCAACTACTACAATACAATCATATGTTGAACATATAAATAATATATTAACATTTGATAATAGCTTTAACTATTCAAGTATATCATTAAACTATATTGGGCCATTATTTAATAATTCAGATGGATTTATATTTTTAATATCAAGCGCTAAAGATATAAACTATTTAGTAATTCATAAATTTAGTGGTTCTATTAAATTATTGAATTATTAAATTATTGAATTCTTAAACAATTCTTAGATTGCTTAAATCAGGAATGTTACCAATAATAGCATTTATTATAGCTTTAAGCTCTCTAGTATTATTACTCGCATCTATAAAAATATAATCTTTAGCTCTTACTCTTCCTCCACTAATATCTATAGATTCTGTAGGATTTAAAGTATTTATGCCTATTCTATTATTTGACGAGTCAATACATATTAAATTAGCAGGGTCAGGACTATAGCTATAACTACTCGAAACACTATTAATAGTGCTAATTATTTTATTATAATCAGAACTAGGCATATATTATATATTTTAAATATATAAAATATATAATTTCTAAACAAATATTGCACAAATATTAAACAAATTTTATATATATTTTAGAAATAATTATTTTCTTTAATTATAATATAAATAAAGAAGATGACCAAAAAATTTATGAAGGCTGGCGACGGTATGTATCATATTCACGGACACAAATATCCTATGTTAATAGGTTCGCGCGCTCAAATTTGGCATGGTACAGCTTATAAAACAAAAGGAGGTTTAACTAAATCGGATTTATTAATGAATAAGCGAGGCCACGTTGTTTCAAAGAAACTATATAATCGCGCAAAAAGAGAGAAACGTTTAGAAAAAGCGGGCTATTTTACAAAAAAAGGTAAATTCGGCTGGGTAAGAAGAGATGGCTCTAAGCAAAGAGGCACAAAGCAAAGCGGCACAAAGCAAAGCGGCACAAAGCGAAGAGGCAGAAAAGCCCGTGGCACAAGAAGACGGAGAATGTAAGGTTGCCTAATTAGGCAAGTGGTAAGGTTGCCTAATTAGGCAAGTGGTAAGGTTTCCAAATTAGGCAAGTGGTAATGTTGCCTAATTAGGCAAGTCGCCTAATATATAAATTAACACTATTTAAAAAAATAGCATTAATATAATTATAGTTTGATGTATTGATTTCAAACTATGACTATTTATAATATGATTAGTTCATTATTAAGTCTCTCAAGTTATTTAATAAATTATTAAATAAGACATTAATAGGTTAAGGGATTAATTAATATAATTTTTTTATATATTAATTAATTAATTGTTTATTTGTTTGGACTTATATATTATAATATGTATTATTATAATATAATCTAATATATGAGAAAAAAAAGCTTGTTGCATAGATTTAAGAAATATAATACTATTAAACTAGTAACATTACTATTATTATTAGTATTACCACTAGTCGCTATATTAGTTTATAAAAATAGGCTATTTGAGGGTATGGTAATAAATATTTATGGTTCTTCTAATGGTTCTGCTACAATAAGCACTAGTGATAACAATAATAGAAATTCACCGCCTACACAGCCTGTTGCTAACCCAAGTCCTGCACCTGCATCTGCACCTGCATCTGCACCTGCACCTGCACCTGCTTCATCAGTTGCTGATAATGCATCTTCAAATATAGATAGTGCAACTGCTAGAGCTAAGGAGGCTAGAGATAGAGCTAATGCGGCTATATCAAGTAGAACATCCGGTTATACAAGCTCATTTACAAACCCTCTAAGACAAACACAAACAGAAACAGAAACAGAAACAACATAAAACACTTTATTTATAACTAAATTAATTATTACTTATAAATAATACTTATAAATAATAATAATACAACCAATATATTATATTTTAAATTTTTACTTAAAGATTTAATCAGTTTTTAAACTAAATAAAATATATGTTATCAAACGAATACGTTAGTAATAATAATAATAAATTAACAATAAAAACCGTTCAAATTGCTCCATTTCGCATATTAATGGCAGCATTGAAAGATATTTTATTGGAAACAAACATAGTATTTACAAAACAAGGAATAAAAATAATCAATATGGATAAGACGCACACAATTTTGGTGCATTTGTTTTTAAAAGCGGAAAATTTTGAATTTTTTGAATGTAAAGAAGAAAAAATAATAGTTGGTGTTAATATTCTCCATTTATTCAAATTAATTACAACAATAGATAACGATGACACATTAACTATTTATATTGAAAATGATGATTACAATGAAGGCATTGTAACTGAGTTAGGATTAAAATTTGAAAATGGAACAATAAAACAATCAAAAATTCAAAAGTTAAAGCTAATAGAACCAGAACAAGATGAATTAGAAATACCAGATGTAAAATTTTCATCTGTTATTAATATGCCTTCAAACGACTTCCAAAAAATAATTAGAGATTTAGCAAATATTTCAGAAAAAATAGAAATAAAATCGGTCGAAGACGAATTAATATTTAAATGCTCTGGACAATTTGCTAAAGCTGAAATTAGAAGAAGTGAAAACAACGCTAATATGCAAATATTAAACAAGCAACATAATAAAATTATACAAGGCGAATATTCTCTCAAAAATCTACTATACTTTATTAAATGCACAAATCTATGTAATCAAATAGAAATTTATTTGGAAAATAATAGGCCTCTTATTGTAAAATATAATGTTGCTTCACTAGGCGAAATTAAGATGTGCTTATCATCATTGCCTAGTTCCAATAATTAGTTAAGTAATTAATAGCCTAGCTATTTATGCTGCTTAAATACGCAAATTTGTTCTTCAATGGCAAATATACTATGAATAGAAAATGGGTCTTTATTAGATGAAGTGTCAAAATTGTCAAAACAATCCTTTTGTTTCATCCATATTTTTATTATACAGAAATTCTTCTTAGGACTAATAGATATTCCATTTATATTAGTGTTTATATTTTCATCATCAATTAAAGTATTACCCACAATCTTATATAATAAAATTTTAAAAATAGCAACAATATTATTATTGCTTATTTTATATGAAAAACACCCACCCTCAATATTGTCTTCTGTTTCCCATAAAGGTAGTATGGCGTCTTTCATAAAAAAGACCATTGTTTTTTTAATAATAGACTCGTGCAAATTTTCAATAAATAATGTTATTTCTTTTAAATAAGAAAATTTGGCAATGTGTTTATAACTTTCGAGAGTCCATTCATTATCATTTTGATAATGTATCCAACAACTCCAATCATTATTCAGTTTATTCATAAGTATATTAATTATAAATAATATGTTTTTAAAATGTTTTAATTAAACTAATAATAGAAAAATAATAAAAAAAATAATAAAGACCCATTCACTATTATATTCAAAACCAAAATCAAGATTAAATTTAAAATTAAAATCAAAATCATTGTAAGGTAATATGTAGCTAATACAGCTAGTATTTACCATATTCATAAATATATTAATAATAAAATTCTTATTTTTAATATATTCTTATTTTTAATATATTTTAATATATTTTAATATATTTTAATAAAATGATTAGTTAGTAGTATTTATTTACAGGTGCGCAAACTCCTGCAGTATTTCTTATTTTTCCAGGAGGACAAATTTCATAACAAACTAGTCCTGTTTTTGATTTATATGTTAAAGGTGTTTCATTTATAGGACACGGCCTATCATCTGCATATTTACTTAATGATGATATAATATTTTCTGCTTTATGTGTATCGTAACTTGTTAAATCTGTGTCATCATATTTCAGTTTATAATCAGTTGTTTTTCCAGCATCGCTAGAGTTATTCCATGCATTTTGTTCGGCAGCTGACAACTTATTCCACATTGTTTCTAATGCAGTATTTATTTTAATAGAAGTAACTTGCGGGTCTTTAGCTTCTAAATCGCGTTTAACACTTTCGTATTTATTGCGCTTAAATAAGTCATAACCATCTACTTTATATTCATTATCATATTTGGCAGAATAGCTTTTATATTTATTGGGATTATTAGGATTAGTAGTTGTAGCACTAGTTATTCCAGCTATACTAACTGTTGGTAAAGCATAATTTATAGAACTTGGTCTAGAGCTAATATAATCATTGTATAATATATTATCTTGAGCTAAACTTTTTGCAAAGATTGTATGATATAATTGAGAATTAACTAGTTGCTTAGCAAATGAAAATTCGCTAAAATAGTTTAATACTTTATCAACAATAAAGTATTTTGCAGGATTATTAGATAAGTCATACACAGAGTCAGAATTTAAAGGCAATTTATATACTTCGTCAATATTATCGTATAGCTTATGACGTAATTTATCTCTATCTATTCGCTCTTCGTTTTTATAGTGATCGTATTCGTAGGCATATTTTTGCTGATTTAATAGCTCCGAACCTTTTAATTCAATGTCATTATTTGAGCTATCGCTAGCATTACGTATCTTGGATCTTAAATCTTTAGATTTAGGGTCAAGACCAAATACTTGTAATAATAGCGTAGATATAATTGTCATCATAATAATAGGTATAAACACAATAATCCAAGCAATAACAACAAATCCTAGATCGCACAATATATTGATTATTAATGTAAATATTAGCATAAATATAAATTTTAAAAAAGCCTCATTAATTTTATTGCTATAAATATCTATAAATATTTGAATTAATGAAAATCCTATATATATTAAAGCAGGGGCACAAATGCTTGATAAAAACATTAATATTATATTATATATTATATTATATAATATAACTATTGTATTAATTAGTTATTGGTTTTTTTGTAATAGTTGAATAATTGAATTATTCTTTTCATTCATAATTTTATAAACTTCTAATTGCGACTCTAAACCACTAATAATCTTATCTTTATCTTCTAAAATTTTTGCAAAATGCTGTAACTGTTCTTGTTGCTTTTGAATTATTTGAACTATTTGCTCATTGTTTAACACTATTTGTTGCCCGTTTTGATTTAACACAATTTGACCCTGTCCGCCGTTTTGCTGCATTGACATACTTTTACGTTCTTCCTCAATTTCTTTAATTTGCTTTAATACATCAGGCTTATTTGACGGGTCACCTGGTTGATAATTTTGTAATAGTCCATCTATTTTCTCCATATAAAAATGCCGCATAGTAACGTCTTTAACAAATTCATCTACGGTTCTTGGTGATGTTTTTTGATACTCGTTTTCTCCTTGCTCTAATAATTTTTTCTTATCAAATGTATTGTGAATATGCGAAAATACTAAAATGGTTTTCTTCGGCTCTAATTGAACAAAAGGAACACTGTAATTCTTCAAAAATGCTTTTTCTTCTGCTAAAGCAGCGTGGTCTTCATATCTGTGGTCTTTTAATAATTCACGCTTAAAAGCAAATGTCCCAGCCGTTGCATGATTTGGTCCATAAGGACCAAATTGATACATTTTTTGAATATGCTTGAACCAAATATATATTTCACTAGCACCGGCGCATAGCGCAGAAGGATGAGTCATTAACATATTTACAGCGTGAGAAACACGCTCAGGAGGATAATAATCATCATCATCCATATATACGATTATATCGCCTTTAGACTTATCATGCATAATATTTCTTTTTTTACCTAAAGGCATTTTTCCGTCATAGTCATAATATTTCACTTGCGGAATACCTTCTACTAGGTCCTTTATTTTATCTGTTCCATCATCAATAATAATCCACTCCATTTTATCTTTTGGATAGTTTTGATGCATAAAACATTTAATAGTATACTCCCAAAAAGGACGCCTATTAAATGTAGGAGTACATATGCTTACAAATGGTAATTCTTTTTTATCTCCTGATTTTTTCTTTCCCATTTTTATAATATAATTATATGATTAACGATTTATATTTATATTATTATTTAATATATTAAATTTAATTTATTTTGATTTTCTAATTAAGGTATATAAAATAATAAAAGCCATTAATCCGCCTAATATTCCAGTTGTTACAGAATTCATTTTATTAATGGATGCGACTAATACTGTTACACAAAATAATATTGTTAATAAATTGCCGTGACTTTTAATAATATCTAAAAATTCTACTGTATTAGATAATGGTATATAAAACATATTAAATATTAATGATAGTACCAAATAAATAAATGCGCTAGCAGAACCGAACACGCCAAAAGCTAGTGATAACATTGCAATAATTATTAATGGAAGTATTAATAATATGTCAATTATTATGAATAATATTCTTTTACCTAATGGTCGCTTTTTATCGGTGAGAGAATAAAACATTTTTCTAATATTGACCATTTTATAATAATTACGAGGAATATTGCATTGTATATAGTATTTTTCAAATACTAGCGAAGGATACCACCATAATACAAATATTGCAGCCGCACAACTTAAAGAAAACATAATTGATGATACCATTATTAGAAAATATAATATGTAACCATTTGCTCCATGTAATCCTGATATACCTGTATATTTAGCAATAATATTGAACAATATTCCTGTTAAAAACAGAAACATAATATTGCTTAGCAGTGCATTATGTTTTACAACTTCTTGATATTTTATAGAACATTTTTTCAATATATAGGAAAGAATTTGTCTAGTAAAAAGTGCCGTATAAAGAAAAAATAGTGCAAAAGCTCTAATTGGTATTCTTATTAATTCTAACTTAATACTGTCATTAGTATAATCTAGTAAATTATACGGAAAAGGTTTTGTTTGTTTGCTTTCAACCTCGTGTAAAGTTATACATTTTGTTCCATTTGCAGTATATTCTGCGTATGTACTTATAAAACCGCTCCTTTCTGGTCCGCCACCGGTTAATGTGGTTGTTCCTGTGCCTTTATTACATTCTTGATATGGATAATTACATACTACACTAGGAAACATATAGTCAATAACGCTCAATCTTTTCCTATTTGCACAAGTTGATTTATAATAAATACAGTCTTTGCATTCGCCATATTTTAAGATGAATTCGTAACACCCACCAACAATTGCAGTTAGAATTAATATAACAGCACTAGCAATAATTATAGTAATAAAATCGGTTATTACTAAAGTTCTTTTTCTAATTGGTGCCGAATGACATATTGAGCGCTGATTTTCTCCACTTGCGTCTGTTATATCTATGCCTATATCATAATATTTTCCTGCAATATTTGTAATGCCTTTAGCTTCTAACATACTATCGCACGTGTCATTCGAGGTATCAACAACACAACAACCATTTGGAGACTCCTCCTTATTTTCTGTAAAACGAAATGTAGCAGCATTACATTTAGGAAGTAATACAGTACCATCTATAACATAATTACTGTTTGCAAAGTTATTACATATATCTGTTTTTGCAGGACACGTTCCTTGTGTTTTTTTTAACTTACCAAATATAGAATCGCCTGAATATATTGGAAAATCAGATAAAGTCATAATTTAATATGTTATATTATTATAACATATTATAATATTTAGAAAACATTTAAACACAATTCAAATTAAATAGTTAGTAAATAAATAGCATTATCATGGGTGATAATATTTATATGTATAAATTTGATAGTATGGATAAATATCTCGATTTTAGAGATGTATTAATTCTTCCTAAAAAATCGAAATTAAACAGTAGAAAAGATGTTGTTTTGGAAAGAACAATTGTTTTTCAAAATGGGGTAACGTGGACGGGAATACCTATTATTGCTGCAAATATGACAACTATTGGAACATTGGAATTATATAAAGTATTAAGCACTTATAAAATTATTACTGCTCTTCATAAATTTCATAAATTACAAGATTTGCTAGATTATAATAAAGAAAATAGTGAGTCTAAGCTAAATCCTGATTATTTTATGATTTCAACGGGAATAGGTGATGACGATTATAACAATTTAACATTTATTTTAGATAATTTCGAGTGTAAATTCATTTGTGTTGATATAGCAAATGGTTACATTTCTAAATTTAATGATTTTTGTAAAACATTAAGGGCTGAGTATCCTGAAAAGATTATTATAGCGGGTAATGTATGCACAAGCGAGGGAGTAGAGTTATTAAATGCATTAGAAATTGACATTGTTAAAGTTGGTATAGGTGGAGGGAGTGCGTGCACCACTCGAATTCAAACAGGAATAGGGATGCCACAGCTTAGCTGTATTTTAGAATGCGTACAAGAGTGTAAAGAGTATAATCGCATTAATTTTGACATATACTATGAATATGATCAAGATAAATATAACAAGTCTTTTATTTTGAGTGATGGTGGTATTACTTGTCCGGGTGATTTAGCAAAAGCATTTGGAGCTGGTGCTGATTTTGTAATGATTGGCGGAGCATTTGCAGGACACGATGAAAATCCGGGACAAATTGTTTGCGATGAAAAAACGGGAGCTAAGCATAAACTGTTTTATGGTATGAGCTCGACTTATGCAATGAAAAATAATTATGCAGCAAATAATAATAGTGATTATAGGAGCTCTGAAGGGCGAGAACTCAAAGTTGCTTATAAAGGTGCGTTAAAAAATACTATTGAAAACTATTTAGGAGGATTAAGAAGTGCATGCACTTATACAAATAGCGCTAATTTAGAAGAATTGGCGCTTAATACCAAATTTATTATTGTTAATAATCAATATAATTCACATTTATTATAATATTATAATATTATATATATAAATAAAGTGATGAAAAGAGATGTAGGAAAACTAGAAGAAGAAAAACTAGAAGAAGAAAAACTAGAAGAAGAAGTAGAAGGAAGTAGAGGAATACCAACAATTAAAAGAAGTTCATCTGATATATTATTACCAGTTGTAGAAGGAGAAGGAACATCAGGAACACCAGGAACATCAGGAACACCAGGAACATCAGGAACACCAGGAACATCAGGAACACCAGGAACATCGGGACCATCAGGAACATCGGGACCATCAGGAACACTGGGACCATGTATAAGACTATTCAAAAGAGCACCATCTTATACTAAACAACCACGACCTCAAGATGTGGCGATTTATTTATCTGGAGATTTACAGCAAAGACCGCATTCCGAACTCACTAGAGAACCACAAACATTTAATTCATTAAAAGTTGCTTTGAATACAATGATAGAATACAACGGTGAAGATGAAGATGTAAAAATTACAGCTTCTGAAATAGTATGGGATCCTCCTAAAGAAGTAATTGATAAAAAAATAGCAGCCTCTATTTCTAAAGATTATGATTTAAGATGTACTGATTATTTTTTTGATCAAATATTTAAAATACGAAAAGAAATACATACTTGGCTATTGGATAATAATATGAATAGACGGAAAAGGTATATGAAAGAACCTCGCGTTTTAGTTGTAGATTTTGCAAATGCACTTAGTGCTGCTGCTGCAAATTATGAGAAACTCTTTGATATGTTAATGGAAATTAGCAGTGAATTTGGATGTAATGTAATTATACTATCTATTCAAAATTTTAATACAGATACACGCAGATTTAATAGCTTCACAGATAGTTTAAAATATGTATTTCATGCTGCTAATATATATATATTAACTGCACATAATAGAGGTTCAGGTGATGACTTAAATTGTGTTCTCACTATTGAACTATTACGTAATCTGGATATTATGTATAAATTTTTAACCGGTGATTACCTTTTAGATTATAAGAAACCTTATAACCGCTATTTAAGACCAATAATGCTTATACCGGATATAACCAGAGAAGTAATAGACCCATATATTAGGTTTGCTGTGTCTGGACGTAGTCAAGCTAAACGTAATAGTGAATTAGAAAAGCATATGAGAACTTATTTAGACTCTATATATTCGATACGCGCATCTATAGATAAGGCTGAAGAACTTCAAGCTTTTATGGATTCGCTGCCTTCAACTTATGAACGACCGCCTCCTGTACCAGAAGATAGTAGATATAGTAAAAGACCACGTAGTAGAGGAGGAACCAAGAAAAATAAAAAATCGTTACTAAGTAATTATACTAGAAAGATTGCACATTTTAAAAAAGTAAAAACATCACATAAGAAACATAAAACAACTATAAAAGCACATAGAAAATATAGTAAAAAATATAAAAAACATAGAACATATAAAAGTAAAAGAGTATAAAAGTAAAAGACTATAAAAGTAAAATCTTATAAAATCTTATTTAAATATTTTATTTAGAATAAAAATTTAAATAAGATTATAGTTTATAGTTTATAGTTTATAAAAATTTTATAAATAATATTAGTATATACTAATATATATTAATATTATTATGAAAATTAGTAATAAATATAGAAATTTATTTAAAATGGCGCTCTTACTATTTATAGTAGTGTCATCTAGTTATGTATTATTTGTGACAACTAGTGAAAATAAAAGGAGAGAAAACCTAGCTAATAATAACAAAGATTGTTCTAATTGCACAATGAAACCAGACTCTGGGAACTGTGTTCCAATATATGATATAAGTTACAGTTATAGTCTAATCCCCAATAGTGTAAATAAATATAGATTAGATATTTGCAATATTATTACATCTAATGTTTTTTGTCAATGGGAGTCGCAATGTATGTTTGACAACATAGCATCACAAAATGATCGTGGTTTGCTAGCAAACAGCAGTATTAACCAAAGTATTTATGATGTCACTTGTTGCTCTGGAAGTTCATTTTACAATAATAATGATATAAATTTTAATTATAGTGGTGTTAAAGACAACACTAGCAATATAACAGATTGCGCAAACATAAAAAATATTATTAAACAAAGCATTAGCGGTTCCATAGACCTAAGTTACGATCAGCAAATTTTCAATGCAACTAATAACATATGTAATACTTTAGAACCAACCGGGCGCTTATTTAACAAAAGAGGTATGTTATTTTCTAAAACTGAAAGCAAAACCAACATTTTTAGTGACCCAAAAACTATGCCTAATGACATATTAATTTTTATTTCAACAAGTAATATTAGAAATGAAATTAATGCAATTATAAGTGGGTCGCGCTCTCCTAATATACAGCCCGGTTCTCTTAATGGGTTTAATGAAGTAGCCTTAAATAATATTATAACACAACTTACACAACTCAACGATGCTTTAGTCTTAAAAGCGAGAACTGAGAATTTACAAAGACAATTAAAAAGGTCTGATCTAACAGCGGAGCAAAAATCTAGTTTTAACTCTATCTTAAATAGCCTGCAAGCAGTTTATCGTGTTGCTCTTCCTAATGCCTTATTACAAGAACGCAAGGATTATAGCTATAAACTATTAAATAAAAACAATAGTCTTTTTAATTTAGTAAATCCTAATCAATATTTATTGAATTCGGACCAATTTTTTAATTGTATGGGTGAAATAAAACAGGACTCTAGTGGTTCATTTACTAGCGCACAATTAACCGATTTTAGTGTTAATGATTATTTTGGAACTGCAGGAAGACCAGTAACACAAGGCGGTCTAGGAGAAGCCTCTTATAGTGCATTAGGTTCTATACCATCTAACTCGTATCCAAGCAATACTGATTTGGAAATGGAATTGAAAAGATTAGAAACTATTCCTTCGTCTGGAAGTGCTCCAGTAAGTGTTATAAGCAGTTATTTGAATACTATAAATGGTTTCTATGAAAAACAAATAGCCAATTCAACAGGACCACGAGAGCATAGTTATAACCAAGAATTAGTATTTGATAATAATAGCCTCGAAACAAAGGAATCTACTTTTTTCACCTATAATAAAGATGAAAATAATGTTTATGATTGTAAGCCAAGTATTACAGGTAACTCTAAATTTGACTATTGTGGTCCTGAAGCATATTATGAGACACCGACGTTTTAATAGTTTCTAAATTTATATAATATTTTTATACTAATTTTAAATTATAAAAATATTTCTAAATAGTTTCTAAATAGTTTCATTTTGTATAAGTGTGAAATACTAGCGCGGCTGTTCCACCTAATAATTGAGCAATTATAAAAGCAACAAATTTAGCTACGTCGATTTTATTAGATAATAACATCATAAAACTTACAGCAGGATTAAAATGGCCTCCTGACACTTTACCTCCGAAATAAATAACGGCTGCGAGCGTTAAACCAATAGCCAGCGCATCGCCTGTTTTTAATATTACCCCTAAGAAAATAAAAGTCCCTATAAATTCCGTAAATAATTGCAAAAGCATGGTTTATATAGTATATAAAAATATATAAAAATATAATATATTTACCAATATTTACCAATATATTTCCTAAAAATATTATTTACCATAAATAAACGTGGCTCAAAATTTTCGCATTATAATAACCTTGTGATTTATTTTTTTCTAAAGTAATAGCTGAACCGCGTTTTTTTGTTCCAGAATGCCTATTAAAATAGTTTTGCATACGTTTGCGATTATTATGATTTTTATGCGAATATAATTTTAGCGGAGTTCTATCTTTATATTGCTCATAATCCGAAGCACCAAAATGAATTTTTCGTATTTTTTTGGTTGATTTATCTTGAACATATGCTGTATACTTCTTGCCACTTATTTTACTTTTTTCAAATTTAATTATTCTTTCTTTCATTACTAGAATATATATAGTAAATATATATAAAGACAATAAAATAAAATATATTTATAGGCCTATTATATAAGCACCGGCATATATGCCTCTTAATATACCTATAAAATATTTACCTAGGCGCCTTACTAAAAAAGATAGAAAACAGCAACTTAGACAACTTAAGAAATCTAGAAACGCATACAAGAAACATATTTATATTACACGAAAAAAAGTTAAATCATATAAGTCGAAAAAATCGCAACATTTATTAAAAGCGCAAAAAATATATAAGTTAGCTACTATTAGCGTAAATGCAAATCTCTCTAAAAGAACGGGATGTTCTATAAATTCGCTGCGTAAAATCGTAAATAAGGGACGCGGAGCCTATTTTTCATCTGGGTCTAGACCTAACCAAAGTGCAGAAAGTTGGGGATTAGCCCGGCTAGCTAGCTCAATTACTGGGGGAAAAGCGGCTGCAGTTGATTATAGCATATTAGAGCAAGGTTGCTCAACCAACTCTAAGGCATTAAAATTAGCAAAACAAGCCAAGAAAAAACACGGACACGGAACGCGACGTGTTGCTAAACTTAAGTTATGAAAACTATATAAAAACTTGCTAGCTAGCTAGCAAACATTAGTCCCGCTAATCCGTTTTGAAACACTAATACGTTATATTTTTCTTCAATAACATATAAATTGTAATAATATTTATAAATATTTGTGGGGTCTTTTGATGTTCCAATTACTACTCCAGTATCCGGGTCACATAATGTTGTAAAAGCAGCACTTGGATCTAGTGGCGGATTACTATAATTATTATATTCAAATTCGATTGTTTTGAAAAAATTGGTATTTAATGCACCATTAGGTTGTTGCTTAAATGGGTCAGTTGATAATCCAAAATTATAACTATATAAACCCACTTTAGAACATATTCCATTAGATTTGCTATATTTTTCTAATTTACTAAATATTGCGCTGTCAAAATCCGTTTCTCTATATTTACCATCAAAAATTAGCGCAAAATTTTTCATTATTTCGCATTGATTGGTTTGGTCATTTAGCGACGGACTATTACCTGTAATATAAATATTTTTAGAAATGTCACCAACAGCATAACTAAATTGCGGATTATAATATTTAAAGTTTTGGGCAATAGCAAATTTTTGCAAATCATTTGGAATTTTATTTTCATATACCCAGTTTGTATAATTAGACCATTCATTGCGCAAAGCAACATCGCTCCTTTGAAAATACCACATCCAATTTTTAATTAATCCATTTGACTCTAACTTAATTTTATTAGACTTAATAACTCGCTCGAACTTATATTCGTAAATCTCTCGTATTAAATAATTTTGAGTATTTTTGGCAAAATAAGTTCGCTCTTCTTCAGCTAAAAAACATTGCGTGCATATTAAATGAATAGAACTGTTAATTTTAGTCGGTAAGTCTTTATAACTATCGACGGTTGGCTGCAAATCACTTAGTGGAGGAGGATTAATAAATCTTTTAAATTGGTATTCTATTATATTCTGATTAGGCTGTATTTGAGGAAAATTATTATATGGTATAGGATTTACACTATTATTATATAATACATCCTTAATTGTAAATAACTCCATTAAAGGTCGCAATGTAAAATTAATAACTAATTCGCTATATTGCAGGCAAATTAGTGGAAACGCCATAATTGAATTCATAGAAAACCACGAATTTATTGGTATATATAAATTATATTCATTGATTGACGGCTCAATCCCGCTTATATCAGAAGACGCGTTTTTATATACACTTGGATAGTTATTATTTCTATTATTATAATTTGCGGGGTCATTTAGTTCGCTAATATTACCTGTCATAATATCAAATAATGCTTTCTTATGCGCATCAAAATCACGCTCTACAATATTTTGTAAATAATGTCCGCTGAATTTTTGTATTGTTGCACCATTTACAGTTATATTGACCGACTCAATAATTTGACACCCTATATTTTTAATCCATTTAAATTCATAAGGCCTATAGTCGTTAGCATCATATTTTAATAATGGGCTCCATATTTTTGGCAATTTTACAACTAAATAAGTATCCATTAATAAATCGCCATAACGCTGCATTTTAAAACTATAACTGGATTTTTTAGTTACATCTAATTCCATTTGTCCGGTTTGGTCAATTCTAAATTTTTGTAGCCCAAAATTGGTATATTTATAATATGTGGACTTGAAAAAACTCTTTGTAGGATTACCTGTTAAAATAATATTTTGATTTCCTAGCGCTATTAAATTTAATAGTCCTCCTGCCATATTATAATATATTAATAATAATTAATAATATATTATATTATTTATGTTATAATAACTATTTTTAATTAAATTTAACATAATATAATATAATATTATTTTATAATAATATTTAATAATAATAAATAGTATATGTCTAATCCTACTCCTAATCCTGTTACTTCATTCAAAATGCCAAATATTAGTAGTGGTCAATATTTCTATGTAACATTGTCTATAGTAATATTTATAGTATTACTTTTATTTAGCTGGGTCGCTAATAGATTAAGTTTGAAAACCAGAAGTTGCAATAAATTAAATATATATTGGCCCACATTAACAAACACGACCTATTTTCTTAACCCCAATACTAACACCAGTGGAACTATTGTAAAAGCAAATAGCGGGTTTGGGATTGATACTTCAAATAATAAATTAATAAATTATCACGTTAAAAGTGCTTATAATTGTTGCTGTGGTGATGGCTATAAAAATAACTTTGTTGCGCTTTGTGCTTTAGAAAAGTGTATTGCAAATGGTTGCAGATTTTTAGATTTTGAGATTTATTCGTATAATAACGAGCCTATTATTGCAGCGTCAACTGCTAATAGTAATTATATTAAAGAAACTTATAATTCACTGTCATTAGAACAAGTATTAATCACTATTAAAGAAAAGGCTTTTAATCTTACTTCTACAAATTGCGCAAATGACCCATTAATATTAAATTTTAGAGTTATGAGCACTAACTTGGCTATGCTTAAAAAAATGGGCGATTTAGTCGAAAAACATTTAGCTGACGCTGATGGGGTTTTTACACTTGAAACCAGAAAAGAAGAGATTTTATTATTTGCGCAAATGGAAGAATTGTATAGAAAAGTTATTATAATTTGTGAATTTAACCCATTGCCTAGTATTATTGATACTAATGCCGATTTAAGTAAATTGAAAGACTACGTTAATTTGAAAGCCAAAGGATTAAATTGCAATACATTTAGATATAATCAAATTGCTTCTAAAAAAGGTTCCGTCTCATTTATAGAGACCACAAAGACAAAATATACCATTGTATTACCAAATTTAGATAATTCAATAATAAACTTTGATCCTGCGCTATCTTTTGATACCGGATGTCAGGCTATATGTATGAAACACCAGAATATGGATAATAGCTTACTTGGATATAATGCGTTATTTAAAACAAAGCAAAACTATTGTTGGTTTAAAAAATCAAGAATAGAGTTATTAAATATAGATATACCAGCTGTTCCCGAGACAACTGGAGGAGGTGTAAATATTAATTTTTAGCGCGCTATTTTTCATTCATATTATATTACATTATATTACATTACATTACATTATATTACATTACATTATATTATAATATTACTAGTATATAATATAATAGTTATGAAAGAAACATTTGAAGAAAAAGAATTACAAATATTGAGAAAGGCAATAGATAATGCTACTTCAATTAGTGGTCGAAAACTTGTTCAATCGGATGCAGTAAAAAAAATTATAGAAATTCTAGAAAATTTCTTAAGAACGCATAAAACGCTATGTTACGGTGGAACAGCCATAAATAACATATTACCAGAGCAATATAGATTTTATAACAAAGATATTGAAATACCAGATTATGATTTTTTTTCACCACTAGCTATGGAATACGCGAGAGATTTAGCAAATATTTATTATAAAGCTGGCTACGAAGAAGTTGAAGCAAAGTCAGGTGTTCATACAGGAACGTATAAAGTGTATGTGAATTTTATTCCAATAGCAGACATCACGTATATGGAAAACAATTTATTTAAAAATATATACCAAAAAGCAATAAAGATTAATGCTATAACTTATTGCCCGCCTAATTTTTTACGAATGGCTATGTACCAAGAGCTCTCTCGGCCTATGGGTGACGTTTCGAGGTGGGAGAAAGTTCTTAAGCGTATTATATTATTAAATAAACATTTTCCGTTAATAGGACAATCTTGCAAAAATCTTGATTTTCAAAGGCACTATGAAGGTAATGACAACAAACAGGGAGAGATTTATGAGATTACTAAAGATTGCTTCGTAAATCAAGGACTTGTTTTTTTTGGCGGTTTTGCTAGTGCTTTATATAGTAAACATATGCCATATAAAGAACGCATACAAATTTCTAATATTCCGGATTTTGATGTTTTAAGTGATAACCCGGAGGCAAGTGCTAGAATATTAAAAGAGCAATTGAATTATGAGGGTTTTAAAAATGTTACAATTAATAAAAAACAGCCTATAGGTGAATATGTTGCCGTTCATTATGAAATTGTAGTAAATAAAGATGTAATCGCATTTATTTATAAATCAACTGCGTGTCATAACTACAATGTTATAGTCATTAACGGTCAAAAAATAAAAGTAGCAACAATAGATACAATACTGAGTTTCTATTTAATATTTATATACGCTAATAGGCCGTATTATGATGAAAATAGATTATTATGTATTGCTGAATATTTATTCAAAGTTCAACTAAATAATCGCTTGCAACAAAAAGGGTTATTGCGCAGGTTTAGTGTTTTGTGTTACGGTAAGCAACAAACATTGGAAGATATGAGAGAAGAAAAGTCTAAAATTTATTCGCAAGTTAAAGAAAATATAATCTCTCGAGAGTCTAAATTATATAACCTAAATTTCTTTAGATATATACCGAAAGAAGTATATGATAGTTCAAATAATAACCTAGAAAAATCAAGGTCCTTAAAGAAGACTAAAGTTAAGTCCAAGAGACGACCTGCTAAGTCTAAGAGACGACCTGCTAAGTCTAAGAGACGACCTGCTAAGTCTAAGAGACGACCTACTAAGTCTAAGAAAAATAAGAAAAAATATAATATAGCTTATTATTAAATAATTAATACTTCAAGACTCTCAATTTCAATGTTTTATTTTTAACATTATTATATGTTGCACTTCTTTTATGCTTGTTAAAACTAGCTTTTTTTCGCTTGTTAAAACTAGCTTTTTTTCGCTTGTTAAAACTAGCTTTAACAGCTTTAAAAAATGGTTCTAACAGCTCTCCGTTATTTACTTCAGGGTGCCCTTGAAAACCATAAAAAGGATAGCTATTATGTTTTACTATATCAATAAAGCCCTTATTATTTTTATCCAAGCTAGTAGCCATTATTTTATAATCGCCTATATTAGTTTTAGGGTCAATAGCTAACAAATTATTATGTATTATTTTCTTGGTCTTATGTAACCGCTTATTTCTGTATTTTTTACTAAATAGCGGAGCATTATAATTCTTATAACACTTTACGTTTATAAACGTCTTCTTTATATGGTTTTTGGTTATATTATAATTGCGTTCTATTAAAATCATATTTTCGTAACCATTACAAATCCCTAAAATGGGGAATGGTCTAATTACCGAGTTTATATGTTGCGCTCGTAATACTAAAAATTTTTGCATTTTGAAATAAGCTTTGTAGAATTTATTATTATAAAAGTTGCCTGTTTGACCTCCTGGAAATATTAAACCGTCTAAATCATTAAGTAAATCATTTAATTTTGATTTATCAATAGTATATTGAATAATTATGTAATTTATATTTTTCTTTGCTAATAGTCTTAGCAAATTTTTATCTAAAATAAGCTCTTGCGAATTTTTATTGGTTAAATTAATATAAGGTGTTGCTAATATACCTAATGTAGGCATAGCTAGCGCAGGCATAGCTTCTAACATACTATTTTATTATTTATATACATAACTATAAATAATAAATAAACACTATAATAAAACAATATAAAAACAAGTGCTAAGTGTTTAACCAATTCGGGGGAAGCCGACCAAGTTAGCACCAATACCGAAACCAGCACCGCTTCTAGCACTTACTCCCATGCTAGGAATAAATGTGTCTAGTATAGAGAATGTCGCAGCAGCCATTAGCGCAATGATGGCAATTTCTTCCATTTTTAATGGTTTTTGTGGAATAACAAATGCAACAATCGCAACCATCAAACCTTCTACTAAATATTTAATAGCTCTTTTCACTATTTCTCCCATATTGAAATTCATTTTTGTTTATATTATTAAATAAGAAAAAAATATAATTTTTACTTAATTATTTTATATAATTAAAATTTTCACTAAATAGATTAATACAAATTTTCACTAAATAGTTTAATACTAAAAATATACTAATACTAAAAATATACTAATACAAATTTTCTAAAATATATTAAAAATATAATAAAATTATATTAATAAAATAAATAGTAAATATATTAATAAAAATAAATACTTAAAATTATATTAATATAACATTTATATATTATATGTCAACCAAAAAATCTTCTAAATCTAAATTAGTGGAGAAGTCAGAAACTAAAGAATATGTGGATTTATTAGATGAAGACAAACCTATGAGTGGGCAAAAATACGTGTGCTTAAGTTTTATATCACCAGAAGACCATATTAAAAATAAAAACCTATTTTATTTTGAGAAGTTCTTGGCTAATTTTGAATTTAGAAAAACATTTGAAAAATATACACAATTCTTAAATTTTTTATCTTATAAATACAATTTGGATTTTAATAAACTCACTAAAGATATGGAGGAATTTGTTGAAGAAGAAAAAGACAAGCTATTTTTAACAAGTCTTGACGATGAATACAAATCATTTTTAGATATTAAAGAAGAAGACTTGCAAAAAGAATATAATAACACGCATCAATACCAAACCAATACACGAGGTATTAAAGTGCGTGGTGTATTTGGTTCTCAAGAAGAGGCAGAATTACGGTGCAAATTTTTGAGAGATGCCGACCCTAATCACGACGTATATGTTGGAGGAGTTGGAATATGGATGCCTTTCCACCCTGAAGCGTATAAAACCGGTCGTGTTGAATATTTGGAGAAAGATTTAAATGAACTAATGGCGCAAAAAAAGAAAAATGATGAAATTTCTAAAGAACAATTTAAAGAGCGCGTAAAAGAAAGCAAGAAAAAGGCTATTCAGGAAAATATTGCTAAAGCTCAAAAAGAAGGAAATAAATTAATGCAAACTATTGACGAAGAAGGAAACCTTATAAATGCGGATAGAATGGATATTCCTGGAAAGAATTTACTGTTTGGAGATGGAGATGGTGATGATGTGTCGACTGCTGATTTACGTAAAGAATTATTCGAGGCACAAGACGTTATTGTTGGAAAACAGGAAAATAATGACCACGGGCTTTCGCAAATCTTAGAGCGACAAAAAGAATTAGCTGCTAAAACAGAAGATGAACAAGAATGATAAAAAGAATGATAAAAAGAATGATAAAAAGAATATTAAGAACTTATTCTTAATTTAACATATTTTAACCTCCTAAAATATGTTATAAATATAAAATATAAAATAAAAAAATGCAAAACTTAGGATTCTTCTAATGCTTCTTCTAATGCTTCTATTCGTTGTGTTATATTTTTTAGAATAGCATTTTGCTCTTGCAAAGCTTTGATTAGCAATGAATCAAAACTGCTATAATTGACCGCCTTATACTTAATCAACCTTCCTTCTTCAACGTCTTTTGGACTTGGTTCTAATTCAGTTACCAAATTAGGAAACACGCTTTCTAATTCTTGCGCCAATACACCAATATATTTAGTATTTGGAGAACCCTTCATAGTATAATCGACCACTCTAACTTTTAGCAAATCTTCTAATTTAGGACCGCTAGTAACAATATTTTCTTTCAATCTGCTATCACTTAGTGCACCATACGAATTATTTCTATTTCTTATAGTACCATCTCCGGTAATTTGAACCTTCAAATCTCTCGTTAATGTAACATCACTATAATATTCTTTCATAATTGCGCTACTTAGGTCAGATTCAAAATTTTTACGACTATAACCATCACTCCCATAAATATGATTAGATATATCTCTTAATATGAGTAATGAATTAACACTAATATTGCCCATTACAAGTAAATTACCGCTAATTGTTGTCGTTGGTGCATTAATTGTTAATGTTTTGTTTATTCCATATACGCTGTTATAAGTATTGTTGCTTTGGATTAGTGTAGTCCCGTCTCCGGATAACGCGTGTATTCCTGCTTTAGAAGTTGGTGTTTTACCACTAAGAACATTGCTTACTTGATTCCAATAATTATTAGCATATGCAAACACTCTTACGTAGCCTCTATTATTACTATTATTGTCCGAACCTATAGAAACAATTGTGCCATCATTTGATATAGCTACACAGGCACCGAATTCATCAGTACCTGATATTCCTTGAATGCTTTGACCTAATTGGGTCCACGTTGTTCCTCCTTGATGTCCATATACATACGCTTGACCAACATTAGTAATAGCAGAAATATTATATCCAGGAGCACCAACAACAATAGTATTTCCATTAGCAGATAATCTCAAAGACCTTCCAAAATATAAATAACTTATATCGGGTCCTTGAATAATACCTTTATTTTCCCAAGTTGTGCCCGTCCAAGTAAAAGTTTTCACTTGTCCAGCATTAATTATATTATTAGCATTATTAACATTTAAACATCCGCTAGCAAGTGTTAGTCCATCTAATGATAAAGCAGTCGCATAGCCTTCATAAGTCCCAGACTCGCCTGCAATGGTTTGTCCTTGTTGTCTCCAATCACTTACACTAGAGCTAAAATCATAAACTCTAACAGCTCCTGCATTAGTTCCATTTAAATTGTCTCTCCACGCACCAATAGCAATCCTATTTCCGTTTCCTACTAAACTTATGCTGTATCCGCTTTCACTACCAAGTGTTTGTCCGTTAATAGCAAACCCTTTTTGTAGCCACCTATTAGTATTATTACTAAGCTCAAATAACCTAACTTGACCATTATTAATTCCTGATTCATCGCTAGTTATTGAACTGCCAGCTACTACTCTTCCATCACTTGATAAAGCTAAATCCCAGCCAAATTGGTCGTCGTTACTTAGGCCGACAATAATTTCACTGCTTAATCCTAATCGGTTCCAAGTAGATGGCGTTTGATTATATGACAATTCATAAACATAAATTCGCCCTTTTGAAATGTCGATTTGAGAAGAAGAAGACAACGCAACTACTTTTCCATCATTTGAAATTGCTATTTTTTTATTAGTTAATGGTGGCCCGTTAGGTGTTACTGTATTAGATTCATCAGACGCGGTTGAAGGACCAATTATATTTCTTGCTATTACTCTAAAAGTATAAGATATGTCGTTAGTTAATCCACTAATTGTTGCTGTTCTTGTTAAGCCATTTGCAGTCGTTACTTGGAAACTACCAGAACTACTTGTTACAGTATAAGTATAACTTGTTATAGGTCTACCGCCATCATTTATAGGAGCGCTCCAATATATCGTGGCTTCAGCATTACGTGAGGTTGCTGTTACATTTCTGGGTGCTTCAGGTTCTCCAATAGGTGTTGCATTTACTATAGAAGATGGAGGTGAATTACCCGCATTACTACTTATTGTAATTACTCTAAAATAATATGTTATACCATTAGTTAATGGAGATACTAATTTATAAGTTACTCCACCAGGAACTGTTGCAAAAGTAGCCCAAGTTGATAAATTTCCACTTATTTCAATTATATAATTGGTAATAGTACTGCCGTTACTTATTGCACTATTCCAACTTAAATCAACTTTAGCATTACCTGCTGTTGCTAATACACCAGTAGGTGCGCTTGGAGTAGTAAATGGTATTACTCCATTATATATAGCTGGTGTTTGTGAATTTCCTACAGCAGTTATTGCTACTAAACTAAAATCATAACTTTTATTAGTTAATCCACTTACAGTTGCACTTACATCAGTTATAAAAGTTACTGTTCCTTCCGAATAATTATTTTTTATGGAATAACCTGTTATAGGAGAACCACCATTATATGACGGCGGAGTCCAAGTTAGTTTAACTACACCATTACTTGTTGGAGTTACATTTAAATTTGTAGGTTGCTCAGGAAAATTAAAGGTTGTTGTATCTGCTAGACTCAGGTCACTAGGACCAGCAATATTTATTGCATATATTCTAAAATAATAACGTGTATTATTTCCTAATCCAGTTACTCGAAAAGTATTTACTGAAGCATTAGTTGAAATATTATTACCCCAATTAGTATTAATTGTATCACTTCTTTGAATTAAATAACCACTAATATCTCTTCCACCATTAAACAGTGGAGGACTCCAAGATAAATCTACTAAACGAACACCTGCGACTGCTGTAAAATTTCTTGCAGCATTAGGCACAGTAAATGGTGTTGCACTAATATCTCCAGCTGGAGATATAGCATTTTGTGCGTTAGTTGCAGTTACAGTAAAAGTATAAGAGGTTCCATTAACTAAGTTTGTAAAGTATGCAGTTCTTGTTGTTACATGATTAAATCCAGTGCTAGTAGTTACAGTATAACGTGTTATTGATGAACCACCAATAGTTGCGGGTTCATTCCAATTTAAATCAACTCTAGCATTACTTGCAATTGCTGTTATGTCTCTAGGTACACTAGGATTTGTGTATGGTGTTGCATTTACAGTAGAAGATGCTACTGAATCACCAGCATTACTTGTTGTAAATATTCTAAAATAATATAATGTACCATTAGTTAATCCAGATACTGATTTAGAAACGTCTACACTAGCAGCTGTAACAGCAGTAGTCCAAGTTGATTGATTTTCACTTCTTTCAATTCTATAACCACTAATAGTACTACCGTTAGCTGTTGCACCAGTCCAAGTTACAGTAACTTGTTGACTAACACCTGCTGCTGTTGCTGATACATTTGTAGGTGCGCTAGGCGATCCAATTGCAGTTATTGCAGTTGAAGTTTGAGCAGACGGCGGTGAATCACCTGCAGTATTCACTGCAATAACTATAAAAAAATAAGCATTACCGACAGTTAAATTATTAATTATTCCTATTTCTGTTGTTGCACCACTTACAACTGAATTATAACCTTCTGATGATGCTAGTATTTTATAACCTGTTATAGCTGAACCGCCATTATTTGTTGATGCAGTCCAAGTTACAGTAGCTTGACCACTACCAGGACCAACAGTTGCTGATACATTTGTAGGTGCACTAGGTCTATAGTTGTAGCGAATTACTACAATACCGGAACCACCTGCACCAAGACCATTTGTATTGGTGCCACTGCCACCACCACCACCACCGGTATTAGCACCTCCATTGCCACCGTGACCATAGCGCGGATCTGGGTTCGAACCACCATTAAGTGCGGTTCCGCCACTATCGCCACCAAATCCATTATAGAGGGTAGCCTCGTTGCCTCCTCCTCCACCACCACCTTTACCACCCCAACCACCATATATATTTTCGATAGTTCGTGCATCCGCACCACCACCACCACCACCACCCCAATAATAACTTGGTCCAAGAATAGGATTCATAATACCCTCACCACCTGAACCCATGCCTGTTTGGCCTGTATCCCCTATAGTATTTGGATCTGTATCCGCACCTTGACTTCCTGCTCCGCCACCTCCTGCATTTCTCCAACCAAGCGTCCTCGTTGTGCCAGAAATCATATTTCCACCACGATTACCATAAATAATAGCCTGACTATTAGTTCCTATACTACTGCCACCCACACCTCCGCCTGGATTGGTAAGTGATTTATTGCTTAGATTAATTGCACCACCGCCTCCACACCCTCCTGAGTTTGCAGCAATTCCACCTTCACCACTATGTCCACTACCACCACCCGCTGCAATAGCAGTAAAAGCTGTGCTATTTCTACCATTTACCCCCGCAGCCCCTCCAGAACCCACAAATATAGGATAAGTTGCTTGACCAGTAACTGAGAGTGCTGGGATAAAAACAACACCACCACCACCACCACCGCCACCAAGACGACCACTCCCACCACCTCCACCACCTCCAACAATTAAGACTTCTACAGTTCCGCTCGTTGGTGCAATAAAATTAGATGACCCGTCTTGTGTGAAAGAGAACAACGTAGTACCAGACATTAAATATCAAATTATAATATATATATTTTATTTTATTAAAATATAATAAAAATAGCATATAATAAAAATAGCATATAATAAAAATAGCATATAATAAAAATATCATATTAATTTGACAACTTATATTCCAATATCTAGCCCGATTTGGTTCCATAAAATATTATTAAATTTTTGACTATAATGCTTTGTATTTATTGTTTCAACGCTAATAGTTGAACTATCTAAACTTGTTAATCTAATACTAGCAAATGATATTTCTATTTGCTCTTTTAACTTAGCATATGATGCATCAAAAGTGCTCTTTAAAACATATGATAAATCGAGCTTATTACTTAAAAAAATTAACGAGCTATCAATTATATTAGGATTAGAAACACTGCTTTTTACAATATAAGACGCGTCTAAATATGTTTTAAGTTCGCTAAATGAGGCGTCAAATGTTAGCGCATCAGCATACGAATTGTCTATTATATAAGTTCTAAAAGAATTATATGAGACTTCAAAGTTAGAATATGTTATAAATGAATTATCTATTTGAGTTCGTGTGTAAACAACATTGTAAGAAGCCTCATTATTAGTTTTTAGTTGGCCAAACGACAAATCAAAATAACTATTTAGATTAGCGAGAGATGCATCAGTAATAGTTTTTAAAGCTATTAACGATACATCAAGAGCCACACTCTTATTTTCAACGCTTAAGTGTCCGCCTATAAAGTTCCAAGTTAATCCGTTATATTTTATTGATGCCACATTCCAAATATTTAATCCTGCATTATTGGTATTCAAATCATTTACATCTATTAAATTAGTGGCAACACTTAAAGTTATATCACTTATTTCAACAATAGATGAGGCAATAGTTGTGTTATTTCCGTAAACCATTAAATCGCCGTTAATAATTAGGGTTCCGCTAGCATTGTTGTGTCCTGACGGGTCAATAGTAAATAAGCTCGGCACTTTTAGCAGACTATTAAGTAAGTGTCCGTTTATGCTTAGGTCATTCAAAAAAGAGGTATTGCGCACAACTAGTTCATTACTTATAGAAATATTTGATGCGCTCAAATCTAGCGTTAAAATTTTATTGCTACTTAACTCTTCTTTAACACTGTCTATATAATTCTTAATACTATTATATAATGTTACATAGCTTGTTCCTTTTACAATTAAATCATTGCTTATAGTTGTTGCTCCGCTAACACCTAAGATGTTTCTTATATAAACCGAGTCATTAAAACTCGAGTCGCCTCCGCTCACATTAATGTATGTAAAATATGCATTACTCCTTCCAATGCTAGGATTTGAAATACTAGGATTGTAGCCAATAGTTGTTGCTCTAATATAACCATCATTAATACTAGCGTTGTCAACGATGGTTGCATTACTCCTTGCTTTATCTCTTACAAAAAGCGTATCAATATTCAATGTTTTACCCGTAATATTTATAATATTTGATAAATCTAGATTATCCAAAGTAAGACCATAATTAAAAGTAGTATTATTATTAAAATTAATGGGTTCATTGTTGGACTTAAATTCTATATTGTTAGCAGATGATTCTATTATTAAATTATTAGATAGTTCTAATGAGGTAAGTTTATCACAAAAAAATCTATAAGATATATGATTTACATTAAAATCGCTAGCCATATAATATAATTTAATATAGTTAAATAATATTATATTTTAAAATCTGTGCCATAAAAACTATTTTACGCGTTTTCTTTAAGTTGTTTTTTCTTCTCTTGTAATCTCTCCAATCTTAAAGCTAAATCATTGATTATTAGTTGCTGTTCTTGTAGTGCTTTAATTAGCATAACATTAAAACAGCTATATTTAACCGATTTATATTTTGTTATAGCATTTGCATTTACAAAGTCCTCTGAAACTAAGCTCGGAAATAGCTGTTCTAATTCTTGCGCCACAACGCCTATGTATTTTTTATGCGAATTATTCTTTAAGTTATAATCAACTATTCTAACTTTTAGTAAATCTTCTAATTTGGGGCTAGCATCAACTATATTTTCTTTCAATCTACTATCACTAATGGCTCCTGTTCCTGTTTGATAATATAAACTCCCGTCCGCAAGAATATAGAGAACTTTTCTAAATTTTCCAAAATTATTAAATTTGCTAGAATATTCCTCTATTATGGTGTCGGGATTAGAAGAAAGACGATAAATTGAACTATAACCATTATTACTAAAAGTAAAAGTATTAGAAATATTCAATGAATTACAAGAGGTGTCGCCACCAACTATTAGGTCGCCATTAATTAGCACGTGAGAAGTCAATGCTAATGTAGGTGTTTTTATAGTTTCAATAGTTATTGTTGATATATCAACATCACTAGCAGCAGCACTAGCAAATAAACTTATAATTTGCCCGCTTAAATCATTATATGAAAGTTCAACATTCTTTTTTAACACAAATGATAAATCCAGCCTATTATTTAGAGCACTAAATGAGGCATCTACATAAGCTTTTGTAACATAATTCTGAACAATATATTGTCCACTTATAGAAAATACTTGTTTTGTTACAAATGATAAATCTATATAATTTTTTAAATCACTAACTTTAGTATTTGAATAACTAATTGTTACATATGAGTTGTCAAGTTGGCTTATTGTATATAAGTTAGCAAATGAATTGTCTATATTACTTTTTAATAATGCAAAAGAAGAGTCATATTTTAGTTTTGATGCTATTAATGAATTGGATATAGTTGTTTGCAAGTGAATGAGCGAAACATCTAGCCCAACGCTCATATTATTAACAAGTAAATTTCCACCGCTAACATTCCACATTGTCCCATCATAGTGCAAAGCAGCAATATAAGAAACGTCAAAACCTGCCGGATTATTCGACAAGTCGGCCCTATTTCTTAAATTGTTAGCTATTTTAATAGAAAACGCACTAATATCGATAATGGAAGACTTAATTGTTTTTTTGTTTCCACGCACTATTAAATTTCCATTAACAACTAATGAGCTATTAACTAAACTTGTAACATCTTGAAATTCATATACTTTAACAACTCCTGTACTACTATTGTTAATTGGAGCACCAATAGCAACTCTGGTTCCTGAAGCATCTAATGATACAGACCATCCGCTATAGTCTCCTATTTCACCATCAATGTCTTTACCTATAGGTATCCAACTAGGATCATTAGCATCATTATTATATTGATAAACCCTAACACGTCCTCTATTAGTATCAGTACTATCATTACCATCATTTGAACGGGCACCAATAGCAAATCTGTTTCCATCAGCATTTAATGAAACAGAATAACCATTTTCATCTCCTGTTTTCTCACCATCAATAGCTATACCCATAGTAACCCAACTAGTATCATTAATATATTCATAAACCCTAACACGTCCTCTACTATTGTTATACGGAGCACCAATAGCAATTATGTTTCCATATGCATTTAATGAAATAGAATTACCAAAATAAGAGCTTAATGCCTCACCAATAATAGTTTGACCCACAGGAACCCAACTAGTATCACTAGTATTGCTATTAATATATTTAAAAACCCTAACAAGTCCTCTAGAACCATTATAGCTTGAACTATCAATAGCAACTATAGTTCCCTCAGCATTTAATGAAACAGATTTACCTGCTTCGTCGCTTATTGTTGTACCATCAATATATCCAGCCATTTGTACCCAACTACTATCACTAGTGCCAGTATTATTATACTGATAAATCCTAACACGTCCTCTACCATTATTAGTAAATGGAGAACCAACAGCAACTTTAGTTCCAAGAGCATTTAATGATACAGACCACCCAGACCAAACTCTTGATGCCTCACCAATAATAGTTTGTCCAATAGGCACCCAACTAGTATCATTAGTATATTTATAAACCCTAACAAGTCCTGTATAATTATTATTACCTAAAGCACCAATAGCAAGTATATTTCCATCGCCATTTAATGATATAGACCTTCCTGCATTATCTTCTGGTGTATCGCCATAAATACTTTGACCCATAGGCATCCAACTAATATCAGCACTATTATATTTATAAACTCTAATTTGTCCTCTATTACTATTAGTAATATCAGTTCCATCATTAAATGGAGCACCAATAGCAACCTTGGTTCCATCAGCATTTAATGATACATACCAACCACTTCGGTCTCCTAATGTCTCGCCATAAATAGGTCTACCCAATGGCGTCCAATTGTTAGAACTAGATGTCGTCGCTCCAGTAGCCGGTTCTATAGTAAATTCGTGCGGAACTCTCAAGACCGCGCTTAATATTTGTCCGCTTATGTTTAAATCATTTGCATAATATTTATTTAACACATACAATTCGTTGCTAATAGTTATATTGCTAGCACTTAAATCTCTCGCCTTTATTCTATTACTGCTAAATTCAGTAATTATGCTACTGCTATAAGCTTCAACAATGCTTAATTTGTCAAACATAGTAGCCAAAGAAATTCCATTTACACTTAAATCGCTAGTTATGCTTGTGTGACCGCCTACAACGATATTTTTTTTAACATAAAGCGAATCATTAAAATGCGAGTTTGACCCAGCTACATCAATATATGAAAAATAGGCATCACGTCTTCCGCTAGAACTACCCTTATCACCCACTATAATTGGATTGTATCCAATTTTTGTATTTTTAATATACCCGGCTACATTTGTATAGTCCATACTAGTATAAGATAACACCTTGTAAGAGGTATTAATATTTGAAGCAATATTTGATTGTTCTATAATATTATAACCACCTGTAACATTTATAATACCTTGATGTCGCCCGCTTAAATTACTTTCTAATTTATATTTTAAATAATATTTTACTATTCCGGCACTAACGCTTTCATCTAATAGTGATAGCTTGTAATTAATTGTTAAACCTGACGTTGCAATGCTATTTCCTATATTTATATTTTCAGATACCATGCTTAAATCTCTCCACAGCTGAACAGTTATGCGTTCATTAGCAGCATAACAGCAAAATAATGTAATATTTAAATCTACTATAACAGCACTTGTATTATCTAGTTCAATGTTATTGAACAACTGCCCGCTTAAATCTTGAATTTCAGCACTAGTAGTTAAAAAGCTAGTATTATTATTATTATTATTATTATTATTATTATTATTATTATTATTATTAATTAGTAAATTATCATTAATTTTGGGCACATTTCTTAATAATATATTACTGGTTCCTATTGAATTTAAAGTGCTAAGATTAACAATACCCTGCTTTTGAGTGCTGTTTTGCTCCAATTTATATTTTAAGTAATATTTTTTAGGTCCATTACTTAAGTTTGTGTCTAAATAGTTGAAACTATAAGGAATAGTCAAGCCGTCTGTTGTGTTAATTGTTCCTAGATTATTGCTTTGTGCAATCATACTTGCGTCTCTCCATACTTCAATATTTAACCGTTCATTAATACCATAACAACATAATAGATTAGCATTAATATTTACTTGCACATTACTATTAAACACATCAATAGTATTATAAAAAAGCGCACTCAAATCTTGTATTTCATTCAATGTTGTTACTAAATTAGAATTATCAAATATTATTTTATTGGAATGGTTAGTATTATTTGTGAGCTCTGTTAATATAATACTTGCGTATCCTGGTTTAATTGAATCTGAGGATGTAATATTTATAATACCTTGACCTGGGTGTTCATAATTATTATTAGAATTAGTACTATTTTCTAATTTATATTTTATATAATATTTCTTGGTCCCTTCAGTTAAATTTTCGTCTAAATATGTTATATTATAAGGTATTGGCATACCTCCTGCAGCAATAACACTTCCTAAATCTTTGCTTTGCACAAGCATGCTTGCATCTCTCCATAATTCAACTGTTATTCGCTCGTTTAAAGCATTACTGCAATATAATGTAACATTTAAATCAACAATAACCGAGCTAGAATTAACTATATCAATATGATTAAAGAATGATTTACTTAAATCCTGCAACGTATTTGTATATGTTAAAAAGGTATTGTTACCATCATCCGATGTATCACTAAATCGTGATTTATTAACAATATTTACAGTTGATTTTTTAAGTATGCTAAGTAAATTCAAACTTTCAGCTGAAATAGTTACTAATCCTGCTAGAGGTTTATTGTTTAAATCCATCAAACCATTATTGAACATTACGTCATTTTTGAAAACGATTTTTTTTCCATCTACTACTTTTAATTCAATATTTTTATTTGATGACGTTAGTCTTAGATTGTTACTTGTATCATTAGACGTTATTTTATCGCAGTATATTCTAAAACTTCTGGCGCTATTATTAAAATTTTCATAATTAGTCATAACAATTTAATTTAATATAGCTATATAATATTTTTTATGGATTTCAAGGTTATATTTAAACGCAACTTTCTTTTTCTAGTTCTTCCAAAGTCGCAATAAGATTATTTATTAATACTTGTTGCTCTTGAAATGCTTTTATTAATAATATTGTTAAACTGCTATAATTAACCGATTTAAATCTCTCGTTTGTGCTAGTTTCTGTTACTAATTCCGGAAAAAGTTCTTCTAACTCTTGCGCTAATACTCCAATATATTTTGTTTTATCAGAACCCTTTAAATTATAATTAACCACTCTAACCTTTAACAAATCTTCTAATTTAGGAGAGCTAGTAACAATGTTTTCCTTTAATCTGCTGTCACTAATTGTTCCATATATGTTTGAATAATTAGTGACATTTCCACACGCATCAATCTTAAATACTTTATTATAAATAGAACCTACGTTGCTATAATAATCTACAATAGAAGCGCTAACATCGGTAGATGTTAGATAATGCGAGCTATAACCATTAATGCTAATGTCAAAATTATGTTTATTAGAAATATTAAATGATTTTAAATATGCTGTACCGGTTAGTGCTAAGTCGCCGCTAATTGTTGTGCTAATTCTTGTATTAGCAGTATGTGGAACAAATTCTAAAGGTTTGTTAATTCCATTAACAAGTGGTGTGTTTATGGTTTCAATAATAATAGAAGACGCCTCAAGATTAGTTACGTTAATAGTTGCAAATGAAATATCAAAACGTGTTTTTATATTATTATGCGACGCTTCAAAAACACTATTTAATAAATACGATATGTCAAGTTTTTCGGTAAAAGAATTAAACGAAGTTGGAATAGTAATGGACGTTGTACTTACAATAGTACTTTGATTGTTATAAACTTTAACATATCCTCTACCAGAAGAACTATTACTATTTGGTGCACCAACAACAAATCTATTTCCCAATCCATTTAAAGCAATAGAGTAACCGAGACCGAGAGTAGCAAATTGCGCTGCACCATCAATATCTCTATCTATTTGTATCCAGCTAACATCATTATATTTATAAATTCTGACATGACCGGCATTAATTGTGGTTCCACCACTTCCATCATTAAATGGTGCGCCAATAGCAAGCATATTTCCTTGTTTATTTAATGATACAGAGTATCCGGAGTAATCATTAAGTGCCTCTCCGCTAATAGTCTGACCTTGTGGTATCCAACTACCATCACTAATATATTTATAAACTTTAACATGACCACTAGATGTAAGTGCAATTGCTCCACATGCAACTAATGTTCCATCGCCATTTAATGATACTGAGTATCCAAACCGTTCAACTGCTGTTGTTCCATCAATATCTTGACTAATTAATACCCAACTAGTATCATTAGTAAATCTATAAACTCTAACTTGTCCCCCTTCTATTATACTTGTTATACCTGCACTAATATTATTTTTAGCACCAATAGCAAGTATACTACCACTTGTATCTAATGATACTGACCATCCAGCTAGACCATTTGGTCCCTCACCATTAATAATTTGACCTAATGGTATCCAACTACCGTCAGTTATATACTTATACACACTAACCCTGCCAGAATCACTTCCATTTGTGGTGGTGGCATACGGGGAACCAATAGCAACTATAGTTCCAGCAGAATTAATGGAAGTAGAATAGCCAAATTGATCATTAGTAACAAGACCTAAAATATCCTGACTTATTTTTACCCAACTATTATCATTAACATATCTATAAACTTGAACTTGTCCTCTATAAGATGAAAACTGGTTATTACCAATTGCAATAATAGTTCCACTTGAATTTAATGATATAGAAGAACCAGAAGTAATATTTTGACTTATTTGTACCCAACTAATATCATTATATTTATAAATTCTAATAATACCTGTTTGATAACTAGCGGATGAACTACCAGCAATTATATTTCCTTCCTCGTTTATTGCTACATCGAACCCCCAGCTATCATTTGTACCACCACTCAAATTTGTAATAATTTGACCTAGTCTTTCATATGTGTATTGGTATACGATGTTTTGGTATTCGGTGTATTGGTATGCCGCGTTCTGATATGAGTTGATTGCCACATAAGACGCATCAATAAATGTTCTAATCGAATCAAATGAAATAGTCAATTGATTTTTAGAAATATATGAGCTATTTGCATAAGATTGTAAATAATTTAGCGAAAGATCGAAATTAGTTGTTAATATAAATGAATTGTCTATTTGGTTTCGCGTGTAAGTAGCATTATAAGAATTGTCTATATTCCTTTTTAGTGTGAAAAAAGATGAACTAAAATCTGCTCTAAATGCGTTTATTGATAAGTCAAAATCGCGTTTAGCTAGCGAAATATCGTCTATAAACAATACATTATTATTGCCAACACTTAATTGACCACCGCTAAAGTTCCAAAGTGTTCCATTATATTTTAATGACGCAATATTTGAAATGTCTAGCCCTGCATTGGTATTTGATAATTCTTGTATATTTGCCAAGTTTGAAGCTAATGTAATAATTGCATCGTGTATTTCAACATCACTTGATGAAAACGTGGTTTCATTTCCTGTAACTGTTAAATCACCATTAATAATTAATGTTCCGCTATGATTGTCGTATCCAGAGGGGTCAATAGTAAATATGCTCGGCACTTTTAGCACACTATTAAGTAATTGTCCGCTTATAGTTAAATCATAAATAAAAGAGGTTTTAACAACAACTAGCTCATTGCTTACTGAAATAGCTAAGGCACTCACCTCGTTCGTTAAAATTTTGTCACTATAAAAATTTTGTTCTAGCACTGCTTTATAAATGTTAAAACTCGTTTCAATAGACGCAAAATTTGTTTCATCTATTAATAACTCATTACTTATAGTTACTATTCCGTCGACGTGTAAATTTTTGTTTATGTAAAGCGAATTATTAAAGCTCGAGTCGCCACCGCTCACGTTAATATATGTAAAATAGGCATCGCTCCTTCCTATTGAACCGTTTATAGGATTGTAACCAACGCGTGTATTTCTAATATATCCATCATTAACACTATTATATGTAATTCTCACATTTGATGGTAACGTTATTGTATTAACCCTCAAAAATGTTGTTTCTATTTCAGAAATATTAGAAATATTTATATGCTTAGTTGTAACCCTGCTTAAATCAACGTGTCCGTCAAAAATTACACTAGTGCTGCTAAAATCAATACTATTATATGATGACTCGATTATTAAATCTGTGCTTACATTATTACTTGTTAACTTGTCGCAAAATATTTGAAAACGTCTATCAACATTAAAATTTCTTTCCATATTAACTATATTACAATATTAATATAGTTAATTAATATTTTATTAATTTATTGACTACATAAAAATTAGTATAATTTATTAAAATTTAACTTTTAAATTTCCAGTACTACGATCAAAATATACTTGGCCTATTGTAAGTTGATTACTAGTGTCAGACAATTTAGTAATATCAAAATAGAGCTTTGGTGTGTAAATACCAACATTAACACTACTATTATCTACAATATGAATACTATATGATGGATCAATAGTATTAATTCCTATTCTATTATTATTTGTATCTATACAAATTAGATTGCTAGCATCAATTGACCGCGTATTAATATCATCAATAGAAGAAAATGTTCCAATTAAGGTATTTATAGATGAATAATCACTCATAACTTAATTATAGATATATAATAATTAAATTATATAAATTTTAAGTAATAAGATTACTAAATTATATATTTTTAAAACGCCTTTTCAATATTTGCTAGCCTGTTTTCTAAAAGTTCTATTTTTTTTACTAATTGTCCAATATATTCTATTTTATTATTTACAATGGTCGCTAAATCGTTAGAACCTTCATTTTTAATAAAATTTTCATTTTTATTTAAGTTCTCATTTATTATTTGGACCTGTGCATCCAATTCTTTTATGGCAGCCAAGCTATATACAAAAATATTATTGTAATTTAAGCTATATGGGCTTTGTTCGTTACCAACATTTACGCTAAATTTTAGCTCGTTAATCTTTTCAACTTCTTGGGCGATTAGACCTGCTTCTATTATGTATGGCTCGCTTAGCGGACCTCTATAATGCGCGTCTTTAAAAGTTGCTGTTTTCTGGTAAATTTGGGGGCTTAATTGCCGTATACTTGTTAATGCATTAACTATAGTCTCTTCATTATGCTTTAATCTATCGTCGGAAGTAGTTAATACTCCATTTGTATTATTTATAGCTCCAGCACTAGTTAAAGAACCAACACTTAAAGAACTAGTAATACCAATAATTCTAACTGACCCATTTATTGATATATCACTGCTGCCTGGCAACGGATTAATATTATTTACAAATAATTTTGCATTATTAAGCAATGTTAAAGAACCATCCATTAGCACATTACCGCTAATAGATAATGGGTTAGCATTATTATATGGTCTAATATTATTTACATAAAGCAACGAACTAGCACTTATATCATTTGTAGTAAATAATGCGCCGGTTTTTAAACTATTACAACTAATTTCAGCATTTATAATAATAGGGGTATTTGTAAAAATGCGACCATTGGAAATACTAATAATTTCACTGTTTCCCGTCCCCAATATAAGAGTTTTTGTTCTTAGTGTTCCACTAACATCTATATCATAAGCAGGAGACGAGGTTTTCACACCAATACGGCTATTTTCAGTATCAATACAAACTACGTCATTGTTATTAGGCATAATTATATCATCGGTTAATGCGCTTATACTTGTAACAATCTTGTTAAGTCCTGACATTTCTTAACTATATTATTATTATAGATTAATAATAATAAATTAACAATTAAATGTATTAAAGCTTTTAAAAGTAAAATTCAGGTATCTATTAATTTTATAGCCTTGTTTTTATATTGTTTTTTAAATAATACTTAAGCGCTATACAATTTAAAAAACCGATTTTGTATCATACTATTAAAAAGTGGATACCGGTGTTGTGTTGTCCTGTATATAGAGCTATCATCTGAAGCGTGTTCATATTCTAATCCAGCTAATACGTGAAACTTTAGATCCAATTGTTCAAATAATAATGTATTAAAATATATAACATCACACGCGCACGAATAATGCATATTCTTCATTTCGTTGTCTAAATTAATATCTGTTATTAAACTTTTATTTAAAATATAATTGCCCATATTCATTAATATACTGGTTGTTGAGCTATTTAATGAATAGTCATTTTTCTCACATTCTTGCCGTTCAATTTCCGCAATTGAATTTAAATTATTTTTAGTAATTATATTATTAGATAAATATGAAAAATTATATGTTGGTTTTGCAAATGACGGAGAAATTATATCATATTTTGGAGATATTAAATTTTCTATATATGTTTGTGAAAGTTTAAAATAATCTTCATCTGCAAAATTATCCGAGTCTATTAGAGCAATCCATTCATTTGTTGATAATTTACATGCGCTTACTTTGTTTAAAAATGGGCCTAATACTTCTTTGTTTTTGTATAATTTTAGCTTTGATTTATCAATATTTGACTGCAATATTTTATCTATATCATTACCATTTTCGTCTGTTATTATTATTTCACTTATTAATGGATTTTCAACATACTTAAATAAATTTACACTTAAATATTTATCATATCTATCCATTGTTGGAATACATAGCGTAAAAAGCATTATATAATATAATATATTAATAAAATATTTTTAATATATTATTTTTTTTTATATATATTTTTTTTTATATATATATTTTTTTTTATAAGTTGTGTCTTTCTTGATAATTTTTTGCACAGCAATTACAATTATCTACTTATGGAGTAGATAGCGGAATAGACACGGAACGAGCCTTTATTGTTATAGTTGTAGTTGTTCCAGGAACTAAAGTTGAATTAAATACAACACTAGCTCTAATTGGTGTACCCCAACCTTGAACATAAGTAGCAGTTACCGTACAATCTGTTCCGGAAATATTGTATATATAATTTTGTGTATCTGCATCCGCAATTATGTAAAATATAGAAGCAGAGGTACCTAATCTATCAGTAATAGGTAATGTTCGGGCAATATTACTACCAGAGTAATACCAACCAGAGGAAGATGTACTCCAAGAACCTGTAGCCAATAAGTAGTAAAGTGGACCGACAGTTACAATGTTAATTGTTCCATAATATCCAGTTCTGATTGCAGGTGACAATAGTAATTTTACAGAAACACGTTCATCAAGATTAGATACATTAGCGCCTGTTTCTTTAATGCTTACAAAAATTTTTCCACTATCAGGTACATAGGTTTCGGTGAATGATGTGGTATCTGCAACCAAAACTCCTGAATTTGTGGCTAAATATTTTGTAGTAGATATATTAGCTGTTTGAAAAGGAGTTAAATAAGACATAGTCACTCCTGTTGCTGTTCCAAGTGAATCAGCACCCATAAAGTCGGTAGTAGTATTATAAACTCTTAAATCACTTATGTAACCATTCCACATTTCATTCTCAGTTCTGCTATAGCCTGTTGCCCGCATTCCAGAATGTATCATCATACGACTATTAGGAATTTGCACATAATAATAATATGGAGCCGTTGCACCATATGCAGACCGTGCAACCATAACACCATTGTAGCATAGAAAAACATTATAAGGTGTTATATATAATGCTATATGTGTCCAAGTATAAGATTGTAAAGTATTTGGACCGGTAACATAAACTTCGTGATTTCCATTGTATATTCCAGCTGCATCTTGGCTGCCTGCTCGAGCAAGACAATAAAATTGCAATCCAAACAAGTTTGTTTGTCCTTCTCCGTCAATCTTTGTATCATCCTGATATGAAACTGCTTCCGCTCCTATTAATTGCATAAACCAACCTTTATTGTTAAAATTACTAGGACTAAAGTAGTATCCCGAAGACATAATTTCTACAGTATTACTATTGACGATACGTGGATTAAGCCAGAAACATATTAGAGTGTATCCGTTTGAATTAGCTGTGACACCGAAGTTTTCAGTCCCGGTGCCGCAAAATGGTATCTCTCTTTCTGTTGTAAAAGACATTTTGGGTCCAAATGCGGCACTTGCTAGACCTACTTTTATAGAAGCGGCATCATCTGTATAGTTTATATCCGAAATAGCAGACTTAAAAGTAGTTCTATCTGCTACATTTTGAGTATTGTAAGAAAATGGGTAATACATAATAAGATTAGCAGTTGGGACAGCTGTAATGTAATAGGCAACTGATTGTGAGTAATTTAGTGTTGAACTATTGTTTGTATTGGATAATGTAATACTTGTAACATTGTTTTTAGTTAATAGAAATCTTGGAACATCTACAGAAGATCTTGAATTATTAACCCATATATCTATAAGATACGTTACTGGTGTTGTTTCTCCTATCTGTTCTACTATAACGCTTTCAATTTTGGCACTAAATGGAACTAAATAGTAATTTCTTTTAAATCTACTACCCGATATAACAATCTCCATAGCTCTTGAATTTGTAGATTCAGGGGAATATAATGCAAACTCGTCGCTATAGAGATAACTTGTAATTACAGAACCACCACCACCACTCGAGCCACCATAAGCCACTCCATTGATTTTATTAACGCTTAAGTCATCTGCAAAAACATTGCGCCACCTCTTTAATGATGAACCTAAATTAGAGCTAAGGTCGCGTAAAGGTACTATGTTTCCACTAACCTCAATATTGGTTGCGCTTATATCTCGTATGTTAGCACTAGTACTTGTTAATTGTGAAAAAGTCCAATTATTGGCCTGATTTATTTTATCAAATGTGATTGAACTATTAGCTATTTTAGAACCACTAATAGCTGCGTTGGTTGATATGTCCACGTCCATAATAGTTCCATCTACTATATTATGTGATTGAACACAATCGCTGGATAGCTTTGCATGTGTAACTGCGCCATTAGCAATTCTTGTATTAGTCACAGCATTAGCGGCTATTTTTTCATATGTAATAGCATGATCACTTATATCTACTGTTAAAATAGAACCATTCGCTATTTGAGTGGAACTAATAGTTCCCTGGGTTATGTTAGCACCATCAATAGAATTAGTAAAATTAGTTACACTTAATTCGCGAATATAAGCAATATCCCATAGCTTACCACTTTCACCCAAAGTTCCAACACTATTACTTGTTGGAACTACATTTCCCGAAATAGTAAGTCCTATAGATGTTCTAAATGTGTTGCTTGAATTATTATATAGCAAATTTACTTTTGCTCCAGATATTTCAAAGCCAGCACCATCTGCTTGAAGCGAATTTGACGCATTAGAAGCCAATACTAACATTTTATCGCTAATATCTACAACACTTGAATTAATAGTTGTTGTTAATCCTTGCACTACTAAATTACCATTAATTAGTACTGTTCCTGTATTAACTCCGTGTCCTATAGGGTCAATTGTAAATGAAGAAGGAACATATAATGTAGGTCCGCCAATTGTTACATTTCCTGATATTTCTAATGTATTAGATAATTTAGTAGCACCAGCAACATTTAATCTACCGCTAACATCAATATTACTAACGCTTAAATCAGTTATATATGCATTGCTCCACCTCTTTAATGAAGAACCTAAATTAGAACCTTGGTCAACTAAAGGTATTATGCTTCCACTAACCTCAATATTATTTGCCTTAACATTGGTAAATTGATAATATTCTAGTACACTATTATAACTATAATTAACGTTATATGCTCTTACAAATCCTGTAAGGTTTGGGTTCTCTTTTGGCGATCCTATTGCTAATACAGTTCCATTACCTGATAATGAAATACCATATCCAAAAAAACCCTCAATAGTATTACCTAAAATATCAGGACCAACCTTTATCCATTCAGAATTAACTAACTTATATAGTCTTACTAATCCTCTGTCAGTAGAATCAACTGGAGCCATACCAAGAGCCATAATAGTTCCATCACTTGACAATGCAATAAGTGGATCATTCCAATCTAAATTGCTGCTATCTATTACTATATTAATATCTGATCCAAGCTTATTCCAAGAATTATCTGTACTATTATAATTATATACTAAAACTCTACCCAAATTGTTATTTGAAGGATTATATAACTCATTTATAGCCAAAATTAAACCATTGCTCGATAATACTATATTATCACCAAATTTACTAATTTTACCGAGATAAGATCCATAAATAGTTGGACCTTTTGGTGACCAAATATTATTACTTAATTCATATATATCAACTCTAGGCATTTGAGAAAAGTCCGAGTTGTTATTTGGAAAAGGTGAAGATATTGCTAAAATTGTCCCGCTACTTGATAATGAAACGGACCTTCCTGTTCTAGAATCAAACTCAAAACCGTTAAATGTTCCAATCATATTCCAAGAATTATCATTTTCAATATATGAATATACACGAACTTGACCTGTTTCATTGTAAGAAGTGTCATTTTTGGGTGCTCCTATTGCTATAATTTTTCCATTACCTGATAATGAAATAGAATAACCAAACTCCTCATTACCATTCACTGCGTTTTCTAGTGATCCATAAATATCGACTCCTTGCTGTACCCAACTGGCATCATTTGTATATTTAAAAATTCGTACTATGCCTCTTCCTGCTGAATTAAGATGACTACTTATAGCAGCAATTGTTCCATCTTGAGACAACTTTATAATTGTTTGATATCCATTATTTGTTTCTCCGTCAATATCTTGTCCTAATTGAACCCAGCTAATATCATTATATTTATAGATTCGCGCACTTCCTCTTATTGTTCCGGCTCCATTATTAAGTGGTGCTGTTACACCCATAATAGTTCCGTCTTCTGATAATGCTATACTATAACCAAAGTAATTTGAAGTTGTTTCACCTGATAAATCTTGTCCTAGTGGCGAAAAAGTTGAGTTTGAATAATCAATTAGAAACTTTGTTGAAGCTATATATGGTTGTCCATTAATATTAGAAACACTTATATCAGTTATATATGCATTGCTCCAATTTTTACTAACATCTCCTAATGTAAAAGTATTATTAACAGCAGGGATTATGTTTCCGCTAATTGATGTTAATATTATATTAGAAGAAGATCCACCGTTTTGTTGAGCGTTGGTGCTATTATCTGTAAATATTATTTTACCCGTTATATCAAGTATATTATATGTAGCATAATCACTACTTTGAGAACCGCCTCCACCGATTAAATCATCTAAATTATATGAAATATCACCTCGTTTGAAAATAATCTCACTATTTCCCGAAACTTCTAATATTATGTCTTGGCCTTCATATGACTTAATTAGTAAATCATTACTAATTCCTGATGTAATTAAATTTAATGCTGAACTCCCAGATATTTCTTGTAATATATATTCTACTTGTGAAGTTAAAGAATTAAATGAAACTTCGCTAATTAGATTGTCAAAATTTTTAGTAATTCGCCCTTTTTTGAAAAAAATGTTATTGTTTGCAGAAACTTCTAAAATTAAATCATTCCCATAACTTGGCGCAATTAATAAGTCATCTCCACTAATAGAGGTTAATGTATTAGAATACATTTTCCAAGACTTCGTGTTCGAATTAAAGTTGTGAAGACTCATTATATTATTATATTAAACAATAATAAAATAATTTAAAAATAATTTATTATTTTATATTTAAATTCTTATATTTGAAAATTATATATAAAATAATAAATTTTGTAACCTATTAATTTTATAGCATTAGTTTTATATTGTTTTATTAACTATTACTTGGGTCTGTTTCTAATGCTTCCATTCTTGTTGTTAAAGTGTTTATAATTGTTTGCTGTGATAAGAGACTTGATTCTTGTGTTTTTACTTTTGCGTGTAATTCTTTTATAGCAGCAAGTCCATATACAAAAACCGAATTATAATTTAATGTATATGGTTGCGCTATTACATTGTTGCTTAGTTCATAATAATAAGAATAACTTAAATCATTATTACTTAAATCATTATTACTTAAATCACTATTACTTAAATCATTATTACTTAGGTCTTGAGAACTTAAATCAGAAATGATTTTTTGCTCATTATAACAAGCATCGAAAATTAAATCATTATTCATTTTTAGTATATTATAACTAGGATCCATTATTAAATCACTAAAAATTTGTTGTATATTATAACTCGCATCAAAACTCAAATCAGTGTTCATTTTTTGCTGATAATAACTAATAGCAAAGCTTAAATCATAATTCATTTTTTGTTCATAATAAATAGGCGGATAACTTGGAGGATTTAATTTGCTTCTTAAAATATGGTTTACGTAATAATAATCTCCACCACCAACAACAAAGCTCAATTCAGGAACTCGTAATACTTCTTGAGCAATTAAACCTGCCTCATAGGTCCAAGTAAGCCCACTTAAATCTCCATTATAACTAGCGTCTAACATAGTAAATGTTTTTTGATAAAATTTAGGTGTTAATTGATCAATGATTGTTAATCCGTTAGTAATGACAACTTCATTATGCTTTAACCTATCGTCTGAATTATAAGGTGTTGTATTTACAGTAAGAGTTCCTGTTGTAACTACATTTGCAAAACTCCATGTACCGGTTTCTGAAATGCTATTAAAACTGCTATCAAATACATTATAACTTGTTGGAGGACGACCTTTTAATGAGGAAGTCATTACTTGACTTGCTCCTGACCAAGCAACAGCTGCAAATATTCCAAGTTCTGGAGACCAACAAATACCATACCAGTACATATTTTCTACTGCTGTTCTAGAAGTCCAATTTATTCCATCGGGTGAAGTCATTACTCTATTTGTTCCCTCTTGAGCAATAGCAACAAATATTCCTAGTTCTCCAGACCAACATACACCTGTCCAGCTATTATTATTGGAAAATGGTAGTATCCTCATAGACCAATTTATTCCGTCATTAGATGTTAATACTCTATTACCACCATGGGTAACACCCACAAATAAACCAAGTTTTGAAGACCAACATACACCATGCCATGTATATGTATTGGCTCCTGAAACTGTTCTTGCCCTCCAATTTATTCCATCGTTAGAAGTCATTACAACAGATACAGAAGCAGATCCAACAGCAACAAATAATCCTAGTTCTGGCGACCAACAAATACTAATCCAGCCATTAGTTTCTGGTGTTGTTCTCGGAGTCCAAGTTATTCCA